AAAGTAGTGTACCAAACATTTCAGAAACTGTCAATAAATTTGTAAATAACCTTTTATTTATATTACTTTACACTGGGTGTAATAATTTAGTGAATACTCTTTGTGATAATTATCAAGCATGTTTAACTGCATTTGTAAACGGGGCGCCAACAGATTGGACAACTAAGTTTGAAACTTCATTTATACCAATAAAATTTATTGTTGATTTCATAAAAAAAATAGGAAAAAAAGCAATTCAATTTGATATATTAGATGATTTTAAGGTGTGTAGTAATCCGAAGACGAATACAGGCATTGCATATTTGGTGTATAATTATAATGTCAATCTTGAAGATGAAATAACACCAAAGTATCAAGATAATATTAAAAATAAGATATATGAATTTGGGGAAAATTCTTCCTCTTCTATAAGTGATAAGTTTTATGAAACGAATGTCATTGATAAGATGGGAAACACACATACCGAAATCAGTTATTGTAGTTTTTATAAATTTAAAAGGTTAAAAAAAGGGAGTACTACACTTTTTGGAGAGATTGGAAATAATGACTCGGAAACAATTTACGTGAGTATGAATATTGATAAAACAGAAGAAACTTTTAGTAGTGTCGAGGTATTTGATTTTTTGAATAACATTCGAGAATACTTTGGTAAGTTGAAGGTTGGGGGGAGTCCATTTGTTGACGTGGGAATAAGCGGTCCAATAAAACGAATAATATTTGGTGGTGACTTTGGTTGTAACTTGCTGAGTGACGTGGAAGTGTGCAAGAAATTTAAGGCAAAACAGATGAAAGTGTATACAATTGAAGACAATGATAACGTAATGACTGCTCAAGAAGAAGAAAAGAGTAAAGAAAAAACGAATCATCTGTTTGTGGTTGATGTTGACTTAGAGAAGCAAGTAAAACAGTTTGGAGGTGGCAATGAAAATGAAGATGAGAGTCAAGAAAGTCAAAATAAAAAGCGGATTTTTATTGGAGCTCCGATTGAAAGTAACAAGTGGGTTAGTAGTAATAAAAGAAAAACGCGTCGTAAACTTCCGTTTTTGATGTCGTCTTCATAGTTTACAGTTGGTTTGAGTAGTTAACTAGTTCACGTTTGTATATTCACGTATTCGTATATTCGCATATTCATATATTCGTATATTATTTAGATTAAAAATAATATACTTATAGTAGGTAAGAGGTAACAAAGGCAACGCGTTTATGAGCAACAAGTTAGATGGAAATGGAACAGTAACAGTTGTAACAGCGTATTATTGTGTAAAGTCAAAACATGAGCCAAAACAATATGATGTGTGGATAAAAAATTTGCTGTTGCATGTTGGTCGAAATTGTAAGATGGTAATTTTCACTTCTCCGGAGTTGGTTGAATATATAAATGCGGTGTGTGAAAAGAACACATTGGGTGCATCTTTCACGGTGATAAGTATAAAAATGAAGGAGTTTAAGTTATTGAAACGATATCCGCTGAAAATGTGGGTTCAACATTATGCGATGGATCCGCAAAAATCGACGGGTCGAACGATAGAGTGTTACTTAATATGGAATTCCAAGTTGATATTTTTGAAGGAAGCAATGGAGCGGAATATATATGGTAGTGACAAGTATGTTTGGATAGACATTGGTAGTTACAGAACGACAGATCCTGAATCGAATCAAATGTTACTGGAACATTTTCCGAGGTATGAAAACGTGTCAAATAATGACAAGGTGGATATTGTCTTGATCAATCCATTTTCTTCTGAAGAAATGAATCAAGTAATATTTTACAATTCGGTGCACTTGGGAGGAATGTTTGGAGGAAATATAAAGGCAATAAATCGTTTATATAGACAATTTTACAAGGCACTAGATGTATATTTATGCGGAAGGTGTTTTGCTGGTTGTGATCAGCAAATATTGTCAACGTGTTATGTGCATTATCCGGAAATGTTCAATTTGATTATTCCAGACAGTAAAAAAGGCGACGTCTGGTTTTACTTGTATCATTATTGGAGCTGTTTACAAAATATGTAAATTAAAAAGTAAAAATAAAAAAAAACATTAGTGATTTTTTATTTTTTTTTATTTTTATTTCAAAGTGTTACATAAGTGACGTGTGACGTGTGTGACGTGGCACGTACTTACCAGCCATCAAACCAGTCATCAGAGTCGTAATCCGTGCGGGCATTAGGATTTTCTTCAATGATGAACTGAAATTTTTTCAAGTTTTTCAAGAAAGCTGGTGAAACGTACCAACGAATCGGGGCTTTTTTTCCGAGTGTTTTGAAGTCTTTGACGTTGCAGATGCCGGTTTCGCCACGTTTGACTCCATGAACTTCATATTTCGGCGTTTTTTTGATGCCATAATCGGCTAACGCGGAGGCAGAACCTGACAGACCGCGACAGCCGTCAGGGCGTGGCGCAAATGTTTTACCTGGCCACATGTTTGCTTTTGTGGACATGCTCCAAAGTGCTGCTTCAGGAGTGTATTGATGGAGTAGCGATTGCCAATGGTATGTCCAGTAGAGTTTGGCAGCTTCAATGTAGACTTTTTCGAATTCTTCGACGGTTTTGCATTTGCACAATTCGTCTGCGCGGTTGTGAAACAACGATGCCAGAAAGTCAGGATGTATATTTCTTATTGTCGAGTTCCACGGAACCAAGTAGCCGTAATCGGATGGATGAACAAAGGTTGGGTGAAGAGTAGAAATTCGGGTTTCCTCATCAACCTGGTAGTATGGCTTGTAGACTTTTATAAACCCAAGAGCTTTTTCTTCCGGCGTAATGGAGGTCATGTTTGGAACAATGTGCCAGTTCACTCTTTGTCTCCATGCCTGAACTTTTTCAGAATGAATTTGATTAGAGTACTTGTGATTTTCATTGTATTCATTTTTCTGCCATTCTTGCATGTCCTCGCTATTTTTGAAGATGGGAGCGACAGTTGGAGCGTCGGGTCGAATCAGTGAAACATGCGCTGGATAAGAATTTGGGTCGTCATCGTGTTGATGTTGAGGTTGAACACGTTCGATTGATTCGACTGCTTCTGCTGCTGTTGGCTGTGGTGTATCTTTTTCTTTTTGTTTCGGTTGTGGTTGTTTTTCGGGAACACCGTTGCCACTGGCAGTTTTTTTTGTTCGGTCTTTTGTTGGGTGTAGAATGAATATATCGCCTTGTTGTTGAGTTGAAGCAGAAACAACAGGAACAACCGCAGCAACAGCAGATTTTTTTACAACTGAAGCCCAAGATGTCATTGAAGTGTAGTGGTTTGTCCGAGAATTGATAAATTTAAATATATATATATAAAAATCAATTTATATTTTTTTCAATAAAATATTATAAAAATTTATAAAAAAATTAATCAGAACAAATAGATTCGAGAAGATTTAAATCGAGATCCGGCATTTCGGTGTGACATTCCCAAAAGAATTTGCAAAATGACCAATTTACGCGATGATTTGTAGCATATAAGGAATCTGGGTCGCACCGTTTTAAAAGCTTGTCTGCAATTTTGGGCGGAAGCAGATGCAGGCTCGGGCGCGGAAGCACGTAACAAAGTTGAACGACGTCGCGAATAGGGTTGGGTGCTTTAACCTCAAGGAAATTGTAAAATTTGGAATCTGGAATAAATTGAAGCAAGTCTTTCAGGAGTGGCGGGTAGTGATAGTTGTAAGACCATCGCCAGTCGACGCAGCCGCTTGAATAATATTTAAATGTCCATTCCATACCTTCGAGGTAATTTGTGCATATTTTCTTGCATTCAGATGCTGTAATTTTGATATGAAATAGTGTTTCATAGTATCGGAGTTCCCAGTTACTTGTGAATGGATTGATATATTTTTCCTTGTTTCGATATTTGATGGGACACATGTTAAGTTCATCAATGCTGGACGGCAGTTCATCGTTAGACCATTCGCTAACAATGTCTGAAATTTCGGTCAACGATGAGCTCATGGTGTTGTTATTGTTATGAAGGTGTTGTTGTTGTTGGAAGCGGTCGCGTTTTTTATATTCTTGACGAAGGAGTGAGTCTTCGTTATTCGCGAGATATTCGACAAACACTTTATAGTTGGTCCAATTTATATTTGTATTATTCTGCTGTGTCAAGCAAATAAGGTATTCGCCTGGATTACACCCGATGGTTTTGCGGTAAGCTTCAAGGAGCGTGTCAATACCGGTGGTTCGAATGTTGACCGCTGGAAAGTGGGGCATGAAGTCATTTCCGAGCATGAAACAGATAAAAATATAGTCAAACATTCTGCATTTTTCACTTTGAAACTCTATTTTTTCGGTTACTTGTCCGCAGTGGTCGTGCATACAGTTCATGTATTTAATGATGGATTGCGCAAGGTCGGGAATATCGACAAAGTATTGGCACGTTTCGTCGAGTGTTCTATCGACCGATTTCAGAAATTCGGGTGTTTCGCGATATAAGAATATGCGTTCAGAAATGTGCAAATGATTGAGGCACAGCATAATGAGGTCGGCATCGAGTCCATAAATGATGGTGGTTTGATTTTTGTGCGCGTCGGGAAAGTTGCGAATGTGTTGGAAAATTTTATGTTCGCCTTCGCCAGATTCGCAGCTGGAAGAAACGATGACTTTAGGGTTGGATTTAAAATGCGCGGTAACGAGCGTGTGAAGTTTATTCATGAACGTGGTTCCAGGGGTGATGGAACTAGTATTCCAAACTGCAGATGTGTCTGGGTTTTGATTTACTGCATTCGTAATTTTATTTGCATTTTTACAAGGTTTTGTTGCATTATATTTATCGATGCGTTTTTGCAAATCGCCGGTGAGCCACGACTTGTAGCGACGTTCGCGTTGTTGGTTCAATTTTGCAACAGGTGCAACGCCGTCAAAAGCAATAATAATTTTTTCTTTAGGTTGAAACATGTCAATATAAGTTTGTATTTTATTGCAAACGGCAAGAATAATTTCGGCTTCATATACATCAATATTTTTTGTTCCGATGACAGTTTCGTACACGGCATTATAAATGATGCCATTGCAGTCTGCATAAAAGTTATCAACGCTGGGTCCAAGCAAGGCAATTTTTTTGAGAATGGATGGGTGGCGTTTGACAATGTGTAAAAAGTAAGAAGGTATTCCCATTTTGTATGACGAGTGGTAGAGTGAGTGAAAATTAAGATGTACGATGGACGGTGGACAGACTATAGTATATCTCTCGCATTCTTTAATAACATTTATGTATATTATTTATAGACATAACGTAATAAATGCAATATATATAATATAAGTAGTATATACATAAATAAATAAAACATAAGTTAAAATAAAATAAAAATAAAAAAATGAAACCTAAAAATTTAAAAATGAAAAATGATTTATGTGATTCATTTTCGGATAAAACGAGTATCAGTGGAAGTGGGAGTGGAAGTGGAAGTGGTGCCTTGGTTGCAACGACTGAAGTGTCGTGTATGTTGTTACAGGTAGAAAGGTTAAGAGAAATGATTCAGAGAACGATTCTTGCGCAACACCAGTATAAAATAGTTGATATTTTGAGCGCAAATGATATTAATTTGTCAGTGAATTATTTAGAAAAAATATATAAAAATTTGGATATGATAGAGGCGGGGTTACACTGTGGTTCAAGCAAAACTGTGTTGGAGTTGAGGTATGAAATTAAAATGGTTATGAGCGAGTTGTCATCGGTGTTTAGAAATTATGGCACACAGTCAATAAGCGACTTGCTTGAAGTTACAATTGGGAGCGAGTTTATAAAAAATGCGTCAGGGGCGTCATCGGCGGCATTGGTAATGGCGGCATTGGTAATAGATTGGGATAATAAAAAATACGAGGTGTTGAAGATGTATTTTCATCCGATATATTTCAAAGTGTTGCCATGGAAAAATGATAAGAAGAGTGCAACGAGTGAAAAACTGATACAAAAGAATCGAATTGTTGAAGATTTTTTGATTGTAGAAAAGTCATTAAATTTAGATTGTTTTGATTTGGCAAGAACAAACAAGAATTTCACGAGTCGTGTGTTTGGGATAAAGGTTGCAGTGCATAATTATAGTGAACAGAAGACGCTGATAATAAATGGATTAGTGGACAATGTATTATTGGATTGTATTTCTTGCGAGTATGTTACAAATAGGATTTCGCATTTGTGGAAAAATGTGCCGAATGATCCGGAATTTATGGCAGAATCGTTTACAAAGTATATAAAGTCGTTATCGTTGAAGGATATTTTAGTATTTTCAAATGAAGAGTTGTATTCGAAATATATATCGAGTGTTGGCGCAGTTCAGTTGTTAAAACAAAAACAAACGTCGCAACTTGTCAAGGAGTTTATAAACACGGATTTATTTTCTCAACGAACCATGCTTATTCAGCTATTGTTGAAGTCGAACGAAAATGAATACAAGTATTTGTCGTATTTGTTGTATGACATGTTATCGAATGAAATAAATCCGCAAGTGGATTCGAATGAGCAAACTGTCTTGTTTAACAGTTTACCGTGGAATATGAAATATTATTTCAAAGATGCGATGAAACAGACAGTTTCGCACACGAATGCTATTTCAAAGTATGATAGTGGCAGTATTCCTTTAGAACAACAGATCTGCCTGTTGAAAACGACGGATGCGGTAAAGGATAAGGCGATGATAAAATTGCGCGAAATTAAATCCAAGTCGGATGACACGACGACAAAGGCGCGTCAGTATTTGGAGGGATTGCTGAAAATACCGTTTGGGACATATTTGAGAGAAAAAATATTAGATGAAATATCGGTGGTAAAGGAACTCTATTTGCGAATGTGTAATTGTGATAAAAGTATAAGTTGTCTTATTCATGATGAAGAGAAGGAAAAGGTGGAAAAGGTGGAAAAGGTTACGATACTTGAAATAAAAAATAATTGTATAAAAATAAATAATAAAATAGATGAGATTGGGTTAAAGTATTTGAATAAGTTTATACTGGATTTAGTGGGGGGTCACAAGAAAGATGTATTGTTGAGCATATTAAGTAAAGTCATGATGTTTATGAAGAAACATAAAATGAAAATTGGAGTAACGGGAGGGAAGACGGTTGAGCATATAAAAGAAAATATTGAATGTTTTGTGAGACATATATTCAAAACATCATTAATGAAGATGAAAATAAAAATGGAAAATTGTGAAAGTGATAGTGAGAATGAACAAGAAGATGAGTATGATATATTTTTCAAAGAGTTGGCGAATGAATATTTATTGGAGAGTAAAAGTGAGTCGTCGCTGACGCCTGTGCCGCCGACAATGTTTATGCGGAATTTTGCATGTCAAAATAAAAGTATTGAAAAACGGATGAAAGGTGTGGGTAACTATATGACGACTGTGTCTGAAACGTTGGATGCGGCGGTACACGGTCATCTTCAAGCGAAGCGTCAAATTGAGCGTATAGTGGGTCAGTGGATTAGCGGCGAGTCAACGGGGTATTGTTTTGGGTTTGAGGGTCCTCCTGGCGTGGGTAAAACCAGTTTGGCGAAATATGGATTGGCGAATTGTTTAAAGAATGAAAATGGAGAGAGTCGACCGTTTGCATTTATAGCGATGGGTGGTTCGAGCAATGGCAGCACATTAGAGGGGCACAATTACACGTATGTGGGTTCAATGTGGGGTAAGATTGTGGACGTGTTGATGGAAAAAAAGTGCATGAATCCGATTATATTTATCGATGAATTGGACAAGATAAGTAATACGGATCATGGTCGCGAAATTGTGGGTATACTGACGCATTTGATTGATTCGACGCAAAATGATTGTTTTCAAGACAAGTATTTCAGTGGGATTGATTTAGATTTGTCAAAGGCGCTTTTCATATTTTCATACAATGATCCAGGTGTTGTGGATAAAATATTATTGGATAGGATACATCGAGTTAAGTTTAAACACATCACATTAGATGAGAAGTTGGTGATTTGCAAAAAGTATTTGCTTCCGGAGCTTTACAAGAAGATGGGGTTGGAGAATGGCGTGGTTGAGTTGTCTGAAGAGAATCTTGTGTTTATAATTGAAAAGTACACGTGTGAGCCTGGTGTGAGAAAGTTGAAAGAGTTATTGTTTGAGATTATTGGAGAGATTAATCTTGAATGTATAAAAATTAAAACAGGTCACAACGACGGCGCTGAATCCGCGTCCTTATGTCTTCCCATTGTGATAACAAATGACGAAATAAAAATGAAATATTTGCGCGAGCGCCATGAAATTCGTGTTCAGCAGATAAGCACGCATTCAAAGGTGGGTATTATCAATGGTTTATGGGCGAATGCGGTCGGTCGTGGCGGGATAATACCGATAGAGGCACATTTTTTTCCGTGCGATCGTTTTTTTGATTTGAAGTTGACGGGAATGCAGGGTGATGTAATGAAAGAGAGCATGAACGTGGCGAAAACGTTGGCCTGGTCGTTGTTGACCGAAGATGAAATGACGCGAAATTTGGAGATGTTTGCGAAAACGAAAATGCAGGGCATTCACATTCATTGTCCGGAAGGCGCCACACCGAAGGATGGTCCGTCCGCCGGAACGGCGATAACGTGTGTTTTGTACAGTTTATTAACGAATAAAAAAATAGATAATCGTATAGCAATAACAGGTGAGATTAATTTGCAGGGACATGTTACAGCGATTGGTGGTCTGGATTTGAAGATAATGGGCGGGATAAGTGGAGGTGTAACAACCTTCATTTTTCCTAAAGATAATAAGAAAGACTATGATGAATTCATGGAAAAAAATGGGACAAAAGATGAAATAAAGTCGATTGTATTTATTCAGGTTTCATCAATTCAAGAAGTGTTGGGTATGATTTTTTGTTAAGAGCGCGACGGTTAGTGACTATATCGGCTTTTGCTGCGTTCTTTACTCCTACTCTTACTACGTCCTTTACTCCTGCTGCGTCCTTTACTCATGCTGCGATTTTTTTTACGACCTCCAGTGACTGTGCTTATTTGTGTTGGCGATTGTGAGTTGTTGTTGTTGCTATTTTTTTTAGATGAGACGCCGGGAGTATCCGCCGGCGGCGGTTCTGAGGTTGAGGTTGCTGCACCCATTTCGTAAAATTGATATCTAATTATATATTATATGTTATATAATTTTATTTTCTAAATAAAATAAAATAAAAAATAATTATTTTATTTATAAATTATATAAAATAATAAAACGCACGAGTCATGTTTGAGATTTTATTTAAATTATATCATAAAAAAGGCACGTTTCATATTTTTTTAACATCGTTTATAGCATTTGCATTTTTGAATATTATTGAAAATGTAATTCATTATAATATTGGAAAAATGTCAAGTAGGAAATTAATAATTACAAATCCATCGAATGAAGACTGGAAAAAAATAATAATAACAATGTTTATATTTGCACTTTTACAAGGCGTATTAACAATGTATCTCTATTGATATTTTTATTTTTTTTTATTTTTATTTTTCATGGTTTTATTTGTGTCTTCAGATTTCCCCGCGCAGAAACATGGATGCAATTTCGGGCGTTGAAGTGTCGAATCCGGCCAGGTTGAGTGTTCTCCTGTCGGTTGGGTCCACAATGGTGAAGCAGTTTCCGGTCATTCCGATGACAATCAGTTTCGTGTCCGTTCCCATCATTTGTCGGTACCTGACGAGCGCTGACTGTGGGTGTTCATTGGGCGCGTAGGTTTCATTGTCGGTGAGAACAATGAACGCATCAAACTTCAGGTTGTGTTTGATTGCGTGCAAGATGGGGAGAACACAGTCAGTGCTGCTGAAAGTCATTCCATTTGTGGCGGCGAGGCCTTCATCAATTGTCATTCCGCGTCGCAACTGGTTTCGCGAGGAAGGTCCGCTCATGTCAGTCAAACCAGCAGAGAATCCGACAACACTCACATTTTTCTCTGTTTCAAGGTAGAGGAGCGCCATTGCAATGGATGCATCACGGCAAGTGAGCACTTTTGAACCGAGAACCGCCGAGCTCATGCTCCCGCTGACATCGACTGCAACCATGATGGATTGACCGGTTGGGGTGATGGTGCCGTACGATAGCCGGAACAGCTGAGTGAATGCATTTGAGATGAAGGAGTTTGGAACCCATGAAAGAGAGCCGAGGTCGCCGTGTCCGTTCTTGTACACCTTCGATGCGACGAGGACTTTGATGGGGTGAATGCGCGCCTTGAGAATTGCTTTTTGGTCGGTCATGCGTGCGACAATTTCCTTGTACTTGTCACCGGCAACTCCATTTTGTGTCATTTTTCCCAAATTTCGCAAAAGAGCTTCCAGGGGCATTGTTTCAAGCAGTGTTGCCCAGATTTCCCTGCTTGCAAACAGGGCGGTTGGAATGTGTTCGCGAGCAAGGTGACCAGAGCGGATGATAGCACATGCAAGTGCAACATTTGGCGATTCACCTGCACCTGCTTCATGGACTGCATGCAAGTGTTTGAGGAGGTGTGCGACTTGTTGAAGTTGCGTGAGCTCTTCATGTTGTCTCTTTCCACTCTTCTTTGCACCGCCTCCCCCCTCTTCTTCGTCGTCATCAGAATCTGCGACTGCTGCTGCAACTACTGGCGTAGGAACAGCAGCAGCAGCAGCCGCAGAAGGCATGACGGATGTTACGGCGGCGACGAATCCTCCAACGAGCGATTTGACTGCAGTGGCACTGGTGGCAGCGGCGGTGGCGACAGGAGGAGTGACGAATTGGGCGAGTGTTTTCTGGGTTGGAATGGGCGGAGTTTCAATCGAGTTCAATTTTGCAAGGAACTCCTCTTTTGTGAGCGCTTTGAATGGGTTGGGAAGAATGAGCTTTCCGCTTGCTTTCAGAGTGGCGAGTGTTTTTTCAGAAGGCACTTTTGCTTTGCGGGCATTTTTCATCATGACGTAGTCCAACATGAGACGCGCGCCGTCGTCTGCAAGGGTTGTCGGGTCAATGTGAATCATCCGAATGATGTCGGCGTGAGTCCAGCCTTCACGATTTTGGTATTTTGTCATGTGAAATGCAAGTTCGCGCCCACTTCGCGAAGTGTAGTAGTGGGAGATTGCTCTGCGAAACCCGGCGCCCCATCCCTTTCCCTTGTTCTCGGGTTTCGACATGGATAAGTCGCGAACAAACCCGGCAAGCATGAACATGTGAGTGGGAATGCGGACACACTCCTTCATTGTTTCAAATGCGATTTGCTTTTCGGCAGGAGTCTTTGCAAAGACGATTGCGGCGGCGAGTGAAAGCAGAACTGGCTCTTGTTTTGGGGCGCGTCCGCCGACTGAAACGGCTTTCAAAAGAGCGCAAAGTTGCACGAATTGACTGGGGTCGGGGTCACGAATCATTTTGAGAACAGAAAGCGCGCATTCGAGATTTACATCAGAAGACTGTTTGTAGTAGTTGCCCATGTCTTTCGCGCCGCCCAGAACGAGATAGCGGTTGACGTGTTCGAGCGTTGACAGTTTCCAGACATACCCGCCGGCGTCGTTCAAGACCTGGTTGATGTCGTATTTGCATGTTTGAGGGATTGACGCCCTATTTTGAGGCTGGTGAGCGACCATGGCGGCCGAACCGACAGCAGATTTGGATTTCGATTTTTTCTTACCTTTTCCTTTATTTCCTCCAGCGGATGCAGATGCAGCTTTAGCAGAGGGCATTGTGATCGAGTTGGTTGTACTTGTTTGAGAACATGCAAAATTTATTTATAAAAAATAAAAATTCAATTTATATTTTTATTTGAATTTAATTTTTGAAAATAAAAATATAAATGAAAATGAAAATGAAAATGAAAATGAAAATATAAATGAAAATGAAAATAATATAAAATATAAAATATTATTACATTTACAATGAATATAATTCAAAAATTACCAGATGATATTATTTTATATATTTATACAAAGTTTTTGAAAAGGTATCGCATATGTGAGGGAAAACTCATCAAGTTGATAGATTTTGATAAATATAAATTTTTGGAAAAGTATATTTACCGGAAAATAACAGAAGTTTATGGCAGTCAGGTAAGTTATCATATCAAGTATAAACTATCTAATTTGAGTGAGATAAATAGAAAAAATTCATATAATGATATTGAAGATGATATGATGTGTGTGCATATAACGGTGGAAGATGGTTTGTTAAGATATAGTGTTGATAGGTTTCGGTTTAAAAAAATAAAAGATTTTAATATGATTTCACAGCCGTTACCATCTATTTACTATAAAGGTAAAGGTGGTTATGATGACTGCGATTGGGAAATTATAGGTTATACGTATGAAATTTAATGAAGTTTATTAGATCCAAAAAAATAATAATATATTCCAAACGATATAAAAATATATAAAAATATATTATTATATTAATACAAGTAACTAACGCAACGTTAATTTAAATGCAGGCTTTTGATTTTGATTACTGTGACACATATGAATCCTATGGAAGTAGTGGGGTAGTGTTGGAGAACAATAGAGTAAGGTTGTTTAAGTGTTATGAGTGTAAAGTGGATAAACCGGTTGTAAAAAAAAGTGTGAGTGATTCAAGATTTAGATGCGATAATTGCATTCAGAATCAGAATCCATTTCATCAACCGACGGCCGATGAAACGACGCCACAGTATTCATGGAGGTGGCTTAATTTTTTTACTTAGTTCAGTTTGTTGATCGGTTTCCGAGTGAATTGAATGAGTACATTCCAAACTGTGATGCAATTTTTTTGCGAAGTAATGCAACAGGTTGTTCTGACAATCTTGCGCGGTTTGCATCGGATTTTTTTCGCATTTCAAGTGCAAGCGCGGCTGATGATGATAACTTTTCATGTTTGATGTCATCATGATTGGCATTGGCGATGGGGACAGCGACAGCGATACATGCGGTGGCATCGTTGTCATCGTTGTCGACCGGAAGTAGTTGGCATTTTTTGCCGACGTTGCAGTTCCAGAATCCAAATACTTCTTTTGTGTGCAGGTCAATGCATGCATTGTCTGTGGGACGAAGGAAGCAGTGGCGGTTACCAATAAAGAAGCGACAGCATTTAGGAGGTGGTTTGATGTAGTCGTCGTGAGGGTTGTAAATCATGGAAACGGGTGGTGCAAAGTCACAGTCGATGCGTGGATAAGTGGTGAGTGTTTGTTGTGGTTGTTTTTTTTTAATTATAATTTTAATTTTTTGTTTCGGAGTTTCGTCCGTTATTGGCGCTGGCGCTGACGCTGGCACTGGCGCTGGCACTGGCACTGGCGCTGGCGCTGGCACTGGCACTGGCGCTGGCGCTGACACTGGCACTGGCACTGGCACTGGCACTGGCACTGGCACTGGCGCTGGTGTATGTTCGGGGTCCTGAGACTGTTTTTTTGTGGTTATTTTGATCTTGAGTTTGGGTTTGGGGGAAGAGGAAGGAACATTAGCAGCAACAACTTCGGAAGTATTTTCGGAAGTAACATCATTTTTTTTTGCAATGATTTTGATTTTGGGTTTGGAGGAAGCGGTGTTGGTGGTGGCTTTCGCTTGCTCACTGACGTTTTCTGGAAAATAAAGGTGAAGGTTTGAAAAAGACATAAGAGGTCGGTGTTGCTGCTGTTGCAGCTGACGTTGCATTGTAAATATCCAAAATGAGAATCCTATATAATATAAATATAATGAAAAAAAAAATCAATTTATATTTTTTTCATTTATCATTATCATTATTATTATTATTATTATTTGAATTATTCGAATAATAATATAAAGTATTCAAATATAATAATCTATATCTATATAAACGAATAAATTAAATAAAAACAAAATGAATCCTTCGACGAACAAAAAGAGCAAGGAAGAGACTGAAAATACAACACCGACGCCAACAACGCTGGTTGTTGAGTATACAGGCGGACGTGATGTATTTATGGAGTTGTTGAAAAGAAACCCAGGAGTGTTTATATTTAAATTTGGAGCAGAATGGTGCAACCCATGTAAAAAAATAAAAAAATTTGTAGACAAGGTCTCTCTTGTTCTTCCAAAAAACGCCATGTATATTTTCAGTGTTGACGTAGATGAATGTTTTGACTTGTTTGCATATTTGAAGCAAAAGAAAATGGTGTCAGGCATTCCGGCAATTCTTGCATATAAAATGGGAAATGAGAGTTATGCGCCCGATGCCTCAGTGTCAGGAACAGACGAGACAGACTTAAAGTATTTTTTTGACACGTGTTTGAAGATGATGGGCGACATTATGACGACATGATGGCGATGAGGATGTGGTTTGTCACTTGATTAAGTTTGGTTTATTGTAATATTTCGCCATTTTTGTAAACATTGCATTTGAATTTTTGGTTGGAAGGGCGCGAGCAAATTTCGGCATTTGCGGGTGCGTTGTAAAAAAGGAACGAGGGTTTATTTGCCATAAGAACTGATGTTGAGAGAACAGCCATACCAGCTCCAATGAGCGAGCTGAGAAGAATTGCATACACATTTGTGCATTTGCTATTCAACATGGTTATGCAGTCGATGATATAAAATACGAGCACAACGGTTAAGATGCTGTAGTTCATGGAGTTGTAAAACATTGGAACAGCCAGATAAATAAAAATGAAAGAAAGAATAGCACTGTTGATGGATGAGTTTGCGAATGAGGATCCAGGAATGTTGATGATTCTGCATATTGGGTCCATTACTACTGAATCGGGTGTTTTCTCTCCAAAGGTCGAGAAACAAATAAAGTACACAATGATAAGAGTAAACAATGAAGCAATGTATATTATACCTTTCATGTCAGAATTTGAAATACTTAACATGATTAAGAATGCGGATAGTATGAATGAACCTGATATAGAAATAATTTTGAAAATGTTTGATAAAGACAAATCAATTATTGTCATTTTAATTTTATTTTTCTACTACTACTATATATATATTATTTAAAATTATAATATATATATAAAAATAAATGCTACTAAACTAAAAGATATTATTATTATGGATTAAATTTTGAATAATTTTGAGTTATCCATTTTTTAAAAGATGTGACTGCGGTTGATTTATAAAAAGAGTTCACCATAAGTTTAACATTATGGTCTGATTTTGTCATTATGATAAAAAAGTTGGAAATCACATTTCTTGTCACTGCTTTTTTATATTTTGAAATATATTCTTCAGTTGTAAATATTTTTTTTTTGGTTCTAGCATTTACTTTATTATGAAAATTAAAAAAATATGTGCACAACTCTTTTTTGTTTGTTATTTTGGATTTATCTAAATTTCGCGTTTCTTGTTGAGCGTGTTCTGCACATTCGGGACACGGAAGGTTGGCGCTGATAAGAACGAAGAAATCAAGAAGTGAATTTTTCGTTTCATTGAATTTGTCATTTTTTATCTTGAATGCGAGTGTATGAAACACATACCATACTGCTGGACCCCAAACACTTTTTCCTACCATATTTTTTATATATTATGTAAGTTAAATTTATTAAGAATAATGCTAAAATGCAAAAAATAATATACAATAAGAATTTAAACCTATATTAATAATTTCATTATTGGATAGATAACGACGCTTACACATACACACATACATAGTGACAATGGACAGTTCAAATTTGAATTATAAGATAGCTTCAGCAGCGGCAACAAATAAAAAATATATTATAGAAGGTGATGGTGATGAAGTAGAAGATGAAAACATTGAATATGATTTTTTTACTAAATTAAAATGTATGATGAGTGAGACGCAATGTGTTGGTGGCGGCGACAGTGGCGTTAATGATGATAGTGATAATATTTGTTTGTTGACGAAAGAGCCATTGCATGATATTCATATTGTTTTGAGTTGCGGTCATAAATTCAATTATATTCCGTTGTACAAAGAGGTGGTTATTCAAAAAACGTCGGCGGGCATGACTACAAATGGGTATTATAACTTGTGTTTGTTACGTACGAATGAGTTGAAGTGTCCATACTGTCGGAGGGTGCAAGATAAGCTGTTACCATTGTTGAATTATAGTAATATTAAAAAACTTAGGGGGGTTAATGCTCCAGAGTCACTGTGCATGAAGGTGCGAACGTGCGAGCACGTTGAAACTGCCAATAAAAAAAAGAAAAAAAATGCTAAAAAAGAAATGTCATCTGCGTGTAAATGCAATGCGATTCATGTGGTAAATGGCACATACTATTGTAAAAAACATTATGAGCAACAACTACAAGAGAAGGAGCAACCGCAACAGCAACAAGAGAAAAAAGAAGAAATAAAACCAAATTTTGAAAGTGAAAATGCGAATATGTGTGGTGTATTAATCAAGACGGGTAAAAAGAAGGGACTGCCGTGCACAAGTTCTTCAAGTTGTCGCATTCATGCGCATTTACGCAAAAATGTTGTTGTTGCAACGTCTCTTGACTAGGGTTTAAGAGTTAGTTATAATTTTTGTTTTTACACCTTTTCTCATTTAAAACGCCCATTTTATATGAGAACTTATAAATAGTTCTTCTTTATTTTTCGTGTCTTGTTTTTATTGGATACCGCAATCAAAACGGATGTTTTGTTTCCATATGCAACTTAAATAATCCTTTTGAAAAATTTTACATTTTTTCTTATTTTTTGCTCTGTAAAATTGGCGTTTTCACTGAATGAATTGAATTATTTCTCTATCTCTCTACGAATCGGAAAATAAAAAGCAAAATAAATGTAAGAGGAGTCATAATGAAAGGCGTTTCTATTCTATAAAAGGTTTTGAATTTCATTTTTAGAGAGAAGAGAGAAAAATCTAAAAATGAATAATAAACAAATAAAAAAATACAAAATGGAAATGATACAATCCTGTCCTACAGGCGACAATTGTTTTGAATTCGATTATCGTTGAATATTTGATAGCAACAACTGTTTGAAATATTATTTTCAAGAAAATTTATATTTTGCGGGGTCCAATTTGTAATATAGGTGTAAATGAAAAAAACAGACAGCATGGATAATATATTGGTGCCGATGAGTAGAAATTTTAAATTATACTTGTTTGTTCTTTTATCCCACATCAGCGTGCAACTGATGATTAACCCATAAAAAAATCCCAACCAATGAAACAAGTACGCAACGTTTTCGACTTTAATATAAAAAAAACTTATAATTTCCAATGCAATAATGATGAATATTGTGAATAGTAACATTTTTTTCATAACTTTGTCCATGTATTTTGAATTGATTGCGTAATCGGACAGTAAACTTCCAGTATACGCAAACACAATATGAGAACATCCGATGACTTTGGTATACGGATAAAAGTAACTGTACGTAATTCCAGAATAGATGGAAACGAGACCATAAATGAATAATACTAATTTATAGTGATAAGAAGATTCTATAATGTACATTAATGGAAACAGTATAATCGTGTTACAAATAATGTGTTTTATATTTGCATGAACAAAAGACATTGTAAAGAATCTCCAAAATTCCGGTCTTATGTCGCGACAATCGGGATAATACGACACAATACCAAAAAAAAACTGTTCAAAATTAGGCGATACTTTTTCGGTGCTCATATTTTCTAAGAAAAATAAACCGGTAACATAGCTGGCCCATATCAGCAAATTAAAAATGATATAAATAAAATTTCTATGTTTGCTGTGAATATAGTAAGATAGTAAACCATTTCTATTAAATGTATAAATAACATTATTATTTGTCACCGATGATTCGATATTTAAATTATTATTATTATTGTTTTCATTTGATTGTTCGTTGATTATATTCATTTTACATAGAACTGAATATAATAAATTATATTGTTTAAGTTTGATTGCCTATTATATTATAATTTTCTTGTCTCCATTCGACGATGATGATCCAGTTAAACTGTTTTCAGCTCCATCACTTTCCCCCGTTTTTTCAATCATCAAAATGGAAGGTAAATTGTCGGTTTTAAATTCTTCTTTCTTTTCAGCGGTTTCTTCTTCGGGGCGTTCATTAGCGTCTGCGAACGTGACATCTTCCGGAATTTAAAAAACAATTTTTATACATAGAATTTAACTATCTCTATTTTTTTTCTCAAGAGAACCCGTAGGCATATTATCAATATCATTTATAAAATTTTTTATTTCATTTATATTTATTATAGTTTTTTTTAATTTACCATCATATCCATATAGTTCTGCTTTAAAAGATGTTCCAAGTACATATTTTATATCAACATTTCTTTTATTAAATTCTATTATTAAAGTCTTTATTATTTTTTTTATTTCAGAAATTTGTTTTTTTGAAGCAGTTATTTCAATTCTTCTTCTTAAATTAATAAATTCTTTATATTTTTCTAAATCTCCTTTATTTTTATTGTAGCGACGACCGTGTTGTCTTTTTTTTGTTTTTTTGCCACCAACAAGGTCTGGAAAATATGGTCTTAAAGTGCTTATTTGTTCTCTTTTTGTTTTTCTATATAACTCTTCACTTTTTTGTTTTTTTGCTCTAGACGGAGAAAATACACTGTCCCATACCGTTTTTTTCGGAGAGGGTGACACATCTTTAAAAAGTCCAGTTTTTCTCTGCTTGTGTGGTGTTAAGTCAGGCAGCCTTTCTTTAAATAATTCTTTTACAATGCTGGGTGTAAATGGTGAACACGATGTGTCAATGAATAGAACATGTTGTAGGTCATCTATAACTTTGCATAATTCTTTTACTATCTCAAAAGTTGTAATTGAAGAATGTTCACTTTGGCAATCAAATGTAGGTTCATGATGAATTATTTCACTCAACGGTATTAACCCATCTTCCTGGACAACCTGAATAGATTGTAGTTTGTATCCACCGATTTCCCCTCCCCTTTTGCCGCACGAGTATCTTTTATTCAAAAAAGGAGTATTATTTGTTTTTGTACATACAGCAAGGTTATAAACTCCTGCTTCAAAATAATTTTCTAATAAATCTGGTTTATCATCCAATTTAACACGTTTTAGTCTAATGCCTTTTAAACCTTCTTGTGCTTTTTCAGAAACATCTTTTATTGATAATCCTAATCTTCTTTTAAATGAATCTATAAGTGACCCTTTAAACTTTTCATCGAATCGCTTGTAGTCTTCTCTTATGTTACACGTAATGGCGCCAATATCAGATAAATAATATGTCGAGACAGACTCTAACTTATCATTTACATCTGTTGGATATTTTATTAAGTCGTGGGATTTTACAAATCCTCCGTGTGTGTGTACAATAACAATGACTCCGCGTGGCAATGATGATTCTTTTGACGTCCAATTTATTTTTAAGTCTGCGACATGTGTAGATTCTTCATGTATCATTCGAGTATATGGATTTTCATTTTTTATTTTAGCATCAAGCTGAAGTATAAATTGTTGTTGGATGGGGGTGAGAAAAGCAAAATTTCTACTCACGTCGGTTGCATAACGAATCATTGCTCTCATATTTTCTGGTCTCAAATTTAACATAGCGTAGGGTATGTCATCGATCTCTTTTATTGAATCGAGCAACTTGTTGGCTTGTTCTCGTTCGAAAACGGGGGGGGGTAATTTTGTTTGAATTTGTGAAGAAAATCTAGATGAAAATGACCCCGTTGTTTTTTTTGTGGGTGTTTTCTGTTTTGTGGGTGTTTTCTGTTTTGTGGATGTTTTCTGTTTTGTGGGTGTTTTCTGTTTTGTGGGTGTTTTTATTTTACGCATTGTTGCAGCTTTTTTTTTTATAGGTGACGCACGAGAAGAAGATGATAACTTCCATTCAGCTGGAAGTCCAAATTCATCGTCATCATCTTCATTTATTTTTGTCGAAGTTTGTTCTGGTACTCTTGATAATGTTGTTTTTCTAAACATTATAATAATTTAAGTTACAAATACTTACTTATTATATATATATATATATATACATATATTTTTTATAAATATATACATGAGATTTTTATAATGAACATCGGGCATGCATAAGTTATTGCATGCATGCATTAATATTTTAATATATATTACGCATACGATATAGAAACAAACAGCGTTATTATAATAACTGACTGTAATACACTGCTAAGTCGAAAAATCATGTTCAGCATTCAACATGTTTTAAATAAAGAAGGTGGAGATGAAAATAGCTATAGTTTGTTTCGAATGTTGGAACCGATGGAGCAAGAAAATATAAATGTGAATAATCAAGAAAACAATGAAAGCAATGAAAATAAAGGAATGCAAGACAATGAAGTTGTGGTGGTGACCGCCACGCCTGAAATAATGAGACAAATTTTAATAGATAAATATGGAGGTGGAGAAAGCGATGATTGGCTTTACGCGGATTGGAACGTGCGAGGTATTTTGCCGAGTCCGATGCGTCTGGTAATGTTTCGTCCGAGCATGTGTCAATTGTGCGGAGTGGTGGATGCTAATGTTGAACATTCGCAGTTTTATATCGGACACGTGTACGATCACGCCGGATTCAACTATTGTTTCCATTGCAAAGACAAGTTTTTCAGCGCGTTAAAGGAGCGGGCAGAACCCATATGGGAACTATTACAGTGTGAGACATTGCGCAATTTTTGGGCGCCGAGAACGCGTCGCGATCCTGTGACAAATGAACGACTGTATTCTGGAAAATACAAGTATGAAAAATGGTGGGCAATTTCAAAATATATTTCTTATTCTGTTGACAACACGAAAGGAATGCCGGGTATAGAAAATGCGCCGTTTATTTGTTGCGCAATGAATGATACGATTTTGGGTGAGATATCGAAATCAATTCCTGTTTCAGATATTTTGAAGTCGAATTATAATGCGTGCAAGAATGGATTTTTTGATCCGTATTATGACCCTAACGACGATGACCCAATTAATACGTTGGAGCTTGCAGATGATGCGAAGATTGTGCTTTCAAAGGTTAAATCGGTGCAGCAACAGTAATTGTAATCATGTAACGTGCACAAGTTTGTAGTTGTGCGTTTTGGGAATGATGTCATGAATTTTGTATTGAGGCCCGCTTGGTCCAAACCATCTATCAGGAGCAATAACGAGTTTGTCGGGGTTACTGTTGATATACGATGCCCACCAGCTGTAAGAGCTGTTTGCGATGATGTTGTGAGTGCAGGCAGACATTAGCCAAAAACAGTATTCATCGTCTGGGTTATCAACAATGATTTTATGGGGAATATTTTTGAAAGTTGGTTCGTTTTGAATGAAGGCGACATCATCAGAGAATAAAATGAATATACTATTCTCTGTTGAAAAATGTGAAATAGCGTTTGAGTAGTAATTCGCATCAAGGTTGACGTGAATATGTGATAGGGATAAATAGTCGGTTCTTCTCACGTGGACTGATATAGGTGTTAGTGTATTTTTTTTAAAATGGTTGATGTCTGATTCAATTTTTTTGGAATATGGATTGTGTAACATTTTAATGAATTCTGTTTTACAAGTATCAAAATACTTGTAAGATTGAAAGTACCCATAAATGCAGTTATTGACACAAGAGTCGAGGTGAATGGTGTTATGAAAGAAATTTTTTTCACGATATGTAGTGTTATAGTTTCGAGTTGTGGTTGAATCTATTTTTATATTTTTGAACATTTTGTATTTTGTAATATTTTTTCTTTTACTGTCACTCCACATTTTAGAATAAAAAATCAAAGAAGAATTGTATTTTTTAGATAATGTGTAACAATTTGCTAAAATAAATAATAAATTTCCCAACCCACCCATCAAGTGACCGGTGATTTCTTTTTTTTCTGTGCTATGTTCTTTATGTTTCTGCATTTAATAATGTTGTGTTGTGGTGTGTCGAGTGTGTTTGTCTTTATTTATGTTTGTATTTATAAGTTAAAATCAAAATTTAATATTGTTTTTTTATTTTATAATATATTCAAACTAATTGAAAAACAAAAGTTATTTATAAAATAAAATAAAAATAAAATGGATGAAAAATTAAACAGTTTATTAAACGATTTGAATAATTCAAATGAAGTTGATCAGCAAGATGCGAGTAAAGCTTGTCGTGATTGTTGTGTAATAGGGCTGTGTGTTTATTATAATGAGCCTGGGCTACCGAGCGTACTGTCAAATATTTTAAAAATAATGGACTCGAATTTATTTTATAAAGTCACTTTAGTTGCATTTTATGATCATTCATTAGACAACTCATATTCGATATTGGAGACCTTTAAAAAAAAGTATGAATACGCGCGTCCGCATGTGTTTAAAATGATAATTATAAATAATTCAAAAAGAAGTGGTCAAAAAATGCGGATGCGCATGCATTATGGCCAAAGAACAAATGCGGCTGTAAGAGTGTTGGACACTGGTAGAACTGCGAGAATTTCTCAAGCAAGAAATGGCATATTACATGTTATCAGGGAGTTGTATAAAAGAAAATTTTATAACAAGTATTTTATTATGATGGATAGTAACGAGTATGCGTGTGTTGGTCTAATCAACATACCAACATTATCCGACGCTTTGAAGCGTTCGGATGAGTGGGATAGTGTATCCTTTAACAGAGAAGCGGGGTACTATGACTATTGGGCACTATCATATGATAAATATATTTATAGCATATATCATATTGTGAACAAGAATGAAACACTGAATCTTATAAAAAATGATTTTACAAAAAAGTTAGATGGTGCGAAAAACACAAAAACGGGTAAGTATGATTTTATACCTGTGTATTCTTCGTATAATGGTTTTGCAATATACAAGAGCGAAAAGTTTTTGAACTGCAGTTATAGTTCAAACATTGACATAACTCTTTTTCCGAAATCGTTACTTCCTTCGGGTGTAGTTAATAAGTTTACAAATGATTGTGAACACAGGAAGTTTCATTTAGAAGCAATAAAAAAGAATAAGGCGCGAATTGTTGTGAGCCCGCTTTCGATATTTTATAAACTGCCGATTCAAAATCCGGGATTACGAGGTCCAGCTTAAATGAGCTGACTAATGCCGGTTTCAAAGTCGACAGTTATACTCCATCCTAATTTTTTCATTTTTTCATTACAAATATAGTAACGTTTATCATTAAACGGCCTGTCTTCAATGTACTCAATGTAGTTTTTGAAATCGTCATCAACATTTAGAATTTTTTTAATAAGAATTTTTGCAATGTCAATAATTTTGTATTCCATACCTTCATCGCACCCAATGTTGTAAGTATCGCCAATTTTGCCCTTTTCCAATACTGCAACAAATGCTGTAGCGGTGTCGTACACGTGTAAAAAAGCGCGCATGCAGTTTTCATTTTGGATTGTAACTTTTGAGCCAGTTTTAAGTTGATGTATGAATTTTGGTATCACTTTTTCAGGGTATTGGTTTGGGCCGTACACGTTATTTCCTCGTGTTATAATAATAGGCATTTTGAATGAGTGGTAGTATGACTTTGCCAGTATTTCAGCGCTTGCTTTAGTTGCAGCATAAGGATTTGTTGGACACAGAATGGATGTTTCTTTTTTGATTTCCGCTGATTCGTTTTCTCCGTACACTTCATCTGTTGACACATGAATAAAAAGTTTTAGTGTTTGACAATACAGTCTCACAGCTTCGAGTAGTTTATGGGTTCCAACGATATTGTCGTTTGTGTATGTAATGGCATCAGAAAATGATGTTTGCACGTGAGATTGTGCGGCAAAATGAACAACGTGTGTTATTTTATTTTGTTGAAAGATGTAATTCAACAAGTCAGAGCTTTGCAAGTTGCCTTTTATAAACGTATACCTTTTAGAATGTCTAACAAGTTCATTCACGTTACATTCGTTTGCACAGTAGTAAAGAGTATCAAAGTTTATTATTTTTATTTTATTGTATATTTTAAAAATATGATTTATAAAATGAGAACCGATAAATCCTGCTCCTCCTGTGACAAATAAAATAGTGTCTTCAGAATTTTCAACTTGTACTACTGGCGGCAAAGGCGGTGACGGTGTCGGTGTTGGTAGCTGTGCATCCGCCGCGGCGGCACGTTTGTAATTTTTAAGAGTGTCTTCTAAAGCATCTTTGATGTTGCGCACATTGGGTGCGAATTTTTCCAACACGGTAGTGTCTAAGTAGTTGTTGGAACGGTCACAGGCCAACACCTTGCGCTGTTCTTCCACGCTAAAGTTGTTCCATTTAAAATGCGGGTCAACGTGTTTTTGATACATTTTAAGTATTTCATTGTGTGAAATGACACCGGGGTTGGTTAAATTCACAGTTCCAACAATATGCGCTTTCATCATTTGGATGACAATGGGTAATAGTTCATCAAGAACCGACATGGAATTTGGCACTGAACACACTTTAGAATAGTTTACAATTTTTGTAATAAAGTTTCGTGGATTTTCTGTTGCAACAATTGGCATTCTAATTCGCAGGTTTAGCACATTTTCAGATAACTGGTGCATAAGCCTATCAGTAAAACCCTTCACCACAGAGTAACCTGAACCAAAAAAGTTAGGAATGTCATTTTCTTCAAAACCCTTTTCTATGATTCCTTCGCCATTTCCTTTTGTAACCTCTTCCAAGTTTTTGTAGTTAAAAATACATCCAGTTCCAAGGTAGGTGTAGTGAATATTTCTTTCTTTGCATGCAAGAGCCAGTGATATGGGAGAGAACAAGTTGTCTTTTATATTTTCAACTAATTTACCAGGTTGTTCTAAATAGTCGATTGTGGTATATTTTGTTGAGCCGATTATTCCGTGCGTTCGTCCAATGAACGAAATAACGTGTGAAGGTGAAAATTCGTCAAGTTCTTTACATAGTGATGTTGTGTCATCAACGCGCGATTTACCGAGAATAAATTCCAGTGGAGGATTTATCTCTTTTTCTTTTTGTAATAATTCTATAAACTGCGTTCCGATCCATCCGGCGTGACCATATACGATAAATTTCATTTTGGTGTTTCTTATTTTATTTTATATTTTATACATAAAAATATTTTTAAAAATATACGCGCGTACGTGCACGCGCACGCATTGTTGAGTTTTTATAATGTGGTGGATAGTATATCAATTTGTTCTTTTGTCAATTTATCAGGGTAGTTTATTTTGAAAATAATAATTAGATTTCCTGAATTTTTATTTTTATCAATCATACCTAAGTTCTGTATCGTTTTTATCGTGTTGTCTTTAATGACTGTTCTGTCTTTATGTTGCATGTGAAAAATTTTGTTGTTTAGATGTTTTATGGTGAATTCGAGACCGCACAGTGATTCTTTGAGTGATATTTCTTTTTCAACAATCAAGTCCATATTGTTTCGTTTAAAGATAGAATGTTCTTGAATATTTACAACAATGTTGATTTGTGAAAAATGATGTGATGAGTGTGTAGTGTCGGATAATATTAAAACTTCTTTGTCGTTAATTCCGGGGGGTATGCAGATGTTGACGGTTTCATTTGAACTGGTATTATTTACATTAACTTCTTCATTCAAGTTAACTGACAGTTGTTCAATTCCAAAGTATGCATTTTCGAGTGTTATGTAGATATTTTTAGTCACGGGTTCGCGTTGTTCGCGTTTTGGCGGGTTGTTGTTGTGCATCATTTCATGAAAAAAATGTGGTTGTTGTTGTTGTTGATGATGCAAAAAATGAAAATGTGGATGATTTTGCATTCCTACTCCTCCTCCGGATGAGTTAATAATATGGATACCCATACCACCGAGATCCATCATCGGTCCCATCGGTCCCATCGACCTGAAGTGAATAGGTCCGGCTCCCATGCCACCCCTTATAAATGAAGGTGGAAACCCGTGAACATGTTCGTGTTGCTGCTGCTGGTGGTTGGTGGAGGGTCCTGCTGCCGCTCCCATCGAGGCGAAAATCATATTGAATATGTCAAATGGGTTTACATGTTCAAAGTCTCCAAATGTGCTGAAGTTTCCACCGCGCGCGCCCATGTCGTATAATTTTTTTTTCTCGGGATTACTCAGCGTTTCATATGCACTTGCAAGTAGTTTGAATTTTCCATTTGACTCTTTGCTGTTGCCATTTTTGTCCGGGTGGTGAATCATTGAAAGTTTGCGGTATGCTTTTTTTATTTCTTCGGATGATGCATCCCGACTTATTTCTAGTATCTGATAATAGTCTTCTTCATCCGCAGCTTCGCGCATATTATTGAAATTAAAATTCATATTTAATTAAATATTAAATATAAATTTTAAATAGATTATATACGAATTAACATTTGGTAAATAATATAGTATAATTTATGAGTAATATAGTTAATGATACTGGTTGTAATAACTCTCCATTTATACACAAGTATCAGCCAAAGTGTTTGAGTGACTTTGAGCAATTGAATACAACTATTATAACTCTCATTCAGTCATTAATATCATTGAATAATTTAAATATTTTAATCATTGGTGACTCGGGAACAGGAAAAACTTCAATTATAAACTCAATTATTCAAGAATACTATGGAAGCGATTACAACTGTGACAATGTTTTAGTTTTGAATAGTTTGAAGGAACAGGGAATTCAGTATTATAGAAATGATGTAAAAACATTTTGTCAAACATGCAGTTTAGTAAAACATAAAAAAAAAATTGTGTTGCTGGATGACATTGATTTAATAAATGAACAAAGTCAACAGGTATTTAGAAACTGTATGGATAAATATAAAGACAACATTCATTTTATTTCGTCGTGTTCAAATGTTCAAAAAGTGATAGACAGTTTGCAATCTAGAACAATACTGGTTCAAATAAATCCATTGACAACATCCTGTTTGATGAAGATTATGAATAAAATAAAACTGAACGAAAATCTAAACATGTCATCATATGCAGATGAATTTATATTAAGTATTTGTAATAATTCTGTTAGAATTTTAATAAATTACCTGGAGAAAATAAAAATAATAGGTTGTTATGTTGACTTGGAACTTGTTCATAAGCTATGTACAAATATAAGTTACACAATATTTGATAATTATACAAATTGTGTTTTTGAAAAAAAATTAGTAGATGCAATAAAAATTTTATATACGTTGCATGACGAAGGGTACTCGGTCATGGATATATTGGATAATTATTTTCTCTACATAAAGTTGACTCATTTATTGAATGATAATTTAAAGTATAAACTTACGACTCTGCTTTGTAAGTATATTATATATTTTCATAATGTTCATGAAGATGAATTGGAGCTGGCATTATTTACAAACAATTTTATGCAATTATTTTAATTATTATTTTTATATATTTTTAATATTGAAAAATATATAAGATTTTATTTTTAATATAATACATAATACATTATTTAATAAGTATTTATAAAAAATAAATTAATAGATACAATATACACAATGTCTCAAGTATTCAGAAAGATAATTCCCAAACATTTTTTGTTTGAGTTTTTAGAGGCAATCGGTTGTCAAAAAACAGATAAATTTTATCTTGTTGATGTAACTGCATTCAAAAGATCAGTTTATAATAATCTTTTAGAAGTATTTATTCATAATATTAAAGATTATTATTATACGTCAAAGCTTCATTATGTTGACATGTCACATATGAATCATAATAAATTCAACACAATTATTAGACAGGTGTGTAAGTGCAACAAGGTTCATTTTTCCAAGTTTATAAAATATGACAAGTCGACTTATAGTGTAGTGTACAAAGTGCATTATAGTGATAATGGTGATAATAATGACAACATTGATTATCCTGAAAATTATGACAATATTTATTCGAAAACTTAGCCTCGGCTAGTCATTGTTTTTCTTCTTCTTACACATATTATACTATTATTATTACTATTACTTTAATTATTTTATACACATTGCCGATTATTCAAATCTTGCCGATTGAGCGAACCAGTTGTCCAGGAGGTCCATTCCACCCGCTTTGCATTGTCATGACAGTGCCGTCCACAACATACAGAAGAGTGGTAAGTATTCCAACCGTTTTGCCCATCAGGTCTTTTATTCCCATTGTTATTTTTTGAAATTCTATCAACATGTTTAAAAATACACTGAATATTCCTGTAACAATTCCGGTAACAGAGTCCCTAATATAACTGAACATTTTTCTGAAGTTGTTCAAACTGTCGCCAATGTCGTCCAAACTTCCAGCGGTAACCGAAGTCATATAGTTGACAGGTTCCAGCAAGTATCCCATGTAGTCAGTTTGCATATTTTGTATACAGTATGTGAAATTCTCTCCAGCGTCGTGGCCAAACATAGCGCTAAATGGCATAACAGTCGGATTGCATCGGTACAAAGGCCAATTATCTTGAATGTATTTTGTTCCGATCACTAAAAATGAGAGAACGTACAATCCAATAAAAATAATTATAATAAATATTGCAGAAAGTAAGTCACTTGTTTTCATTATTTAATAAATGTGTTGAATGAAGAAGAATGTGTGAATGTGTGTTATATAATAATGATTTTTTAATATTTTCATAAAATCATAAATATTAAAAACTTTAAATAATTTTGTGTGTGGAAAAAAATAAAAAAAAGTAAAATTTGTTATGTTTGATATGTTTTTTTATTAATGGAATTGTTTTTGTTATTATTTTGTTCCCGGTGCTGCTGGTGGTGCTGCTGGTGGTTCTGCCGGAGGTTTTACATCTCCATCAAATGAAGAATATGCTAAAGTTTGCGCATGATTTGAGGCGAGTTGGTTGATGATGGAGGTTCCGTTTGGTGTGGTTTGCGAAAATGATGGTATCGTCATTGTGGCTCCCGCGCCACCTCTGCTAAGTTTTTTATTTTTTTTATTTCTATTTCTTCGCCTCAACATACTTTTTCGCAAAGTCAGTCTCAAACTTTTTCGGAATTTACGAGAAAATTTGCGTCTACTTTTTCCCCTTTTACTTTGTTTTTTATTTGGTTTTTTATTTGATTTTGAACCGCCACTTCTTGACAAATTGACAAGCTGATGCTGAAATACGTTTCGTTCCACACCCTTATTGAATGCAGTTTGGCTCGGATTGGGGTCATTCACCGTGTGAGGTATAACATACGGGTTTGAAACGGAAGAGACAGTTGACATAATGTTATGTAATTGTATTTGTGTACCTTGGTGGAATATAATACAAGTAGAAAATAAATATTTGTAAAAATAAATATTTAATTATTCGTATTATTATTTAGATATTATTGGTGTATTAAGATATAACAAATAAAATATATAAAATGAATTCCGCAGAGAGAATACAGTTGGAAAAAATGATTCAAGTCAACGGGGCAGTTGACAACACAGAAATCATACGAAGTTTAAAACACAGTGAAAGAATAAGACAGGATGTGTTGACCATGGTAAAACTTAAAAAGGATTATCAAAGGTTGTCTAAATCAAATCCCGCTCAGTTTGATGCAATGTGTGTGTCAAGGTGTTCATTTTTATTCAACACATATACAGACTTGTTTAACCGTTTGAAAAAGGATGAACTAGATTTGAACATAATGGGGCAGCTGCTGGGGCTTTTAAAAATGATTGAAGATAATAAAATTGACCAACACACTGCATCCTTTGAAGTTGGAAAGTTATTGAAAAGCATTTATATTGACAGTGCTTTAAAAAAGTCGCAACATTTGGATGACGCACACAAGCATGACGCTAATAAAAAATCGCAGTCGCACCTTCCAGCAAAAAAAGTGTCATGGTCGGAATATAAAAAAACCCATTTAGGAGATAAGGATAATGTATAAAATAAAAATTTATAAATAAATAAATAATATTATTATATTTTAGCAAATAGCAAATAGTGCAAATAATATTATTAATTGATTTTTAATATAATGTCAATTGAATACAGTGCGAATTCGAATAATTACAACGGTCATGATGAAATAAATAAAAAAATACCGCCCGTTGTAAGATTATTTTTGAAAAGACTTGAACAAAATGTTCCAAATGTGCGTATTCGTTTATTTGGAAGTGTAACGAATTTTACACATTTCAAAGATAAAAGTGATGTGGATTGTTGCATTATTTATCCGGATGAATACACACGAATAAAACTGTGTGCATTTATAGAGGAGGAATCCATTGAATTTAATAAAACGCGGATTAGGTTTCGAGATATGAAATACAGTAAGCCGGGGTATAATGATGAATTTATTGGTTTGTATCAACTGTGTTTTGATGACAAGGATAAGCTTGACATCAGTTTAGTTAATGGAGAATCCGGAATTGGTCCACTTCAGAACTATCAACATGATTTAGGATTTGTATACATGTGTTTGATATACATTATAAAGTGGTTGTACTACAGGGCGTCGCTTATTTCAAAAGATTTGTTTGTTTATTTGAAACAATCGGTATTTTCTTTTAGAAATAGCGCGATAACCATTGAGCATTCGAATAAAAGAGAACTGTAGGTGCTTTGACGCCCTTACAGTCTGTATTGTGCTGGGGTACGTAGTGAAAGCGTTCGAGCCATTTCATCACGATAACAGTCGAAGGCGAGCGTAAAACTGAAATCGTTAGTAAAATCAACGAGTACACCATTGTGGTACCTGAATTTAACTTTTATTTTACTGAGACGTTCGAGAGGGGGAAAGAATGTGGTGAGATTTTGAATAAGTCCATTTCGAGAGTCAAAGTATTGCGTGTTTGGACATCCTAGTATTGGTATTTTTGCAAAAAATGAGTTTACGATTCCGTTGTATGAGTTATTGATGGCTCCATTCGTGTTGAGCGGGTAAGGTTTGAGTTCATCAGCTTGGTTGCATTTGTCGAGTTCCATATAAAAATTTGTTTCTCCAATTATGTTTATTTTATTGGGAGCATTGACGTAGTATCCACTCGTTCCGAGCCAGTAGTAGTTTGCCGTGTCTGCAATATTCAAATACGTTAAGTTAATAAAAGAGGGGTCAGTCGACGTATTTGAAGAGTAACTTGAAGAGTAAATTTCTTTATCAAAACCTAAATAAAATGGAAGACCCCATTTTCCATTTTGACACACGGGCGTGGTTGGCTGTGCGCATGACACATCGTATTGAATGATTGCGTCAAAGTTTAAAATAAATGCCTCATGCTTATTTCCAAATTGTAATTTTTGCGTTACTTCATTGTAAACAACCACAAAATAGTTATACGCGGAACCAATGGCAGATCCTGTATAATAGTTTAATTTATTTCTTAATTCAAATGCTAATTGTTTTGGTGAATAAAATCCTTCACTGATTGTTAGTGTTATATAATATGAAATACTTTCAACTTTGAATAATAATTTTGTATTATAGTAACTATTTTTAAATGTATAATTATTGGATGGGAAATTGCATTCAACAAGTCGAATTGTTTCAACATTTAAAAGTTGTTGAGGTAGTGTTATTTCAAAATGTGCGCGATTTTTCCATTGACACTGGTCTCTGTCTTCAGAACAAATTGAAACAAGCTTGCGGTCAAGCATATATGTTTGCTGACGCCGTATCAATTGATGATCTGAATGAGTATTATCGTTGTTGTTGAACATTTTTATTTTATATATTTGTTGTTTTGTTTTGTATTTATATATGTAAATATTTAATTGATATTTCTATTCTCAATTCTATTCCTAAATTCGACTTTTATATTTTTATTTTTTTTTTATTTATTTATTTTTCTTGAATAAAAATATAAATTGAAAAATTGAAATCTGTACTTATATTCTGCAGCTTCCTAGCACAAACTTACGAACAAACAATGGCAAACACAGTAGCAAATCAGCAGCAGCAAGTTCCTATGATTCAGGGTGTTTCATTTCGTCCTGATTCTGATATTAGATATTCAAAACCTAAAATTAATTCAAGTGGTGGAAAAAGCGTGGGTGTTGTCAATGCTCACACTGGTCAGTCACTGTATTTGGGGACTCCTCTTCTCATGACGTGGGGAATCCAAGAATTCATCGATGACAAGACGAGAAAGGTATCGTATGATATGGCGCTTCAGTTCCCAAGCGAAGAGTATCATCAATCAGCAGAGTCAAAAGCAGACTCACATGCGTTTTTGAAGGCGATGGTTGCGTTTGAGAGAAAGCTCAAGGCGGATGCACTTACCAACTCAAAGGATTGGTTTGCAAAGCCAAAGATGACGCCAGATGCAATTGATGCTTTGTTCACGCCCGTTCTGAAGTATCCTGTCGACAAGGTTACTTGTGAGAAGGACATGTCAAAGGCGCCCACTATGAAAATCAAGGTTCCTTACTGGAACAACAAATGGGAGGGAGTTGAGGTTTACGATACAGACAAGGTCTGTCTCTACCCGTCGTCATCAAATCCCCTACTTTCACCCAAGGACTTGATTACCAAGCAGTCACATGTTGTGACAATGATTCAGTGCGGCGGTCTTTGGTTTGCAAATGGCAAATTTGGAGTCACATGGCGTCTTGTTCAGGGAATTGTTCAGCCAAAGCTTTCAATGCGTGGAAGATGCCATTTGAGCTTGACTCCTTCTGAGAGTGCGAGGCTTCAATCCCAAGCTAACAAGCAGCAGCAAGAAGAGCATCAGCAGTTTTGTGGTGATGATGATGTCCCCTCGTCTGTTCCTGTGACAGAGACTGTGGATTCTGATGATGGTGGTGCAAGTCACAGTGAAGAGGATGATGGGGGTGTTGTGGAACGCACACCATCTATTCCTGTGGCTGCTCCTCCTTCTGTGCAAGCTGCTGTTGCTGCAGACGCGCCAAAGAAGAAGATTATCAAAAAGACTTCTTAAACTTGAACGTGTGTGTGTGTTGTGTTGTGTGCGTGTGTGTGTGCGTGTGTAAAAAATAAAAAGGTAAAAAAAATGTGTTGAAATAAAAAAATAAAAAATACTAATATTTTTTTATGAAAGTGTATGAAAGAAGTTAAAGGACATTCGATATTAACAATTAACATATAGTTTAATCATTTTTGTTTGTTACTATTCAAAGTTTGTTGAAATGCCATCATCATCATCATTACAAAAAATTAAAAGCATTGTGAAGAAACGCGGCATAACTTGTGGTTTTTTTTCAAATGTTTCCACTACCACTACCACATTATTGATTGTTGAGTCTCCTTCAAAGTGTGCAACGATTATGAAATACTTAGGAGATGGGTATAAGTGTGTTGCGACGTGTGGTCACCTGCGTTATTTAGATGGTTTGTCTGCTATAGATATGAATAAAAACTATCAATTGAAGTTCATGGTGATGGATTCAAAACGGGCACAAATTGTAAGGATAAAATCAGAAATAAAACTAGCAAGTCGAGTGGTTGTAGCGACGGATGATGACCGCGAAGGTGAAGCAATTGCGTGGCACATTTGTGACATGTTTGATTTACCGATTGAAACGACGGAGAGAATTGTGTTTCATGAAATAACAAAAAGTGCGCTGGAAAAGGCAATGGCTACTCCAAGAACTGTCAACATGAACATTGTTATTTCAGCGCATGCCAGACAAATTTTAGACTTACTCATTGGTTATAAAATCTCTCCTTATCTTTGGAAATACATTTCATTGACAGGATTATCTGGATTATCTGCTGGTCGGTGTCAAACTCCTGCGCTGCGTCTTGTGTACGACAATCAGAGAGAAATTGAAGAAAGGTTATTAAAAAATGAAAATAGTGATAATAAAACAAATGATAATAAAACAAATGATAATAAAAAAAATGGAAATGGATTTGAATATAGTGTTTGCGGTTATTTTACAAAATTAAATATCCCATTCTCTCTAGAACAAAGATTTAAATCTTTTTTTTTAGAACAAGACAATGAACTAGAGTTGGAAACATTCCTGCGTAATTCTATTACATCTGATCATGTTTTTATGTGTATCGAACGTGATACATGTGTGCGCTGCTTGTCGCCACCGGTTCCATTTTCAACGAGTCGGCTACAGCAAGTGGCTAGCAATGAGTTTTCGATTTCTCCAAGTGAGACGATGCAGATTTGTCAAACGCTTTATGAGCGCGGTTGTATTACATATATTCGCACGACGGGAAAGAATTATAGTGCAGAATTTACAGACCAGGTGAAAAATTATGTTTGTGAAAAATGGGGAGAGAAGTATGTTAAACATTACGATGAGAAGGGGGGGATAGGCGGTGGTGCTGGTGTAGGTGTGGATGCACACGAGGCAATTCGCCCGACTGATATTACTCGCGTGTTATTGACGGGTGATTTTCATGCGCTAGAACAAAGAATGTATAAACTTATTTGGAAAAATGCATTAGAAAATTGTATGTCGGACTACACATTTTTGCCAATGGTTGCAAAAATAAGTGCAAATGTTGCAAACGTAAAGTATATATACAAATTTGCATGTCAAAGACCTGTTTTTTTAGGATGGAAAGCGGTGCAAGGGTTCACGCCGGAACAGCAGCGTCATCACACAATGATGGATTATTTGCAAAATGTTAGAGAGAATACAATTATTCCTTACAATAAAATAGAAACAAGTATTGTTATTACGTCGTCTCTCGGCGCGCATTACACAGAGGCTCGATTGATACAGGAGCTGGAAGAAAGAGAAATTGGAAGACCGTCAACATATTCCGCGATAATTGAAAAAATTATGGAACGTGAATATGTAAAAAAACAAAATGTCATAGGAAAGCGGATAGAATATGATGAGTATACTTTGGTTGATAAAGTCGTTTCTAAAATAAAAAGTTGGAGAGAAGTTGGAAATGAAAATAATAAATTAATCATTACACCAGTTGGCAAAAGCGTTCTAGAATTTTTAACATGTCATTTTCCTATTTTATTTTCGTATGACTATACGAAACACATGGAAATGCGTTTGGATGACATTGCTACCTCTGCCGCAAACGGCGGTGACCCAAAACACGATTTAAAAATAGTTTGTGATGAATGTCTTGGAGAGATTGAAGAATGTATAAAAAAAATAAAAAAAATAAAAAAGGATGAAATGCACTATAGAATAGACGATCATCATATTTTTATCATTAGTAACCATATTAATAAAGGTCATGGTCCGGTTGTAATGTATTCCGAGAAACCATTTCCTACTGTTGAAAAAGAGGGTTCGGAATGTTTTGATAAGTATTTGAATGACTGTTTACAGTCAGGAGAGAATGAAAATATAATATTTAAAAAAGTGAAACCAGGAATTATAATGGATGATTTAATAGATGGAAAATATCAAAATATCTCTGAAATTCTTATTGAAGACTCTTTAGTAGAACGAGTTGTTGGAACCTATGGTGGCTTCAGCGTTATTTTAAAAAATGGACGATTTGGAAAATATGTGGTGTGGGGTAAAAATGGAGAAAATAAAAAATCTCTGAAAAATGTTTGCAAAAACATTTCTGATATTTCTCTCGAAGAAGTTATTCGACAGATTGAGAATGAAAATAAAGATGAGATGAATGATGGAGATGAAAATACAGCAACAACAGACATCATTCGAAAAGTGAATGACGATATGAGCATTCGAAAAGGCAAATATGGAGACTATATTTTTTATAAAACATTAAAAATGAAAAAACCAAAATTTATTTCTCTCAAAACTTTTACATTGGATTACACAAAATGTTCGTTGCATGATATTACATCATGGGTAAAAACATACATTTAATATACAATATATTATATATGTCAAAAGATACTTAAAAAGACACTGCTACTATGAGTATAAACAATCCAATGGTTAAGACAAAGACTTCCACCGCCGCCAGTTCGGCTGATTCTTCTGCTTCTGCTGCTGTTTCCAATGTTGTCGTTTCTGAAGGCGGCGCATCATCGAAAGTAAAGAGACTTCCCAAGTCCAAATCTGTTAGTGAGGTAGCAGCTGCTTCTGCTGACTCAACTTCTTCCTCTTCATTGACTTCTGCATCTCATACTAACGTTGTTTCTTCTTCTGAGTGTGAACCTTCTGCTGTTCTTTCTTCTGAGACGTCATCTACTCTTTTGAAATTGTATTCTGAATATTCTAGCAAGCTTCAGGCTGCTCATGCGACGTGGAACACTCTTCGCAGTGAGTTTCGCATCATTGAGCGTCAAACTGTTCGCGAGCTGAAGAATGCTCAAAAGGCGTCGTTGAAGAAGAAGCGCAAGACTGGTAACCGCGCGCCTTCTGGGTTTGTCAAGCCCACTCTCATTTCAAATGAGCTTGCCGGATTTCTTGGCAAGCCCGAGGGTTCTGAGATGGCTCGCACCGAGGTGACTCGTGAGATCAACAAGTACATTCGCACCAACAACTTGCAGGACAAGGAGAATGGTCGCAAGATTAACCCTGATAAGAAGTTGACTTCTCTTCTCAAGTTGAAGAAGGGAGATGAGCTCACTTATTTCAATCTTCAGCGCTACATGTCGCCTCATTTTGCCAAGTCTGCTGCTAGCCAAGCTGCGTCTTCTGCCGCCCCTGTCGCAGCTTCTTAATAATGCTGCATGCTGCAAAAGTAAACACAAAATAAAAAAAAACACAAAATAAAAAAAAAACACAAAATAAAAAAAAACACAAAATAAAAAAAAACATGTCGTCAAGATCCATTATCTTGCGATATGTTTTATATGATTTTCAATAACATTTTCAAATACTTAATCTCGTCGTTCGAGTGCCACACATTTATTAATTTATCCGTACAATGACCGCATTTCGCTGTATGTCATGTTTCTTCCATTTACACTTTTGAATTCATCATTTCCTTCATTTATAATATTCAGTAGAGAATTCTCAGTAACATTATTTGTTTTGAATAGTTCTTCAACCTTGTTTATTCCATCTTGTTCCAAATTCAAATAAGAACAAATGGATGTTGACGGTTTAAGTTCCGAATTTGATTGTGACGTTGACTGTGACGGTTGTTGATTTTGTTGACTCATATTATTTTATATCTTGAAGGATGTAGTAAATAATAATACAATATATTTAATACATTTTATAATTCAATTTATTTGAATATAGTTGTTGGTGTAGTCGTTCATATGGGAACTGTTAAACCCGACGATGAAGGTGAATTCAAATAATTAAAATATAAATTGAAAATAAGATCGTATAATAACCTATTTGTATGTATGTCTGCACCTGACCTGTCAAGGAGTCTACAATGGCAAAATTGTTGTACCAATTATTGAAGTTACCAACGGTGTTTAAAAAATCGTCGTCGTCACTTCAAAATAAGATGTTGTCTGGTCGCTGGGCACTGGATTATGACAGTGGCGTCCAAGGAAGAAAAGTATACTGGGCAAACATGGACAATTGTGGATGTTGTCATCTCGACATTACTGTTGATATGAAAAAAAATTACGAGACAGAAGATGACGATTTTATTTTACCTTATATTATATAAATAATACTCGCCTAAACGTTTATTATTTATACTTTATTTACACTATTATGTTTTTTTATGAGCTGCACGGCTTGGGACCGCAACCAATTTCAAGAGGAGCACGGAAAGGATCGGGTTCAATCGTGGTATTCATCCAAGGACTAACTTGAAGTTGAGGATTGGGAGGCTCAGAACGAACTTGCAAATTGGCGTTGCGCAAAGAACTGCCGATAGTGTCAACTCCAATCAAATAACCAGCATTCAAAAGGTTGACGCCGAGGAAATCTCCTGAACCCATCGGTTTCATATTCCATGAACTGTTGTTGTCCTTGGGCAAAAGGTCTGCCGGATTGATATTTGCTTGTCCGGAACAGTTGGGAGGAAGTCCAATCGTACTTGAAGAACCAGTTGCAGAATCAAGCTGGTTGTAGATAGAACTCTCATCTACAGGCGCTGGAGATCGAGACTGACCGTTAGAACCATTTCCTGACTGTGATGTTCTACCGCCCTTTCTACTAGAGCTTGTACTCATGTATTCAGGAAACATCGATTTTCCACTTGAATAATTATATACCGCATAAATTAACACGAGAGATGCCAAAATTGTGAACACCTGGTGGCTTTTTACGTATTGTTGCATTTTTTGAAACATCGTTCTATTATATAATAAACTATTATATAAAATAAATGATAAAATATTTTTATTTATTTTATATTAATTGCAATAAATAATTCATTTGTTCTAAACAACTACAAATTCAATATAAACAATAAAAATAACTAAATAACATCTTTATTTATTTTTATTTATTTTTATTTTTCCATTTTATTTTTCCAATTTTATTTTTCGATTGTTATTGTTCCATTGTTATTGTTCCATTGTTATTGTTCCATTGTTATTGTTCCATTGTTATTGTTCCATCCATTGTTATTTAATTTTAATTTTATCATTTCTTTTTTAATTGTTATAACTTGAAATGATTTTATATCGAATTATGCATCATTTTCACTACTTTCACTGTCGTCGCTTTCAGTATCACTACTATCACTACTATTTAAATTATATGTAAGTTTTATTTCTTCAGCAGCTAAATATGCTTCTATTGCAATATTTTTTGCAGCTTTTGCTTTAATTTTTGCCTCTTTGTACATTTTATAGTATACATCTTCTGGAACTTTCAATATCATTTTTTCTTTGTCATCTTTTTCTAAATCTACATTTACTTCTACCAATTCACAATTTTTACTACTTTCAGTAGTATCATTATTATTTGTCGTTGAAGATTCTTCAACTTTTTTTTCTTCTTTTTCTTCTTCTAAATGTATTGGTTTTGATGATTCTTCCACCACCAAGGTTACATCAAGAGGCGCAAGTTCGGGCACAACGGCAGCCTCTAAAGTTTCTAAATGTTGTTTCAACGGCGAGGACGGCGTTTCAGAAGCATTTTCAAATACTTTTGCTGAATCAGAAATAACAGCCGTCGCCTTACTAACGGTTACATTTTCTGTCGTGTTACTCGGAGCCTCTGCTGCATCGTCATCACAATTTTCATCTTGATTATGTTCTTGTTTTTTATGTTTTATTAAACACGCTTTAAAAATCGGTCTCTCGTTGATAACCAACATCTGTCTAGCATTTATTTCAAATTGAAAGCTTTTAGAAGTAAACTTTATTCCCTCAAAGTCAATAATTGTGATCAACGACATTTCCGGTTTTATACTATCAAATGTTAACGAGTTATTTTCTTCATCAAATATGAAACATGACTGAACGCTACTAATACCATTAAATTTTGATGATGAGGCAACGGCGCCATTATTTATATACACTCTTAATGTGTGACTTGTTCCATTTTTATAAGATTTAACCATTGAGGCAAATGCGGTTTCAATATCTGTTTTTTCTAAATCATCTGTAAACCACACGTGCCTCTTTTCATAAATTATGTCAATACATTTTTTCTCCAAATTTTCCAAAAATGAAATGAAATCACCATCCTTTTCACTTGTAAATACCAAATCAATGTATATCTTTTTTCCAGAATGAACTATCCCCTGTTTAGAAGTGCATTTGGGAGACTGCATATACAGCGGTTTTTTACAATACTGTATTTTTGTAAAGTATGATCCACCATGAATACTTGAAGGAGTACACAATCCAATATTTGAAAAATCTATATTTTTATCGTCATAAGATAATATTACGTCTTCCATGACAATCAAATAAATAATATAATAGTTAATATGAATTTATTCTTTTAATTTGTTTTTATTGTGTTTGAATTTATTGTTTTTAATATTTTACTTGATTCAAGTCATGGTTAAACAATGTTATCATACCGCACACTTTTTTTATGCGCCTTATACCTTATTTACATGTTTGAGTTATATGAGACAAATTAAAGTATTTCTATAAAATAATTAATGTCGAAATCAAATCAAGTAAAAAATAAAGCAATTGACTACTGTATAGATATTATAAAACGAGAAGATGTAAAGCAAGAGTTGAAACATCTATTCAAACCAATCATTCAATTAATTCTTCAAGAAATATATCCATACATATATTTATCAGTTTTATTCTTATTAATAAGTTTTTTTTTGATTTTAGGAATATTTATATTATTGTTGCGTAACAATTATATTTCATAGGATTTCATATTATTTTATAAACTATTTCATATTAATAATAAAATTTATTCATTATTTATTATTTATTGTTTATTGTTTATTATTTATTATTTATTATTTATTATTTATTATTTATTATATTATTATATATATATATAAACATATAAATGACAAGTTGTAGTGCATGTGATTCAGGATTGAATCCTGGTACATCTGGCGGTGGAAAAAAAAGAAGAATGAATAAAAAATCTCAGCGCGGTGGAGCTTTACACAGTTTGAGTCCAGCGTCGTTGACTGGCGATTCATTTGATAGAAGTGGCGACGCACTTGCAAACGCGGCGCATAATTTATATGTGAAACAGAATTATGAACTTGCAGCTTTGAAAAATCAAAATGCAATGATGGGTGGTAGTAGAAAAAAAACTGCAAAAAAATATAGGTCTAGATCTAAATCCAAGTCCAAGTCTAAACAACAGCGAGGAGGAGTTTTGGAACTTGGAGCACTTGTAAATGATGCAGCAGTTCCTTTTTCTCTTTTAGCAGCTCAGCAAAAATATGGAAAACGACGTGGCACAAAGGCTCGTAAATCTCGCAAGTTTAGGAGCTCAAGGCGAAGGTAAAAAAAGTATTATTTTATTTATTATATCCAAAATGATATAGTATTAATGATATAGTATTAATGGTATAGTATTAATGATATAGTATTACGTATTTACAAGTTCATTCAATATTTACATTTTAACAATGCGTGCAAATGTAAATTAAACCGCCGTGGTCGGCATGCGGAGCATTCGATTGATGGTAAAGTAGAGACTTTGTGGTGTGGCCATGAATGTGAAACTTGCTTGAAATTTCGCACAATTTTTCAATGAGCTCTTCTTGTCCGTTGAGTGCCAAATCTTCGTGAATGTGCGCAATCATCGCGTCGCACAAGTATCTTTCGAGTCTTGAAAATGTGAGAGTTTTTTTGTTGTCACTGTTGAAACAACTGCCACCACCACCACAGCCACCACCATTCACAATATCATTTTCATTTGGTTCAACATAGTCATTGCGATCTACAGTGAGCTTCATTTCATATTTCCAAAACGTGTTGCACGAAACACGCATATCCAAAGTGACGTTGTTGCCATTGTTATTTTCTTTTTGATCTCGAGGTGTTTGAGTTGTTGACTGCATATTCTCGTGTCGTATGTCTGTTCTGTCTGTAAACTTTCAAGTTGAATGGTAAAAAAATCAATTTATATTTGTTCGTTGGTTATATATGTTCAATTTCAGGTTTATTATAATTATCTATTAAAGGTAATTCGTGGGGTAAACCTGATGGATTTATGATTCTTTGTATTTTATTTGAAATATAATTCAATGGAACTTTAACTGTAGTATAAACACTATTTACGAAATCAATATGAGTTCCCATTTTATCACAATTTTTAATAACACTTCCATCCAATTTAAATAGTATTAAATCCAGTTTTCTCTCTATCGCCTCAATTCTATCTGTTAAATCTTTCAGTTCGCTGCTGATTTGAGTATTATTCATTATTCAATATTAATTCAATATTATATATAATAAACAATATTGAATTATATTTATTATTATTATTTATTATATTTAAAAAATGTGTAATTATTATTATAATTTCTCTCTGCTGTAATTATAATTATCTTGAAATTATTCCGATACCTCCTTCATATTGTATGATGTATGTGTCTGGTTTATTTTCGTAGTTACAATGAACTAAATCCGAACAGATTTCCTTCTGACCCCTCCCTTCAAATATGGGCAAGGGGTCAGAGGGGACAGCATGTCCCCTATTTCTCTCTTCTTCATAAAACATTTGTTTTTGTTCATCATCGTCATCGTTCCATTCATTTTGAACTTTATGATGTTTTTGGTGAAACAGTGAAGTAAGACACATTTGTGTATGAATTTTTTTTGCAAAATATCGAAACTCTTTACAGTGATAACCTTTAAACAATGTAAGAAACATTTTGTTGTTCTTAATAACTGATAATATTAAATTGTATTTATTATATTTAATTGTATTTATTATATTGAATTGTATTTATTATATTGAATTGTATTTATTATATTGAATTGTATTTATTATATTGATATTAAAAAGTAAACTATTTATAATGTATGTCAAATGATTGAAATTGTAATTCTCTCCATCGTCTCATCCTTCCAACTCTTTTTAATTGTTCCACTTTTGATAAGCCACTTGTTTCGCATTCAAGGTTACAAAATTACAGACCAGACCGAATGCAATACGCTGATAAAAAAACTAAATATAAAACGTTCTGTATTCATTCAAAATGAAAAACCGTTTGGATTTTTTTATGGAAGATGGTTCATCGGTTACATACACTCCCGAGAATCTTCAACGCAGCAAAATAACGGTCAAGTAATGTACATTATAATACGACGCGCTTATTTCGAACACATAAAAAAATGTAGTGAAGTTGAAATCAATGACAACGGCGAACAAGTTAATCAAAAAATTATAAAAATACGTGAACGACGTGGCAACCCGTGGTGGTGGGAATATACGGAACGACAATACAATGCCACAAAATATTTTCAAAAAGAACCTCGAAATTATCAATCCGAAATTATCGAAGACATGCTCTCCATCGTCAACGACAAGGCTTCAAAAAGTGGCACTTTTTTCATCTACGGTGAACCAGGAACCGGAAAGTCGTTGCTCACACTTCTTTTAGCAAAACAAATCGGCGCATACTATTGCGACTCTTGGAAACCCACTGATCCGGGCGACACTTTATCCCGCGTTTATAGCGCCATTTCTCCTGATGAAGAAAGACCACTCGTTTTAGTTATTGAAGAGTGCGATAAAATTTTATTCGACGTTCTCGATGGGAAAATTGTGCAGCACAAACATATTCTCATTCAAGTTCGAGAAAAAAGTGATTGGAATGGAATGCTCGATAAAGTTACGGATTTAGGATTTTACCCACACACCATCCTCATTCTAACATCAAATATTTACCTCGATAAAATCAACGAGAGAGATAAATCTTTATTAAGAAAAGGAAGAATCGACAAAGCGTATCATATTTCTTTATAATAATACGACGATAATAATAAATATTGGAATTGTATTTATTATTAATTATTATTAATTTAATTAAGTCCTGCTTGTGTGGCTGTTGCTTTCGTCCTTTTACGAGTATTATAAGTTCTTATAGTTCTCATATCATAATTGCGTTTTGACGTGGGCGTCGGCGTCTTGCGCGTGGGCGTCGGCGTCTTGCGCGTGGGCGTCGGCGTCTTCCGTTTTGACGACGTAGGCGTCTTGCGTTTTGACGTGGTGGTTTTCCTTCTTGATCTTCGAGGCATCATACTCATTGTAATAAGTTGTTTTTCTGTGGTTTTTTTTCGGGTTTCAGCAGGAACAGGAACATCAGAAACTGTCTCAGCTAAAATTAGTTCCTCTTCTGGCATTACTATTTCCAACTGAGCCGTTGGAGTAGGAGGAACATCCATTCCCTTACTTCGCATGTAATGCCGTTTAACTTTATCAAAATCACGGACTAGTTCATCTATTAAAGGCTCTACTAGCTCTGGTTTTGCAGCTAATTTATTACTAAAATTCTGTTGTGAACGCGGCTTATTTACAAAAATGCGTTTTTTCGCAAATGGCAACTCTTTCATAACGTCCCACTCATCTTGTGGAAAATTTACGGATGTTCCAAATACTTTTATTTTACGTATAATGTTTGCAAGTATTACCATTTCTCTTTGTAAGGCGGAACTTTTTCCGCCATCTTCGGATTCCTTTTTAGGTAAGCCCAGTTCATATATTCCGCTAGGATCGTCGACATCCGCTTGTTTAAAATCAGAGCGCACCATCATGTCAACAAAATATTGTTGCGTAAATTTATTATCATTTAGCGTAACAGACATTGGTATATGAAGGTAATCGAAAAAACACACACCCTCTCCCCCAATTAATGAATCATCTAAATTAAAACCCAACTTGGTGTACATGAAAAAACCTGCTGTGTTTTTATACGCATGTGCTAGTTCCAAGATGCATTTTTTTTCTGAAACATCCTCGTTGAATTTGATGCAGTACAAACACGCTCCAAGTAAAAGTTTTCCTAAACCACTTTGAGAACAAATCAAGTTTACTGCATACACATTTGGTTCTCTCGCACACTCTCCCAGCTCCGCAATTATAAACCCTATCACAGTGTCATCGCTTTTATTTTTTAAAAATAAAATATCAAATTTAGACTTCATTGAAAAAATCGCGTCATCGAGTGCATTCGCTCTATAACGTCGCCCGACACCACTTCCGCATATTGAACCTATTCGCTCATACAGTTCATCCTGAGTGTATTTATCTATAAAACGACCGTGAGTAAAATTAGACAATGTTTCAAATTTAATGCCCTTACTATCAAGAAATTTTTTCATGTCATCTGATTCAGATAATTCGCGAATTAATTCATTTTTAAATAATGGATTATTTGTTTTTTTTCGCAACTCACTTAGTCTCCTTGCATAACTATTTTGAGTAAGCAATTTAGGACCTCCTGATTCATCTCTCTCTTCTTTCCCCATGGAAATAAAATACCTATTTTATATATTTAGATGAATATAAGAATTATTTTTTATATAAAATGTATCTATAAAAAAATAATATAAAATGAATCTTGAAGTTTTCTTGAGTTTATCTTTTTATTTTCCATATCGGCTGGAGTAAACGGGCTATCGCATCTTGGCCTAGAAAACATATACAGGTACAATCCAATGGGGTTTTTTGTTAGAAGTTTACACGGCCTTATGTAAAATAAATAATGAAATAAAATAAAAAAATATACACAACACAACCACTTAAAGACAAATAAAATAAATAAAAAAAGAAGAAAATGTACGACACAAGCTTTTGTTGCACATATAAAGTGATGGACACTGATGAAGACAAACAACTCATGTATCGGCATCAGTTACTTGAAGCATTTTGTTTAAAAAAATATAATGATGATATAATGAATGAAAAAATAATGTTAATTCATGATAAAATAAAAGATTGTCCACAGTTTAAAGAAATATGCAAAGCATGTAGTTCAGCTGGCCAATTTGAAAGTTTCAAAATGGATGAATTGATAATGTTGATTTGTTTTTTTTCATTCGACACATTTGATCTATTTCACAAGTGTTTAGTTGACTTTTTTGCACACGGTTATATTTTAGAAGACACAACAAGAAATATGATGAATTCATTTATTAAAACATAGTAAACAAAAAATAATAAAAAATAACAAAAAATAATGAAATAAAATGAAATAAACATGAAAATATTATTTTATTATTTCATATTTATTATTTTATAATATTATATCTTAGTTATTATTATATAACAGTATAACAAGTATTCAAAAAATATAAACTGAATAAATGGCTTGTACCAGAAATAAAAATACACCTTCAGATTATTGTTTAGAACAAAAACAAAATAGCCAGATATTTGGTTATTTAGAGTATAAAAATTCGCAATATGGATATGCATACAACAACGCGATACCGACGATGGGTATTACTCCGAGTCACATGCCAAGACAAATATTCTCTAAAAACTCAATTGACATTGAGTCTGCTCTTTTTGGAATAAATTCGACAAACTTGGTAACACCTCAAGCACCCGTCGTTCCCAAACTCGTTCAACTTCCAGAAGTATCATACTTTGATAGGATTCCATTTATATTACCTAATCCGCTTGTTGTTGAAAATAATCAACGTCCATTTCCAATTCCAAATTAATTAAAGAGAGGGGGGAACACACACATGAAAGCACTTCCCTAAAACCAAGGATTAAGTTCTAGTGTTTTACCTTTCATAGTTGAAAGGGTTGGAGGAGGAATGAGCGTATACATGTTAGATACATCGCGCTTGTAGTTAATATAAGCTCGGGCCTCGTTAATGAGGCGAGGTATACACCAGTTGCACACGAGATTGTTCAGCGAGGCTATTTGTTCAGTAATATTTGTAGGCTGATTCATTGCACTTTCTAAATATATGCCACGCATAATCATTTTCAAGTTGTTGCAGTCTTGCGGTCCAATATCATATTTACCGCCACTTTGATTGTAAACACCGGCGCGAATTCCATTCTGTATAATTTGCATGTTTTTGTCACTGAAAAATGCCAATGACATGGGCGTGTCATTCCAGTTACCCGTCATTGCATCAATAAATGAAGTGCACTGTGAAGATATTGGCATTCTGTCAAAAAGTGCAAACTGTGCACTTGGACTAGGTCCTTCAATATCAATTCGTCCGTTTGAAAATTGTTTAGGAAGATTCATTCAGATACCTCTGTTACTATTATTAAATATTATAAATTATATAAGTATATTAAAATATTTAATAATATCTAAATTAATACAAACTTATTTTAATAAAAAAATCATATACTAATTTAAATATTCAATTCAATTTTACAATTCATTTTTATTTTAATATATTTATTTATATATAAAAAACAACTTTCAAATAAAATGACGTTTCAAATGATTGTTTTATGGACCGCTGTGCTGATATTTGTTGCGACACTGGGATTTATTGGCTACAGTATATATACTTCGCAGTATAATATCAGTTGGCCACCGTCTATTCCAGACTGTCCAGACTATTGGATGGTTGACACTGATGAAAAAAATTGTAACTATGGTGGTACTTTCAATCCATGTGGCACCACCGGAACTTTACCAATACAAGATGGTTTATGTAATAAATATCAAACTGCACAAACTTGTATAAAAACATCACCGTCATTCAACTGGTCAGGTGTCACAAATACTTTTCAATGTTCATAAGTTCATAGGTAAAATAGATTGGGATGGGGACGGGGATGGGGACGGTGATGGTGGTATAATAAAAATTATGAATATATAATATAAACGTATATTATATAGTGTATATATAAACAAACAACCACGACACGACAATAAAATGGTTATAAAAAAAAATATAAATGACACCATAACAGTATGGGCAAATATATTGAAACCTTCAAATGTTGAATGGGTATTAGATAATGACATGCAGTATTATATCAATAAAATGAAAAAAAGGTGCAGTGAAAGTGTGGTTGACGTTACAGCGAGAGAAAATTGTTATGCTTTTTTTTCAAGTCCGACAGATGTTGCAAGGATGGAGTCGCGCACTTTTATTTGTTCTTCATCATGCGTTGGTTATACAAATAACGCGTGGAACGTTGACGAGTGTTTAAAAGAAATGACTTTGCGCATGACAAATGTAATGGTTGGAAGAACCATGTATGTTATTCCATTTTGTTTAGGAACAGTCGGTAGTAAATATGCAAAATATGGCATACAAATCACAGACTCTGAGTATGCTTGTATCAACATGCAAATCATGTGCCGTACAGGACAAGCGGTGATGGATGCAACAGGAGACGATGACGCATTTGTTCCGTGCATTCACACTGTCGGCGAATGCGACTTTCATAATGCAAAATGGGCAAGCAGCGACATGAAATACATTTGTCATTTTACCGATCACTTGCCATCACCATTTGTGTTGTCATACGGTTCAGGATATGGCGGGAATGCAATATTAAGTAAAAAATGTTACGCTTTGCGAATTGCAAGTGTTTTAGGAAAACGAGAAGGTTGGCTTGCAGAACACTGCCTGTTGTTGAAAATGACGTCACCGCCGCCGCAGTCTGAAGTAAAATATATTCTCGCTTCTTTTCCAAGCGCGTGCGGCAAAACAAACCTGGCAATGATTACGCCGTGCAAAGAATTATGCGACGAAGGTTGGACATTTGAAACGCTGGGCGATGATATTGTGTGGATGCACCAAATAAATGGACAGTTGTACGCACAAAGCGTTGAAAATGGACTCTTCGGTGTCGCTCCAGGCACAAACACGCACAGCAACCCGCACGCAGTCGCTTCTCTTTCAAAAAATTGCTTGTTTACCAACTGCGCAACATTTGTCAATGAAAATGGAAAAACAGACGTCTGGTGGGAAGGACTTACACCTGCGCCGCCATCACAATTCACAAACTGGAAGGGAGAGACCAATGTATTGCCAGCGGCACATTCTAACGCGCGATACACGTGTCCGATTGTAAATTGTCCTGTGGTTGCATCTAACTATGATGCGCTGGTACCCATTCATGCAATCATTTTTGGAGGACGTCGCCGTTCGTGCATACCACTGGCATCAAAAGCGCGTGACATTTACCAGGGGATATTTTACGGAGCCACGCTATCAAGCGAAGAAACGAGCGCGAATTTAGAGGCGAAAGTGGGAAACATTCGGTTTGACCCAATGTCGATGCGCCCGTTCATCGGTTACAATATTTGCGAATACTTTCAACACTGGATTGATTTCATGAAAAAGTTGGAGGTGCCTCCGCAGTTTTATCTAGTGAACTGGTTCAGGAAAGATGAAAATGATAAATTTGTATGGAATGGATTTTCTGAAAATTCTAAAATTTTAAAATGGATATTTTTACAAAAACACTCGTCGTCGTCATCGTCGTCGACAAGCAGCAGCAGCAGCAGCAGCAGCAGCAGCAGCAGCAGCGCATTTGGTGAACACCCTTCACTTTCGGATTTATACATCAATGAAACTGATGATGTCAATCAGCGTAAATGGGCGCAACTATTTTCTTACAAACCGGAAGAGATAACAGATTTTAAAGTGCGCATTACTGAATTTTTTGATCAACTTGAAAAAAATAGTCCTGTTGGCGTTCCCCATGAGTTAAAACAACAACTTGATAAACTTTTTTAATTAAAATAAATCAATATAAATCAATTGAAATTTTTATTTCAATTGATTTATATTGAATATATCAAATTTTTTTATAAAATTAGTTATAACATTAGTTATATAAACATAAAAATAATAATATATACATCTAACACACACCTCTGTAGTCAACCATATATCAAAATGGATAAACTTGATTTAATTCAAATACTCGACAGAACCCAAATTTATAATGAGATCAAAGGTATACTTGAACATATTCAAAATAATAATTCTAATGATAATATTAAAAAAGGATTTTACATCTATGGAAATCCGGGTTCCGGTAAAACAGCGTTTGTAACATCCATGTTGAATGACTTTGGTTATGACGTTATCAAGTATGATGCAGGTGATATTCGAAACAAATCAATTATTGAAACTATTGCAAAACACAACATGTCGAATCGCAATATTATGTCCATGTTTGATAAAAAAGTAAAACGAATTGTTATTGTTATGGATGAAATCGACGGAATGAACAATGGAGATAAGGGTGGAATTACATCTCTCATCAAATTAGTTCGACCTAAAAAAACAAAAAAACAAAAACTAGAAGAGTCGACAATAAATCCAATTATTTGTATTGGTAACTATCATGCGGATAAAAAAATAAAAGAATTGATGAAAGTTTGCCACACGTTTGAAGTGAAGACTCCAAAAAAAAATCAAATGTTAAAAATTATTTCTAGTTTGATGCCGACGCTTGATGCAACACTGATTGATAATATTTTAGATTTTATACAAGGCGACCTGAGAAAGTTAACGACGGTTTATAATATTTACAATCAAGACGTGGAGAGAAATGCATTAAAAAATAGCAATGAACACATTTTAAATGGCGACGTCATAAAAATGATTTTTCAGCCCAAAACATATAATGAAGACAGCAAACAGCTTACGCAAAAACTTTTCAATTTCAACTATCCAATTGAACAACACGGGACACTGTTGAATGAAACTGATAGAACAATTGTTGGATTACTTTGGCACGAAAATATAATTGATGCAATTTCAAAATATAAAAAGTTGGATTCTATTCGCTTTTACAAGATGGTTCTTAACAATATATGTTTTGCAGACTACGTCGATAGAATCACATTCCAAAAACAAATTTGGCAGTTTAATGAGATGAGCTCACTGATTAAAACTTTTTATAATAATAAACTCTACCATGAACATGAACCATTTAAAAATAAATACAAAAATACGTTGACTGAGATTCGATTTACAAAGGTTTTAACAAAATATAGCACAGAGTATAATAATTCGCTATTTGTGCAAAATTTATGCCAACAACTTGCCATGGACCAAAAAGATATGTTTTCATATTTTCTATCGTTGAGAGATAAATATAAATACAGTGAGGATGAAATACACGAAATGCTCGACAACTATGATATTGGAAAACTTGACATATCGCGAATATTTAGGTATTTAGATAAATACATGGGACTGGAATCTTCATCATCATCTACCGTTTGCATTTCCGGTCCCATGAATGCTGCTGCTGATGACCCCGACGCCGATGTCAATAACATGAATGATGAATAAAACGTGGGCCCACACCACCTCACCACGCCCGATTATGATGACGGCAAAGGACACAAGCAAAGCTTAATCTCTCCCAAACTCGCCACATAATATTTCACCACGAGTGGTAAGTCATTTTCAAGATACATTTCAATTTGGTTACACAAATTTGTGCATTTTATAAAATATCCAAGATTTTTTAGAGAGAATTCACCCTGTATAATATTATTTGAATCCTGTTTATGAATGAATTTCATGCTGTCATCAGATTCAACGCGCCGAACTTCTGCAGTCGCAAACTGTCCCGAGCATCGAAAAATTAATTCATTTCCCACAGACTTTATTTCAATCTTTTCCGAAATACAAGACAAGTCTCGAATTATTTTTTGAAAGTCAGAAGAAGGCAAATTAATCACAGACGAAAAAACGACATTCGGTTCAACAAGTTCTTCAGGGTCAGGCTCAATCAAGCGCAGCTTTTGAGTTTTGCATTGTTTAATGTCTCCGTTTTCAAATTTTAGCCCGAGATACGAAACAACACCGTCATTGTAGTCCTTATTTTCAATGTAAATTGTCAGCGTATCATCATTATCAATTGAATTAATAAGCTTGAAAAGGTGAAACATGTTGACGCCAATAATGATTTTCTCTTTACTGCACTCGTACATTTCAAAATTCTCAGCAGCAAGATACAAGTGCGCCAACATGGTGTGCGACTTGTCCATGTTGATAATTCTTATACCATCCTTTTGAAACGTAATATTCGTTTCAAGAAGAATATCTTTCAAAGCCGTCATTAGTGTTCGAAACGGCGCGATTTGAACGGTTTTTATTGTTAAAACATTATCAGACATTTATGGAATTTTTTAAACACAAATAAATTAATCTTCAATATAAATATTTAGTTCGTATAATCTTTAAATACTTAATAATGTTATATTTGTTTGAATTCTTTTGTATTATTTGAATTATAAATTAATATATATTATATATATACAACAAGTTTCTAACACTTTTGAAATAACATGAAAAATAAAAATAAAAATAAAAGCATTAAAAATAAATCAAAATTGAGCGTTCAAAAAATAAGTAACGGTTCGAAATATGAAGTGAATGGGTGGAAGTGTGTATCAATATCGGGGTCCCCTTACAGTCGCGGTTATGCGCACGGACAACTGGTCAAAAACGAGTTGGCGGAAGTGCATACCATGTTGAAATACAGTTTGTATGAAGATTTCGGAAGGCCAATCGACGTATTCATCGAAATATCAAATGACTTTTTTAAACCAAAAATAAAAGAGAATTATCCAGAACTTTATGAAGAGATGGAAGGCATTGCGCGTGGATCTCAACAATCAATTGACTTTATCGTGCTATGGAACTGTTATATGAGTTTAGAATACTTGTACGCATCATTGGATGAAGTGTTGAAGTCGCACGACAATGCTGAATTGATTGCAAAATATGAAAAAATATTGCATATGGATGACATCGGGACGGGTTCAGGAAGTAAAAAAGGAATGAGTGCCAGAGAGGGCGGAGCTCAAGACCGTTGTTCTGCATTTATTGCCGTCGGTTCATATACGGCAGACGGTAAAATAGTGTGCGCGCACAACACCTTTGACAATTTTTTATCTGGACAATACTACAATATAATCATAAGTATCACACCGTCAAAAGGACACCGAATGTTGTTTCAAGGAGCGCCGGGGTACGTATTTAGCGGAACTGATTTTTTCACGTGCAGCAGCGGAATTTTTGGAACGGAAACAACATTGGGCGGGTTCAATGCGTATGAAAATAATGACCCCATTTGCTGCCGGGTGAGGCATGCCATGCAATATGGAAACACGCTGGATGATTATGTAAAGTATTTAACAACAAATAACTCGGGCGACTATGCATCAACATGGTACTTTGGAGACACCAACACAAATGAAATTATGAGAATAGAGTTGGGATTAAAATACACGCCGGTTACTAGAACAAAAAATGGTTACTTTATTGGATTTAACGCAGCATACGACCCACGAATAAGAAACTTGGAAAGCGTCAATAGCGGTTTTGATGACACTCGACGTCATCAAGGTGCAAGACGCGTCCGGTTAGAACAACTCATGCGCAAACACCAAGGAAATATTGATCTTGAACTAGCGAAACAAATAATATCCGACCACTATGATGTTTATTTGAATAAAACAAATTTGTGTTCACGAACGGTGTGCGCTCATTATGAACTGGACGACCGCGCATTCATGTCTCAAGCAGATCGACCGAAACCATTTGCGCCGCGCGGAGCATTGGATGGTAAAGTCATCAGCAGCAACCTTGCCCGCGAAATGAAATTCATGGGAATTTGGGGGTCATCGTGTGGGACACCGTTTTATAAAGATGCATTTTGCGATCGCAACATGCAGTGGGAAATGTTGAAACCGCTTTTACATGACAGACTGTCACAACCGTGGTCAACATTTGCTTTGTCAAGCCCGTCGAGAAACCATTCACTAAAAAGTGAAAGGAAAAAAATAAGAAAAACGAAAAGAAAAAACTGAACCAAACCAGTCACCACACCACACCACACACTAATCGCATTGTTCAACACCATCAACGCCGATCTTCTTTGGAACTGATTTGATCTTGATTTTTATTTTTTTTTCAACACCCTCTGTTTTTTTTATTGTTGATGGTGGCTTGGCGGGGGGTGGGTGTTGTTTGAGACTTTTTTCATCATTTTTATTCAACAACAACTCATTGTGCGGTACTGCCTCCGCAGCGGCGCTAAGACGGTGAAGGTTCTCATCGACCACCATATTTTTATAGTTTGAATGTGATGTAACTGTGCTAATAATTTCGTCAACCGGAATATTGTATTTTTCAGAAATGATGTCAACAACCGTCATGTGAAAATCAGCGACATGACGAAATATCATTTGCAAGGATGCAGCGTATGCCGCGTGACTGGATCTGTCCTTGATTTCAACTTCAACAGGAATACAAATTTTCGTGTCCTGTTTTTCATTTTTTTTAAATGATTTGTTGTTGTCGTTATCGCTGCTCATTTGTATTTGTTCTACCTGCACCAACAAAATGACACCAAAAAAAAATCAATTTTTTTATATTTTTTATTTATTCGTCAATATTCATAAATGTCAATAAAAAATATAAAAATCAAACAAAATCAGAAAGAGTTAAACCAAGATTTTTTTTAGACATATACCCAATAATAACATAACTGAAATTCAACATGTTTATAATTTTTCGAACATGAGTTGCATCAATGGTTTCAAGAGCTTTATCAAATTCTTTTTCAGAATAAATTTTACACACCATTTGTTTATCTTCTTGTTGGTTTTTTTTATTACTTCTGTAACGCTCTTGCAAGTGAATTAATAAATACTGCGACTCATAAAAGTCTGCAATTTCCATTGAATTTTTAATGTGATTGTTCCTTTGAAGCAGTAAAAGTTTTTTCGAATTATTTAATAATTTTGAATCTATATTCTTTATTTTTTTCTCTCGCAAGTATTCGATAATATACTTCAATATTTTTACAAAGTTTAAGCCCATGCAAGAACCGGTTATTTCCACAACTGTGCCATAGTAGTAAGTGGCAGAACTGACAGATATTGAATATATTAACTTATGTTCAATCCTGAGAATATTGTATACTTCCCTTTCTATCAAACTACAAGTTAAAATCAAATGTTGAAGAAGTTCATTATTCAAATGAATATCCAATGGAAAATAGATACTGAAGTAAACTCCTCCATTTTTAGCCTCCTCTGTCTTGTTTTCAACAAAAAATAACTTGGATTGATAAGAAAATGGATTTCTTAAAGGAATATTTTCCATTGACGATGGTGCCGATGCCGATACCGATTTCAGTTTTGTTTTGAATACACTTAAAATATATGCCGGATTAAAGTCTCCAGATACAAAAAAAAATGTATTTTTTGAAGTATAATTTTTTTTATGATAGTCAACTAAATCGTTCAATGAAATATTTTTAATATTTTTTTTTTGCAACAAGTAATTACTTGATTGTTGTAGACCTGGTAACGTATAAAGTGAGTTTAGTACAATCTGATTAAAACCATAGTCGTATGAATTAATTTTTTGATTCATTTCATTTGTTACTATTTTTTTTTCAGTGGTTAAACTTTTTTGTAAAATGGTTGGATGTGTAACAATTTCAATAATATATTCAAGCATTTCGGGTAGCTCACTTGACAATCCATCAATAAAATATTTTATTTGTGTAGTCGTAGTGAATCCATTGAAAAACACAGGTCTTGACATCCAATAAAGTTCACATGATTTTTTTTTACATTTTTTCCACGATTCCATCAATACGTGTTCTAGTAAATGATTGACTCCAATGTCAGACTCTTTTTCATTACAATACCCATTTGCAACAATTGCGCTAACATATGCAGTTTTAGTTTTGGACTTTATAAATAATATTGTGTATCCATTTATTTGATGTGTTACTATTTTTGACATTATTATATTATATCTTTATTATTATTTCTTATTACTATTTTATTTATTAAATAGTAGTAACAAAGTCAAAAAAATAATATTTCAAAATAGACTTTAGGACTTTAGGAATTTTAGTGTCTTTCATGTCTTCATAGTTATTTCAGACTTTATATTTTCATATTATTTTATTTTTTAGTAGTTGTGATTACTGGTTCATTTATCATTGTCAAAATGTTGTGTATGAATTACTTTTTTAAATCAAAAAAATATATTTTTATATGTCTTTATATAATATATACAATTTATAAAAACGTATAATTTATAAAAATATTTCATGGCATTTAGTTATCCATCTTCTTCGTCATCATACAATAACGACTATTCGTCATCAGCTCCATCCTCGTCTTATTTTTCTAAATTAACATCATCGTTCGGATCGTCGTCAGATGTATCTGGCAGTAAAGACTTTCTTGAATCAAACACATTTATTGCCAAGATTGCATTTTTACTTTTAGTAATCATTATTTTTTTTATTCTATTGCGAATTAGTATCGCACTTCTCTCATGGTTACTAGCTCCATCTCAAAATATGACGCTGCTCAACGGAATGGCTGATGCATCATTGCCGATTCATATTTCTCAGGATCCAACGTCAACAAATTCTATGCCAATTATTCGTTCTTCCAATGAAATTTTTGGAATGGAATTTACATGGTCTGTTTGGTTATTTATCAAACCATCAGTTGTGTCTCTTCCATCAACGCAACACGTGTTTAGCAAAGGTGCTGGTTCAAACATGAGTTGCACGGGTTCGGGTGTGTTTGCAAATAATGCACCTGGTCTCTATTTGACAAACGCAAACACGATTAATGTGCTAATGGATACTGTAACCGCGCCGGCATGTTCAACTACCCCATCAATAGTAATTGATAATATGCCAATCAATAAGTGGTTCAATGTTGTCATTCGCCTTACTAACAACACGCTGGATGTCTACATAAATGGGCGTTTAACACAGCGCAAGATAATGGACTCTGTTCCAAACCAAAATTATGATGATGTATTCATTTGTAGTGGAGGAGGATTTAGTGGATACATTTCAGACTTGAAATATTTCAACTCATCCATTGGAACAACCGAAATAAATGCGATTGTTTCAAGTGGACCAAACACAAGCATCAACACATCAAGCTTGAAGAATAATAATCCACCCTATTTATCAATAAATTGGTATCAGTCTAATCAGAAATAAAATACTCAATACTGAAGCTGAAGCAATAAAATAAAATATTGACATATTTATATTTTATTTTATTTTATATTTTGAAAATTTAAATTTACATCAAATAATGTCAAATGCTAATTCAAACATAAATAATTGTGAAACAAGCTGTTGTGTGTTTAATTATTACACACAGACCGTATACAATCCAAATCCGACACGTTTGTGGTCACGTTTTGAGAATGTGTGTTACTGTTCACCGAGTCCTTCATGTTCAACCGACTATGACAAACTTAACGAGAGACGCAAGGCGGAAATACTGAAGTATAAGGCAAATAGTAGTAACATAACAAAAAAACAACAGTACGCAAATGCTGCAAGCAATCGTTGGTTAACAGGAAGAAAAAGATGCTGGGCTACTCAAACCGACACCTTTACAAATCCAAACACAAGTTCCTTACAACGAGTTGGTGATGTTCTTATTTGTAATAATAATAATGTGAATTGTTCGCTTACAAGCGACTCCAATGTTCCAGGTAATATTCAAACACTTTGTTACAACCCATCTGTACCGCTTTATAACTACAAGGTTAGAAGAACATACAAATCTGGCGGAACAAAATGGCCGCAGTACGGACCGCCGCCCAAACTTGCATTTTAATCACGGCCGGATATAACAAAAGAAAATAATAAAATTTAGTTTAATAAAAGTTAATAGCGAATAATAATGAATAAAAAATATTTATTATTATTTATAGTTATTTGCATTTATATTAAAAAATGGGAAACAGTGCATCTTTAGGTTATGATGAAGAGCAAGAACAGCAAGAACACCATGAAGACCATGAACGCCATGAAGACCATGAATGTCATGAACGCCATGAAAAAGTTGATAAAGAAAATGTTGAAAATAATGAAAATATTGAAAAAAATGTTGACAAAAGAAAATCAAATATAAAAAATAAAGATCATGAAAATTTAATTAAAAAATGTAAAAAAACAATAAAAAATTCAAAAATATCAAAAAAAGCATTAGGAAAAACAAAAAATAATAGACGCATTCTGAGAGAATACCGGTCCCATTATAATGAAATAATTAATAAATAACAAATCGAAAACGAGGAATATTTCTATTTCTCTATTCTCTCTTCCGCGCCGACGTAATATTATTTTATCAAAAATGATTAAATACAAATGAGTAAATCAAAATATAACACGATAACATTCAAGTTATAACCTCGCGATAACTCTCAAATCACTCAAATGTATAAAAATATAAAGTGTATACTGTTTGTAACATTCCTTTTTTTATCAAAGTATTTCTTGGTTCTTCCTGTTCCTATTCCTCTTTCTCTTTCACAACAACCATCATCACCATCACCACTACTATTTGCATACAGTCCGATGAATTGTAACGTTACTAATTATGATTTTACGTTTATTTTTGATGAAAAAAATAAAGCATTCAAAGTGCATGGATTGTGGGCAGAACAATGTTCTGAATGTTTAACGTGTGGCTACCCTTACTGCTGCGACGTGGACAATATGAGTTTCATATATCCCAACAATTCAAAACAAATTGCATTTTTAAACGCACAATGGTTCAACGCAACAACGCGCGAAGAATGCTTTGGTGGTAATAAAAGAAAGGAAAAATCCTTTGAAGTAAATAAAGGCGATGTTGAAGTTTCGCTGTTTGAGCACGAATATTTCAAACACGCTTCATGCACGCCAATGCGTGCGAGCGCATCAGAATTTCTGGAACAAGTGATGCAACTTTACGACATGTATTACGAAATGCATGTGGAAAACCAGTGTTCCGGATATAGTCAGCTATGGTTGAACCTTGACGGAAACTTTGTTTATAATAATGTGAGTAAATGTTTGTAAAAAATTATGCTCTTAAATTTGGATTAATACAGATATCCATTGTCGGAAAAATGTCACCCGACAAACACTGGTCATTCTCTCCAACTCGTATACAACTCCTAAATCCTCGATCTTCGCCGATGTAACAGTAACCGGATTTAGAACGACCGCTTTGTGTAACACTTGTTGCATCATCGGGTGATGGCATAGGTGCCATTTTTTTCAAATTCGCAAGACCGGTGGATAATACATTATTCTCAGTTGTTTTATCTGCTTGAGGATTGAATGGTGGAGGGTTGATCGCCGTGGCTTGCGCCTGTTGCTGACTTTGTGCTCTCATTTTGGCTTCTGGAGTTAAATTGAGACCTTTTTCTAAAATATTTACACTTCCGGTGACTGCACCTGATGCCACGTCTACGCCACTCTTTAAACCCGTGGCACTAACATTTGCGGTTGTCTTGATGGTTTCGCCGGTTGAATAACCAATCCATTTCAAAACAGACTGAATGGATTCTGTGAATTTACCTAAATTGAAGAGGTTGTATATTAAAACCCAAATGATCAACACAATCAAAATTCCTGACACAATTGACCAAATGCTGTATCCAGAATCTGCATCTGTGCTCGCATCTGGAGCAGAATCTGAAAAAAAATCAACCGAGTTACTATTAAAACTTGATGGTGCTGCTACTTGTTCTGCCGCCACTGGTGATGATGAATCTGCCAATAAACTCATTTTTTATTACTATTAATTATTATTATTATTATATTATTACATTATTATTAATTAAAATTATAAACATTTTTTACATTTTGGTTTAAATAATTAAAGTAAAATATAAAATTTAAAACATTTTATATATTTTATACGTTGCCCACGTGGTGAATGCAAAGAGCGTTCCTCCCCATAGTGTGTCTGTAAATGCTGTTTTCCAAGAATACTTTGTAAACATTGTAACATTTGTCATATCAAATACTCCGTATAAAAATATGCCTAATATAAATGCATCAACAGGACTTTTATTTTGCATTATAATAAAATAATTGAGAGCGCCTACAACGCAGACATACGATAGAATCGCACCATACACATTCGCTTTCAAAGGCGAATTTTGAATGAGTTCGACATTTGCCTTAAATATTGGAATTCCAATATGATACAAATACACTCCATCCACAACTAGTAGTATTGCAGATGATATTAAAAAAAGAAATAGTTTACTTTGATTCATTTATATAATATTCATATAAATGTTTTTTTTACTTTTATGTTTCTTTTTTTAAAATAAGGTGCTGTGTAAAATTATTAAGTTTTTCAATTTTATCAATTGTTTTTTCCAGGTCACTACGTTTTACACCTTGCATCAAGTAGTCTGTGGCAGGAGCAGTTTCATTTTTTTTTATTTGTTTGTACACAGAGTTGATTTTTTGAACAACCAAGTCCACCATATTTTTATTTTGCGAGAGAATAATTTCCTTATCCGTGGTATATGATTCGGTCAATAATGAAATCGCAAAGTATAATAGGTATCGTCGTTTTGATTTTGCGCCTGGTGTGAAACGCATACAATACAAGTGTAGTAAACTTGTAATAATTTTTATAACAGTCGCTTTTTTTGGTAAACTACACGTTTCAGAATTTGCGCGTTTGAGTATAATTTCCCAAAGAATCCACACTGGGTCCATTTGATATTTATCTTCCACCGGTATAGAAGCTCGCCTGGAACATTTGCACACTTCTTTTTTTTTGGTTTTACAAACAGAGTTGAATTCTAAAATCCACTCTAGCCAGTAACAAGCCAATAAATTATTTTTAGAATCGCCGGATATATGATAAGCAAATTCATTTAATGCGATGAAAAGCTCTTTGGGATCTTCTTTTTCAAATACCGGATTAACGTATTCAACATTTGGCGCCTTTAACTTTGTTGACAATGATGTGATTTCATACTCATCTTTGCGTATGTCAACGCGCTGAAAGCTATGTTTTTTATTGGATAGACATAACACGCTAATAACTTCGGCAAACAAGTTTCTGATTTTTTGATTATTTCTTAGCGTGAGTTCATTTCCAACATATCCCCCAGACATGATCTGTTTGAATGCGTCGTAGCGCATTTCAATGTAGAGTGGCAACTTTGTGTTTGCTAAATGAATGTGCTTTCCAACCATTGTTAAAATAATATCCCACAACTCTAAAAATTGGCCTGCGCAAATAAATTCTGAACTCCAGTTGCATGCTGGTTCTATTTTGCCATCAAGTATACACCGAATTAATTCGCTTCTTACATCTGATTTTTTATATTTTGAAAATGTGGTTCCTTTGAATTCATTTATCAACCTGATGTCATTGATTTCAGTATCTGTTTTTGACATGTATATTTTTATTTTTTTTATATTGAATTGAATAATTAAACTGTGTTTATTAAATAACAATATATAAATACAACATATTTAACACAAAATTATAATTTATTTCAATTGTTAATAAAATTAATATACAAAATTAATATATACAATAATATAAAATTATATATAATAATATATAGTTGACAGTATTAAAAAACGATAGAACGATAGATAAAATGAACAACAATGTAAATATACTTGCACAGAATAAAAAAGTATTGGATGAAATTGCCGATAAAATTAATGACATCCCATGTTGGTTGGCAATTATGTTAACATTAGCAATTATTATTATTATTGTATGGGCTATAAGTTTTTTTTACAACGTTTATACTGTTATACCAAATAAAGAAGGGTTTACGCAAGAAGCCAGCTTTATTCTTAAACAAAATGATGAAGTTTTTGAAGACCCATTTTATGTTAGCATATATGATGATTTATTTTATAAAAAAATGTACAACACATATGAAGTTGGCATTATTGTAAATGAAATACATCCGACATCAAAAGATGTAATTATTGAAATCGGTTCAAAAACTGGAAATTATGTCAGTGCAATGAAAAGCAACGGATACAATATTGTTGGGTTGGACAAATCTAAAGCCATGGTCAAGCACGCGTCACAAAAATATCCCGACTGTAAGTTTATTCACGGAGACCCGCTTGAGTTTATGAGTTTTTCATCTGAATACGCAACTGCGATTTTACTTTTGGATTTTTCAATTTACTACATTTCTGATAGGCGAACACTTTTTTACAACTGTTACCATTGGCTCAAACCCGGTGGTTATTTGGTTCTTCATCTTGTGAATCGCCACATGTTTGACCCTGTTGCGCCAGCGGCAAAACCGTTTACGCTGATATCTCCGCAGTCCGTTGCGCCGGCGCGCATCACAACATCGGACGTTGTCTTTGACAGTTTCAACTACAAGAGCAAATTTGAACTCGATGATGGCACCAATGATACTGCCAAAGTAATTGAAACCATGAAGGATAAACAGGGTAAAGTTCGCAAAAATGTAAGGTCGATGAAAATGACAGGGCAAAAAATAATTATTGGTGAAGCGAAAGATGCCGGATTTATGATGCTAAGCCAGTACGACCTTTTAAAAAATCAGCGCGAGTATCAATACATATACATTCTTTATAAACCAAGTAACTAACTAACATATTAAAATTTTTTAATTGATTTCCTTGACGACTTTTTCTTATTTCGTTTATTTTTTATACTATTTACATTTTTTTTATGTTTATTTACACTTTTTCTGTATTTTTTTGTAGTATTTGACTTTAATTTTAACCTTGAATTACCACCACGACTATATTGAGCGAATTCTATCGTATGTGAATCTTTAAATAATCGGATTGGATCACTAAGGTATTGTCGAGCGCGAGATGTATTTTCGGCGGAAGGAGCTACCATGTGATGACCAAGACCAGCGGTAGTAAGTATTTCATTTGCTTTTATAACACCGGGATGGTTCGCAGATTTTATAGATAAAATATTACGTATAAAAATACCATCACGCAGTTCATCTAAAATTTCATTTTTTATTCCTTGAGGCGCAGCATCATATGCTTGAACATCACTTAAAATTAGATAAAGTATTCTATTTTTTCTTTTAACAAAATCAGGTAAATTTTCTTTTTTTGCTTTGTAATAATCTTCCCTTAAAAAATCAAACACCATATCTACAAGTCCAGACCTCGCGGTTGGAGGCGCAACTAAATTAGTTATAAGTATAGAATAACAATGAATCGCATCATTTATCGCACTGGGCGAATTGTTAACATAAGCACATGTTGCAATGCGTTGAAGTGCTTCTTGTTTATTTTTAGGAATAGTTGTGCTTCTTGGATATGAAGGATATGAAGCTAATGCATAATAAAAAAGTATGCGTGGGCACTTTGGCGAATCGAATTTTACGATCTCATATAAAAGGTGTTTAGGATTATATAGATTTTTAATAAATTCGGTTTCTCTTCTAGATTTTAATACAAATTCCTGATATTCACGTTGTAATGCTTGTGTAGGATTTCTTTCTATTTCCTCTGGTGTTAGCGGAGGGAAATCCGTACATGGTCGAGATACTTGGACTGCCGCCATAATTTAAAAATAAATGAATAATATATATATATATATATATTATTTTTTTTGAAATCATAAATATGACAAATAAAAATTGAATGTACAGATGCAACTACAAAATAGATATTCGTTTGTAATAACAATCTTTTTTATCTTTTATAGTAACAATAAAAAATTAAACTTAATACCAATATACCGCAAAATACAATAAACCAATGAGTTTATCTTCATATTCAACGCTTAAGATGGTTTGTAACAAAGACCAAGTTTCACTTTTAAAGGATATAAACAGTTGTGATGATAAAACTTATAAAATTGTCTTTGATGTGCGAAATGATGCATTTCCAATTCACACAATGGTTGGATTCAGAATGTACACCCTTTTATATGAACTAAATCGTGATATTATTCAGTCATTCAAAATAGTTAAGGAAGATATAAAAAGTATTGAAATGATATTTTTATTCAAGTCACTTGGCAAAGACTTTGGTCTTGCTCCCAAATTCATGCATATAATGACAACAGTATATTCTATGTCACCTGAGCGTTGTGTTTTTAATAGCGTCGACGTCGACACTGTCACGAATGCTTCCATTCCAAAAAAATATGAACGGTTATATACAAATAATTCCGCATTAACCGTTGAATTTATTTCAAATAATGAATTACATTTTGATTTTACATTTAGTTTGAAAGATAGTGACGACGACAGCTCAAAAAGTCAAAACCAATCTTCAACTCCCTTTATGGAAAATTCTGTTGCATTAATGATAAAAAAAATATTTTCTAGGTTAAAAGTATTTACAGAAAGAATGACATAATTAAATATAGTTGGTATATATTTAACTATATTTTATTCTTTTATTGATGTTTAAAAATATCAAAACAAATGTTGTAAACGCATTTCGAATAGTAAAATCATATTCGTCTGCTATTTTTATTTTGACGACAGAAACTTTGCACTATAAATTTAGATACACAGAGTACAATGACTATATAAAACAACTTGCTTTGAAATTATCAAGAGAGAATGTTTTTTATGTGAAATTTTTTCAGGCAGCGTGCACAGTCAAGTCTCCATTATTGAATGATGAACTTACAACATTTCTAATGTCATTTACCGACAATGTTCCATATTCTTCTTCTGAAATAGATTGTGATTCCCTTGAGTGTGCAATAAATGATTTTTCGATTTCAATAAAAAAACCATTTGTTCCAATAAAATCCGGAACAATATCACTTATATTTGAAGGGTATAAAGATGGTAAACCGGTTATTATCAAGTGTAAGCGAATTGGAGTGAATGATAAAATACAAAATGCAATTTTTCACATGAATCATTTGATTTCAATTTCAAAATTTATTCCACATGTTAAAAATTTGAATGTGCACGAAATTTATAGCCAAAATAGACAAAGTGTAATTGACCAGCTGTCTTTTGAAAATGAAGTTTCAAATATTGAATTATTTTATTCAAAATGGAACAAACCTGGTCTTGACTATGTTAAAATACCGAAAGTTTATTCTGAAATAACAAAGAAACTTCCTAATATAATTGTAATGGAACGCATATTTGGAAAAATAATTAGCCAAATCGATGTAGGTGATAAAGACAAGTATGCATTATTATTGGCGAAATTTAATTTCAAAAGTGTTTTTTATGATGCAATATATCATGGAGATTTTCATCCTGGAAATGTATTTTTTTTAAAAGAAGAAAAAGTAAAAAGAATTCAGTGCGACGACGATTCCGACGATTCCGACGACTCCGACGACTCCGACGATGGCGAACCATACGCTTACAAAATTGGAATTATAGATTTTGGAATTATTGGAACACTCACGAGAGAGTTGCAAAATGTAATATACAATTTATTTCATAATTTATATGAAAAAAATCATGTCGGCGTTGCCAATTGTATGATAGATAATTTAATAGAACCAAAAGAGATTTTAACAGTTGACATAAAAAAAGAATTAGTTGAAATTATTTCATCCTACTCAGAAATGCATTTTGGAAAAGATAACTATAAATTTTTAGATGCAGAAGACATAATAATAATTAATAAGCTGTTATGCAAGTATGGTGTTCAGTTTTCCAAAGAATTTTGCAAAGTTGAACTGTCTTTTGCAATTTCAGATAGTGTCTGCAAGTTGTTATCTAATAAAAAAACATATATTGACCAACTTTTGAATATATTTTCAAATATCCCTTGATCCGCTTGCCTTTTATCTGCTGTTACCTCTTCTCCTATTTGACGACTACACGGTGTAATATTTAATATTTGATTAATATTTAATAAAAAGTTTTATTGTTTTATGTTTTTTTTTCAGTGACGTTTTTGAATTATACTTTTTATAGTGAGTTTTTTTTCTTTTTAATACATTTTTTCTAGAACCACCGGCAGCAGCAGCTACTCCAGATTCTTTTTCCATTTGTTTCTTGAAATTTTTAAACTCTTCCAAATTTTCCAAAACTTTATTTGCATATGTTTCAATGATATTTAACTCGTCATCTATTTTTTTTTGTGATCCTGATGTTTCTTCTTCTCCTGATGTTTCTTCTCCTGATGATGCTGCTGCTGAATCTTGTGACTCTTGTGATTCTGCTGCTGAATTTTCAGGTGCTACCATTTGTGTTGTTGAATCTTGTGACTCTAATCCTTCTGCTGCTGCTGTTGCTCCCGAATCTTCAGTAGATGCTATCATTTGTGGTTCTCCTGATGCTGCAGGTGCTTCTGTCTCCACTACCGGCATCGACGATGCTGCTGCTGCTGTTGCTCCCGAATCTTCAGTAGATGCTATCATTTGTGGTTCTGGTTCTTGTGTTCCTGATCCTTCTGCTGCTGCTGCTGCTGCTGGATCTTCTGGTGTTATCATTTGTTGTTCTGGTTCTTGTAATTCTGATCCTGCTGCTGCTGCTGCTGCTGCTGCTGGATCTTCTGGTGTTATCATTTGTTGTTCTCCTGATGCTGCAGGTGCTTCTGACGCCACCACCGATGCTGCTGATGCCTCTCCTTCTGTTGATGCTGCAGGTGCTACCATTTGTTGTTGTTCTCCTGATGCTGCAGGTGCTACCATTTGTTGTTGTTCTCCTGATGCTGCAGGTGCTACCATTTGTTGTTGTTCTCCTGATGCTGCAGGTGCTACCATTTGTTGTTGTTCTCCTGATGCTGCAGGTGCTTCTGGCGCCACCACCGATGCTGCTGATGCCTCTCCTTCTGTTGATGCTGCAGGTGCTACCATTTGTTGTTGTTCTCCTGATGCTGCAGGTGCTTTTGGCGCCATTCCCACTCCTGTATCAACAGGAGAAGAAGAACGACTACTACTGCGCATAAACGAAGGACGAGGAGGAACAGAAGGCTGTGCTCTTGGTGTAGTTTCCAAATCACCACTAGCGCCTACGCCGCCGACAGATTCCATGTACTTTATTTTTTTTGTTAAATTATGTTTTTTATTTTTTTTATTTCTATATTTTGTTTTAGTTTTATTCTTCATTTTACTAATACTAATAATATAACATAACAATATATTATATTATTTTATTCGTTATTTGTTAAGGAAAATTTAAATTTATCAATAAAATTTTTAGAATACTTGTATGAATAGTAAGAAATAAGTGACATTGCAATCAACATTGGTAATGTGTCATAATTTTGATTTGTAATGCTTGAAATAATAAATGCAGAAGAAATTGGATTTTCAAAAATTGTGCTAAAAAATGAATTCATTCCAATAATAATTGTTTGAGTAGATGGTAAATTGAAAATACTGTCATACACGCTTCCAATACCACCTCCTAATGACATAAATACCCACTTATGCCCACCTGAGCATCCCGAAATATATGTTAGAATCACATTTAGTAAAAATCCTAATAAGATTTTGAAATCATACACACACGATTTTGAAAATTCACAATTTACCATTGTTAATCCTTCTCCGGTAATTTCAGTTCCTTTGTTGAAACTATTTATTAGCGCTGCAAGACAAAATCCAAAAAATATTGGAATAACATTCAACAACACCTTATTTTTCGTAACAAGACTCTGCACCGTGTCAAACATGAATGACATCATTTTAAACAATACTGATGCAGTAATTCCACAAAAGATGGCTAAAAATGAGTATTTTAAAAAATCAGACACGTTGTATGTGAAAGACACCGGAGAAGAAGTAAAAATCACTCTACTCTTATCTACAACTATATATGCAACAAGTATTCCGATACAACAAAAAATAAAATTTGATACTATTTTTTTAGAATTTTCTCTTAATGACTTTTCTAAAACTAAAATGAGTGAAGCAAGTGGAGATTTAAATGCAATTGTGATTCCAAAAACGTAACCAAGATAAAGTAAATTTTCAAAACTTATTTCTAGAATGAATTTTTGAAAGTAACTGAAAAGGTACAAGAGAAGAAAAACAGAAATATGAATAACCACAGTTTCAGAACCAAGTGACCCTCCAGAGTATATTGTTACCAAACTACTAATAATAATAACTAAAAGTGAAGAAAATGGGAATATATTTTTGAACCTATTTGGTTCATTCAAATCATTAAATAATTTTTTTACATTTTGAGATAGTGGACCATTTGCATTTTTATATAGAAAAGCCCTTGATGCAATCCAAAATAATAACGGCGATAATAAATATAATGCAGATGGATTTTTTACAATATTTATTTTTGCATCACGTGATAATTTTGTAAACGTGTGTTTGTACAACTTGCAAACATATCCAATAAAAAATAACACAACTATGATAAATATAAATGTAACACCTTTTTTAATAATAAAATTCATACATAAATTCTATATTATATTAATAATATTTTTAATCAATATAATTAAATGAATACATCGATATAATCGATACAACTCAGTCTAAGAATTCCAGGGTAAATTTTTCATTAAATTTAAAACAGTATCATTTTCATTTGTTTTTATCTCTCGAACATAATTTTTCGGATTCTTTGAGATGTCTACAAGTAGTGCGCAATCTTCTTCAAGATTTCCAGTCAAGTGCACAACTTGTTTCGGAAAATATGTTTCAATCTCAGTGCATCCTAAATAAATTGGTGTTGTATTACACACAAGACAGCTACTAATTTTTTCTGAAAAATAATGTGGGTGTCTATAGTTTTCAACACAAATACTTAGTGAGTATGATTCGTAAGGTTCTTTGTCTTTAAAAGGTCCTTTTATATTTTTTTTATCTGGGAATTTAGAAATATAACGCGCCGTGCCGTTTCCCCAAATGTCCACCGCCAAATCATGTTTCAAAATAAATGCTACAAGTTTGCTACGATAAATGTGGCCTGGTGCTTGATACTTGTTGGAAATAATAATTGACACTGCATTTTTTGAGGCTTTTATTATCGACCTTACTGGATAGTCGGTGTGCCACATAAAACCATGGTGTTCTTTAAAAAAAGCGCTCGTTAAATTGGGATGTTTATATCCAATGTAATACATTCCAACATGTTTTTCTGCAAAATCGATAAAATCATACGAAAGTCTTAAATACTTTATGGGTTCAAAAGCTAAACCAAGAACGCATTGCGGTGGAACAGAAATATCTGATATAATTGGACAGTTCAAAAGAATTGCATGAGTATATGTGGTTCCTGTTGTAATATACAAATACTTATCCGCACCATAATTGTTCATTTCATTAACTTTACAATTCGATTCATATTTTTGTTTGCATGTTTCAGAACCACAAAAATCGGAAAATATTTTAATTCGAATATATTTCTCTCTAAGACGTTCTTCTGAATTTTTAAAAAAAATATGATCGCATGTTACTTTATCACACAAGTTTGACAACTTTTTATAATTTGATGTTTCGACGAGAGACTGGTTTGTAATGCGACATTTATAATTGGTATTACATTCATTATTACTTTCATTTTTATTTTGTTGCTTTGAATAACCAATGTAACAAATTTTGCACTCTCTTAATGTTAAGAATAATAAAAGCGAATGAAACTGTGCCATTATTGTATTGAATGAACTACTAACAAGTGTAAAATTATGATCATGACTACATTTATTTATTTCAAGTGATGCAATATCCGGGCAAAAATGTTTGAATAATTTTTTTTTTATTAAGACTGTACTCACTAAAAATGGACACGAATGAAAAAGGGATGAAGTTTGCATTTTAATAATTTGCGCATGAGTTGAGTTAATGCATTCATTTGATGGAGTGCATTCACAGCCCACCACATCGCAGTTTTCAACTGACATTACATCATATTGTAACTGTAATTTATTTGCATTCCATATATCATGTTCTAAATCAAAAATAGAAATGTGTGTGCATTTGTAATTATATAACTCTTCATCAATGTTGTAGAGAGAGTTCAAATTAAAATATAAATCCGGGGTATAAATAATTTTAATTCTTTTGTCAATTATTTTTTTTATTGAACTTTCAAAGTCGAGATTTTGCACGTTTGTAATTAAAAATAATTCCCAGTTTGTAAATGTTTGGGGTAATATTGACGTTTTGATGGATGAAAATAGAGTGATTGTCTTATTATTGGCATTATTTTTATCTGATTTAATATAATCTTGAGGTATAAAAGCTATAATTGTTATCATTTTTTATTTTTTTTATTTTTTTTATATTTTTAAAAATAATATACAGTACTTATTTTTATAAGTATTCGTTTAATATGATTTAATATATTTTTTATTGAAATTTATGTATTTAAATTTATTATATATTATATTTATATATATTTATAATATAATGTATAACAAGTTAAGACAGTCAGGAGGCTCCAGTGAGAGACAAAAAGGAATTGCAGCTCAGTTACGCACATTTACTCATGGCAATTTAAGAGATGAATTAAATAGTATTGTTCATAGCGGAGATAACTACTCTTCAAAATCAAACCATCCGTCAAACGAATATATTGACTTATCCAATAATTATGATCCAAAAGCTGAAAGTGTATTGAAAGAAGCAGTTGACTTTATAAAAAATAACGATAAATTTAGTTATAAACAAAAAATGAAAATATTAAAAGGAGTTGTGCATATGAACACGAACACAATAACGAATGAAAATAAACAAGTGACATTAAAAACATTACGAGTGACTCCACGAAAAACATTTAAAGACATGATAATTACAAAGACGTTAACACGAAGTCGAACCCGGGCAAATCGAAGAAGTCGAACCCGGACAAATCGAAGAAGTCGAACCCGGACAAATCGAAGAAGTCGAACCCGGACGTAAAGGCGGCGAAGCGGCGGCGTTCGTTTCTATATTTTAAATATCCAAGCTAATTGATGTTCGGTCAGATTTTTGTTTACGTTTACTTTTGCTTGGCATGTTATCATTTTTCATTTCATTTAAGTCAGACGCGCTAATTGTACTTCCTCCTCCCGAACCACCGACGCTGCCGTTGTTGTTACTCTTGCTCGCATTGTTTGGATTGCTTCCAGAATCAAGGGAAACTGTTTTTGTTTTCAAACCTGATAACAAACTCGATATATCAGATGGACCCTTCATTTCCGGGCGAAGACTTTGTTTTATGGTTTGCGTTTGTGATGCATTACCGCGCCCCATTAAAACATCCGGACGAACATTAGTCAAATCACCAGGACGGCGAGGGGGGGGAGGCGCGCGGTCTCCTTGTGTTTGAATAGGAGGAGGAGGAGGATGCTGTGGAACAGTTGGCATCGGCATGTTCAACTGCTGGTTTGGATTGTACTGAGGTTGATGCGAAAATGGTGCCGCGGGCTTTGATGACATGCCTGCAATGTCGCTCATGAAATTACCAAAGCCGCTGCCGCCGCCGCCGCGATTTTGTGGTTGGGACATGGATGAAACGGCGGCTTGCGTAAACTGTTGCATTAGCTCTGGATTTTGGCGCATAATGTCATCCATTCCCGGCATTGCTGATTTGAACATTGTGTTTGTCATATGAAGCATAATTGCGCTTCCGCCCAACTGAAACAATAATTTGAGTTCTGGTGCCATCTTCGCTTTGGATTTGTATTTCTCATGCAACTCTCCAAAAATTTCATCATAGTCATCAATATTTTCACTAACTTGCTCTGACCACCCGTCCAACTTTAAATCAAATGGATCAAACTTGTTATTTAAAAACTCGATTCCCGTAATACACGCCATCAACATTTTACCTTGAAATTTTACACTGTTTCTACGCTCTCGCTCCTCGACGTGTGTTTCATATTCACCCTTCATCTCTGATAATGATGACTCCATATCATATTTTTTTGTCAAACGAATTCCTTTCTTTTCCAATTCTTCTAACTTTTTTACATATTTGAATTTCTCTCGAAGCAACTCTTCTTTGGTCAACTGTGGCTGAGTATCCATTGAAACGTCCGGATTCATCGGAACATTGTTGAATTTTCCAAATCCATCCCATGTCGGTTTTTCGTCGTCAAACATTGCCGTTGATGCGCCAATTCCTCCTCCCACGTCAACACCGCTGTCGCCGCCAATGCTATTTGAAAATGGGTCATTTCTGTCTGACAGCTTTATAGTGTTGAATCCTGACGAGGACGACGATGACGAAGTAAACAAATCGGACTTTAGTTCCTTAATGTTTCTTGAAGAAGGTAACGAATCCATGTCACGCAAATCATCCTCTAAACTGGTAATATCATCTATATTAATATTCGTCGAACCGGATTTATCACCACTACCAGATTTAAATCTATCATTCATCAATAATTCAAGCCCGCCTCCAAAATTTGCAGACTTTTTTCCACCGCTTCCACTTCCACTTCCTATATCTAAAGAGCCTAAATCTATAACTTCTGGTTCCATTATATATTATTTTAATTATAACATTTATTTCTAAGTCATACGCACATTAAAATATATTAAACATTTAATTTAATTTATTATATATATAATTCAAATTATGAAGTATACTGCGGTAATCGTTGAACCTCGAAAACATAAAGGACTGCATCATGTTTTAGAAAACTTCGTGAATAACTTGTCTGAAGAATGGTCATTTGTAATATTTCATGGATTAATAAATGTAGACTTTATTAAAAAAATCATTAAAGAACATTTAATTGAACACTCTCACCGAATCAAATTAGTAAAATTAAATTTTCATAATTTGACAGTGAATAACTACAATAATTTACTCAAATATAGTAAAAAGTTTTACAGCTATATTCCCACAGAAATATTTCTTATATTTCAAACAGACTCCATCATAATACAAAAACATAAAGATTTAATAAACGATTTTTTAGAATATGACTACGTTGGAGCACCCTGGAACCATTCTCCTTCTCCTTATAACTTGAGTGAAAATGAACGTATTGGAAATGGAGGACTCTCTCTAAGAAAAAAAAGTAAAATGATTGAAATCATGAAAAAACAAGGTAAAAATGACTATCCTGAAGATGTTTACTTTTCATGTTGCAAATCTGTCAAAATAAATAAACCTTCGCTAAAAAAAGCAATGTTATTTTCGGTGGAAGGAATACCTAGTGAAATATCGTTTGGATGTCATAGACCATGGGTAAATGATGACAATAAATTTTTATACGAAAATTATGATGAAGTAAAAAAGCTATACAGTTATAATAACATTTCTCCTCCTTCAACCAAAACACCAAAACCACCATAACATTATTTATTTTTCTATTTCTTCAAATTTTGATTCAAATTTTGATTCAAAAATGATTCCAAGTCAAACGAAAACATTTTATTATAAACAGTGCTACTGTACATGTAATAATAACCTTGGAGAAAACAGTCTGCCAAGTCATCTTTTTTCAAATGCTTATCAAATTCTTGATTCCAGGATTCTAAGGACGGGTAAAATGCCACAAGTGACCTGCATATGTTTTGTCCTTGCTGTTTCCTCAACTTGTAAGTATTTTCAGTATTTTCATTTATATTTTTTTCATCATTTTTGGCAGTTTTGAATAGTTTGAGTTTATTTGTCGAAGATATAAATTCTATTTTTTTAACATTTTTCATGATAAAATATTGAGCAATCATTCCCTGTAACATTTTCATTCTTCCGGCTAGTGGTCCAATTTGATTTTCAATGATGACTGCGTCAATATAACCCAAATTTGAATTTGTAGAATCCACGTCGCTGTACTCGTCAAAAATTGAATCAAATCTTGTTTTCAAATTTTTACCTAAAATTATCATATCAATGTCACACGCATTTTGTTTTTTTGGAGGCGTTGTCACTATTAACTTCAAATGAGGATACATCTTTTTTGAAACATCTTTTGGTTTAGATTTGCCAACAAGATAGTCATAAACAGTTAGTTTCGTTTCAGTTGCATGCTTTTTACAATATACCACTTCTTCATCTTTTGCAGCTAATTTTGTCGTCGTTGTCGTCGTTGTGTGAGATGTCTTCAAACTATAATAAGCATTCTTTTTACACACTGAACACCGATATTTTTTTTTTGAAAAAATGTCAGAAGATGTGGACGTGGATGCTGCCGATGACTCACATAAATTTATAACATCCCATTTTAATATTTTCAACATCTTGTCATTACAACTGTTTATTGAAAATAAGCAGTATGCTAGATTTTTTATTCCCACATCAAAACTTAAAATTTTCATGATGAAAAAATGTGCGCAATAACAATAACATGTATTATTAAAAGTGTATTTTTTAATATGAATTCTCATATATTTTTGTATGTATATAATAAAAGTAAACCACAATAAATAAAAATTTATTATTAAGAAAAAAAAATGAATATCAACTTTGACATTACAGGTAAAATTATGGAAATGTACGATAGTCAAACATTTCTAGAGAGATATGGCAGTTACGTGTTTACCGCGATTGTCATATGCACCTCATTTATATTACTAGTTACATATATACACATAAAAATAAATATAAAAAAAATAAGAGCAGACTGGATAAATCAAAAATGTAAACCAAACATTATGCCGTTTGCCGGAATGATCAATGCACCAGCAAATATGTCCAAAATGGAATATACTGAAAAAAATTTTGCAGAATGCACTCAAAATATATTAACAGATATTTCGGAAATGGCACTTATACCCGTTCATTATACAATTAGCATTATAACCGCAATCGTTGGTGAAATACTAAAAATTGTAAATGACATGCGTGAACTCGTCAATAAAATACGCAACTCCATATCAGACATTACGTCAAACATTATGTCAAGGATATTGAATATAATGACACCATTAATCGAAACAATAATTACAGTCAAGTCAATGGTTGGAAAATCAAACGGAATCTTAACAGCAGTAATATATACATTATTTGGAATATATTTAGCAATAAAAAGTCTTATTGGGTCAATACTCGAAATTATAATTGTTATTTTGATTGCAATGGCTGCAGCGATTATACTACTATTTTTTATACCAATTGTAGGAGACATATTGGCAGCTGCCGGAATCATATTCTTTGTCGCAATCTCCATTCCCATGGGTTACCTTATCGGATTTTCAAATCGAATACTTAATGTGCACTCGTCCAAAAGCATTCCAAGTGTTCCTAGTTGAACATGGGTCGTCGCAATCGCATTTAAAGTTTTTGAGTGTTTTAGTATTTGATATATTTGAGTATTTTAGTATTTGATATATTTGAGTATTTTAGTATTTGATATATTTGAGTATTTTAGTATTTGATATATTTGAGTATTTTAGTATTTGATATATTTGAGTATTTTAGTATTTGATATATTTGAGTATTTTAGTATTTGATATATTTGAGTATTTTAGTATTTGATATATTTGAGTATTTTACATTTTAGGAATTATTTATGAATAAGACTACAAATTATTCAATTATTTTTATCTTTGACATATGTATAAAGTAAAAAAATATATATTAAAATGGAAATCAAATTATTTGGTTATGATGTGCGGATTGAAATTGTAATCGCATGCGTCGTTGTTGGTATGATATTGGGACTAACTCTTTTTTGTGACTGTTTTCAATACAGTTTGATGGAAGGGATGACAACCATGAATGCCTCTAATGCCGCTGCCGCTGCTACTTCTCATGATAAAAATAAGAAAAAAGCGACAACAACAACAACAAAAGAAGGATTCAAAAATTTAAGCAATAATGACCTACACATTGATGACTCTTACACGATGGGGTGGGTTCAAACGGCAAAACGCTATGCATCCGGAATGGGAAATAAAAATAGACTGAATACTTACAAAGACAACGTTGGAACACCTGTTCCGTTGCCAGAAGGAGAACTTTTCTTTTTTGCCGACAACATATTCAAACCAGAGTGTTGCCCATCAACATATTCCGACAGCATGGGCTGCGCTTGTTTGAGTCAAGCCCAGGTGGACTATGTTAATCAACGTGGAGGCAATCGAACGCTGGGTCCTACCGAATTTTAAATTTGGACGGGTTTCAATGGCGATAGTTTGATTACAAATATTTTAATTTGATTATTTAGCAAATAGTCAAATTAAAATTAAATTAACCAATTTAATAAATTTAAAAAATATAAATAACATAGTATTATAACAATACACACTTATTCACACACGTTTATTCACACACCAACATTCAATAACAACACAAAATGTCAACTGTAAAACGCGTTGGATGCAGAAGTTGCGGCGCTTGTACCAGCTATACTTTATATAACGGACCAAACTTTAGCATTATGAATAATAAATATAATGTGAAACGAATCGAAAATACGGTGCGCGTGCCGTCTTCCGAATACACTATGAACAAGTCGGCGCTTAATGTTTATACTCCACCAAAAAGTCAATTTGCAGATGTCAACTGGAACCAAATGAGCGACCGCGCAGTTCCAGGTGTTGTAAAAAGAAATGTGCCGTCACACGGCAACTCAACCAAATCCTCACTGACAAGAATGCGTCCCGGAAGTATGTCCGCCGCAAGTAAAGGTGTTGATATGAAACACGGTTCGTATGATCGCTACTTGGCTCGTTTGAAAGGAAAATCCGTTTTGCGAACTCAACCGAATCCGAATAGTCCTCAAGTTGTAAACAATCCAAAGTTCAACACAAAATCTATCAAATGGGGAATCGCATACAGCGAAGACTGCACATGCTAAACATTAAAAAAATATAACTTTGTAATCAATCCATTATTTTGTGTGTTCTGTAGTACCTCTCCTCCTACACTACACACTACTACACCTAGGTATCCTAGTTATACATGAATGTTGGATATGTCGACTCTGTCTTCTTTATCATAATGTCCACAATGTTATTCGTAACCGTAAACGGAAATGAAACCTCGATCGATGTCGCATCCTTGTCAAACAACTTTGTACCAGGCTTCATCAAACGATATAAATTCAGCTTGGTATAAATAATCTCTAAACAACGCTTCAAGTTTCTCACACCATCCTCCTTATTCGTATGATGCTCGACAATGTACTCAATTGTTTCGTTTGGAATAATAATCTGGTCCGGCTTGAATGCAACCTCCGTCTGAATCTTGGGAATCAAATACTTTTGAGCGATTTGCGTCTTGTCCTTTTTAGTGTACCCATTCGTGTGAATACGATACATCCTGTCAAGAAGAATCGGGTTGACCCTGGTCTCATCATTATAGCTGAAAATAAACAAACACTTGCTCAAATCAAAATTTATTTCCGAAAAGTATTTGTCATGAAATAAAGTGTTTTGAGATGTGTCTGTCAAGTGTGTCAAAATGCCGGCAATCTCTTCGCCCTTTGGAGTATCGCTCAACTTGTCCAACTCGTCAAAGAAGATTACTGGATTCATCGACTTGCAACGAATTAATATATCAACTACTTTTCCCCATGTGCTGCCCTCATACGTATATGAATGTCCCTCAAGGAAACTGCTATCGGTTGCCCCACCTAGCGCAATAAACGCAAAGTCTCTTCCCAAAATTTTGCTGATTCCCTCTTTCACAAGCGTCGTTTTACCGGTTCCCGGAGGACCCTTGATTGCAATCGCAGAACCCATTGCCGACGGATTTGAAATCCACTGACCCACCATTTGCATAATTTGCATTTTCGCATCGTTCAATCCATAAACAGCTGAATCCAAAAGGTCTTTGGCCGACTCCATGAAATCATGACAGCGCTCCACACCAACTTCCATCGTAATCGGCAACGTCTTATACACTCCAAATGGAATTGTCATGAATGTGTCTACCCAATTCTTTACCTTGTAATACTCTCCGGCTCCCGGGTCCATGTATCGCAAATTCTGTATGCGCTTCAACGCAATCGCCTTGTACTGTTTTGGAATCTTGGATTCGAGAAGCGTCAGCCTATACGGCTTCTCCACAAGCATCATTTTATTCAACTCCTCGAGTTCACTCAAGACACCAACCTGTTGCTCATTCGACAAATGCTTTTTGAAATACTTCAAGTCGTTTGCAGAATTTTTTTTGTGCAAGAGACGCCCAAATTTTCGCACATTCTTCCTCATGATTTTTCTGTTCCTTTCTTTTCTCGCATCTTTGATTTTTTTCTCCTTTTCAATCATCTGCGCCAAAGTCGTCATTGCAACCTTGTTATTCTTGTCAACCGCAAGCATGTCCTCCATGATCTTCTTTATTGCCTGAATCGTTGTCTCGTCGTCTGAATTCCAACTACTATCATCATCACATTCATTTTTTTCTTCCTTTTTCAATTGTTTTTTATTCTTATCTGAAACCTTACTGTTGGCCGAAACAACAACAACAGGTTCACCTCTAATTTTGAGATTGCATTTCTCATATCCGTCTTTTACAGAGTCTTCACCTTTTTCAGAGTTATCGTTATTTCCATCTTCATCATCATCATCATCATCACTATTTTTTTCAGTATCACTGTCATCATCGTCATCTTCATCACTAGTGTTGTCATCGTCGTCGTACGTTTCGTCACTGTCATCCGAAGACTCATTTGAAGACGCCGAATCATCATCGTACACAGAGTCATCCATATCCGACGTGTAATCGTCTTCTTCCTCTAAAGTGTCAAATGGCTCTTTGATATTGATAACAATATTATAATTTCCTCCTACAACATTGGAATTTGAAGCAACTGAAGAGGAAGAAGACTTTACAGACGTAGACGTCTCTAAGGTGTCTCCTCCTCCCCCACCTCTCGCACACCCACCACCTTCTTTCAAATGTGGCGTCATCGTAATTTCATTTCCAGAATCCATCTTTTTTCGTTTTTCATTTCTATCATTTTGATTTTGTTTGGATGATAATGACGACGACGACGATAACAATGATGGTGTCAATGTTCTTTTTTTTGATTCAAGAGTTGTCGCCTTTTGCTTTGAATATGTGGAAGGAAATAATTCAGCAAGAAGCTTTGCATACTCAACCTCGTCGAATGCAGGCGAAGTTTTATATTTTTTTTTTGTTTTTGGTTGCAACAATGTTGCATTTTCAATACTTTCAGAAGCATCATTTTCACCACCACCGTCGTTACCACCATCATCCTGGTTATCATCTTCTTCTTCCTCGCCACTTCCACCACTACTTTTGTATCTTTCATCATCATCATCATCGCCATCCCCTCCATCATTTTTGAAATTACGTTTGTATTGAGGATTCCGAGGTGCCGTTTTTTTTTTAACTACTGCAGACTGTTGTTTCTTTTGTAACTGCGGCGGATTTGTTGTTGCTGTTGTTCCTGTCGTTGTTCCTGCTGACGTGTTTTTTTTTACTGATTTATTTTGCGGTGCTTGTGTCGGTGTCATTTGTGACAAGTTATCTACATCTACTTACAGAGATGTATTTATTTCAATTTTTTAAAATATATATGAAAGTTATGAATGAAAATCAAAAAAAAAAAGAATCTCGTGATGTAAAAAGCAAGTAAAATAACTAAAATTTTTTACTTTTTATATTTTTCTGGATTAAAAATATAAAATATAAAATTGAATAAAAGAATATAGACATAATAATATAGTAGTCAATAGCTTCACATAAATAAATGACAACGACACAACCAAATTGGACAAAAAAAACACCTTCTAAAATTATTGGTATTCAATTTAGTGTGCTTTCACCAGAAGAAATTCGAAGATGTTCGGTTGCTGAAATTACAAGCAGAGACACATATTCAAACAACGTGCCGGTCATCGGAGGAATGTTTGATCCGCGCCTCGGTGTTTTAGAACCCGGACTAAAGTGTCCTACAGACGGTTTAGATTATATAAAAACTCCCGGTTACTTTGGACATATTGAATTGGCGAAACCGGTATTCTATTTTCAGTACCTTCCAACCATTATGAAAATTTTAAAATGTGTTTGTGTAAAGTGCAGCAAACTGCTGATAAATAAAGAATCTAACAAAGAATGCATGGATATGAAACCTGATGACCGCTGGAATCATGTTCACCAGTTGGCTAGTAAAATTAAAAGATGCGGCGATGACACTCAAGATGGTTGCGGTTGTCTTGTTCCTAAAAAAATAAAAAAAGAAAATTTAGCCACTCTTTTCGCAGAATGGGATGGAGGAGATGCAGAAGAAGGTTCTGGTGGTAGTGGTGGCGGTAACAAAGAAAAATTAAATATGAAAATGACACCAGAGGTTGTTTTGAAGATATTTAGAAGAATATCTGACCAAGATGTTGCATTTATGGGATTCAGTCCTCAGTTTTCACGACCGGATTGGTTTATTTGTCAGGTGTTGGCAATTCCGCCGCCTGCTGTACGCCCGTCAATCAAAATGGACGGAAACCAGCGCAGCGAAGATGATATTAGCCACACTATTGTAAATATTATTAAAGCAAATAAAACACTCCTTGAAAAAATGAATGAACCCTCTGTGAATTCCGCAATTATTGATGACTGGCAAAGTCTGTTGCAATACTTTATTGCAACTCAAGTGGATAACAACATTCCGTCTTGCGCTCCAGTGGCACAGCGGTCCGGGCGTCCGCTCAAATCCATTAAAGAACGTTTGAATGGAAAAGGTGGTCGCGTTAGAGGAAACTTGATGGGGAAGCGTGTTGATTTTTCAGCCAGGTCTGTCATTACACCCGACCCCAACCTGTCGATTCGCGAGCTCGGTGTTCCGAAAAAGATTGCAATGAATATTACAAAACCTGTCATCGTAAACAACCGAAATCGTGACTATCTTCAGCAGCTGGTTTTAAACGGTCCAGATGTGTATCCCGGCGCAAATATTCTCGAAAAGAAAACGGGCGGCGACATTTCGCTCAGATACATGGACAGAAGCACCGTCGTTCTTGAAAATGGTGACGTGGTGCACCGTCACATGATGGACGGCGACGGCGTTTTATTTAATCGCCAGCCCACCCTTCACAGAATGAGCATGATGTGTCACATTGCGAGAATTATGCAACAGGGCGACACGTTTCGAATGAATATTGGCGACACGAAACCATACAATGCCGATTTTGATGGTGATGAAATGAACTTGCACATGCCGCAAGACGATGAAGCGGAAGCTGAGCTGAAGGGACTTGCCGCAGTTCCGTATCAAATCATTAGTCCTGCGAAAAATAACTCGATCATCGGCATTTTTCAAGACTCGTTACTGGGAGTCTACCAGTTTACTAGAAGCGGAATTGGCGCTTTTGATGCGCGCGCAGCTATGAATCTTCTGATGGGGTATAAAAATGTCGACGCTTCGCTCTTCAGTGACCCCACCAAGAAGATTACCAATTTTGAGATTCTGTCGCAGATTTTGCCGCCGCTCAGCATGAAATACAAAACCAAGCAGTTTGGAGGAAGCGACGATTACGCGACGTCAAACAACGTTTTAGAAATTCGCGACGGAGAAATTTTGCGCGGTCACATTGACAGCGGCGTTTTGGCTTCAAGTACAAATGGCATGATTCAGCGCATATGCAACGATTTCGGAAACATGGCATCTGTGAATTTCATCGACGACTTGCAAAATATTATTACGGAATACATGAAGACGTCTGCATACAGTGTTGGAATCAGCGATTTAATTTCCGATAAGAAAACAACCGATAAAATCATCGACTCCATTAAAACCAAGAAACTCGAGGTGAAGACCATTATTGACAACATTCACATTGGCACTTTTGAAAACAAATCCGGAAGAACCAATGAAGAAGAATTCGAGCTGCTCGTTACCAATATCTTGAACAAGGCAAACGGTGAAGCAGGTGACATTGGTCTCAAAAGTTTGAGCAAGACGAATCGATTCATTACAATGGTGAATGCCGGGTCAAAGGGTAGCAAGGTGAATATTGCCCAGATGATTTGTTTGGTCGGTCAGCAAACCATTGACGGTAAGCGCGTGCCTTATGGATTCGACAGCCGCACGCTACCCCATTATTCCAAATACGATGACGGTCCCGCCGCGCGCGGATTTGTTGAAAACTCGTTTATTGCCGGACTCACTCCGTCGGAAGTATTCTTTCACGCCATGGGTGGTCGTGTTGGTTTGATTGATACCGCCGTTAAGTCGGTTAGCTGGGAAACACCGATAATTATTGTTGAAAATGATGTTCCAAAATATGTTAAAATCGGCGAATGGATTGATGAACATGTTGACATGAACATGACAAGAGTTCAACATATGGAAGAACAAAATATGGAATATCTTGAAGTAACGCACCCGGTTAAAATTGTAACAATGGATTATGAAGGACGCGTATCATGGGAAAGCATCACGGCAGTAACACGACACGATCCTGGCGAAAAATTATTCAAGATTTCAACAAAAGCGGGTCGTTATGTAACTATCACTGCAAACAAGTCACTTCTCATTTGGAATGCAGAACTAAATCAGTTTCGTGAAGAGTATACAGAAGATGTAAAGGTTGGCGACTTTGTTCCGGTTGCGAAGAACATTTGTGATTTTCAAGAATCAAGTCAAACTCAAAAACATGAATTTCAATTGGATGGATATTTCCCACGTTCTGAATATATTTATGGGTCGGAAATCCATAAAGCCAATATTCTTATGAAAGAGGCAATGAAAAATAGAAAAAAAATTCCAGAAAATTGGTGGAACGAAAATAACAATAACAACTTTACACTACCTTTTGTTTCTAAAGCAAGATTTCAACGTGCGATTGTTCGTTCTAAAATTGAAAGTATTTCACATAATGGAATATACACATCCAATGGAACACGTCAACATTCCATCATCCCAGAAACATTTTCACTTAGTTATGACAATGGAGTATTTATTGGATTATTTATTGCAGAAGGAAACATTAATAACTCAAAAATTTATATCACAAATAATGACGAAACCATAAGAGCATTTGTAAAAGGGTGGTTTTCAAAATATAGTATTGCATTTACTGAAACTATAAGAAAGAATAAAATAGGTGGAACAACCACAACTATTTGTGGTTCATCGTGTATACTATCAAAACTGATTACAATGATGGTTGGACATGGTGCTAAAAACAAACATGTTCCAAATGAAGCATATATTTCAAATATTGATTTTGTAAAAGGAATACTGAGTGGTTATATATCAGGAGATGGTTATATTTCAAAAAATTCAATTAATTCATCGTCTTGTAGTAGGCGTTTAAGTGAAGATATTTCGCTATTATGTTCTCGAGTTGGAGTTCATGCGAAATTGTCAGTATTTCAATTAAAGAAAAATAACTTAGGAACAAAAAATATTCAGCCATCATATCGTTTATCAATTCGCGCAACCAACGGTCGACAATTTGCTGAACAAATTACACTCCTTCATCCTGAGAAAAATAACAAAATGAAATCTATAGTTTGGACAACTAAATTGGACAAAGTGAAAACCATCAATGACGCTATACTTGATGAAATTATTTCAATTGAACATGTCGATCCGGCAAATCACCCAAAGATGTACGACTTGACAATTCCTAAAACATTGAACTTTGGTTTAGCAAACGGGCTTCAAGTGCGCGACACCTCGCAAACAGGTTATATTCAGCGCCGCTTGATCAAGGGTATGGAAGACATCAAGGTAGAATATGACATGACGGTTCGAAACAGCAAGAACCGAATTGTTCAATTTAGTTACGGCGAAGACGGCATCGACACCGTAAAAATTGAACACTCCAATATGAACTTTATCGGAATGACGCCAGACGAAATATATGCCCACTTTTACGTACCGGTCGGCGGAGACTCTGAAACAACGAGCGAACTCAAAGCCATATTTTCAAAGACTGCATTTAGTCGCATGAAGAAGCAGCAGAAACTGTGCGACGAAAAATCCAAAAAATATACCGAATATTTGATGAATGTTCGCGAGGACATTGTCGTGAAAGTATTCAAGAATAAAAATACAACAGATGCGTACTTGCCACTTTCATTTTCACACATTGTCGCAAATATTGGAGGCATGCAGAAAATCAATAAGAATTCCGAAGTTGATATTACGCCGCTGGAAACATTTATTCTGCTCGAAGAAACGTACGCGCGTTTTGAACAACTGCAATATGCGCCGCCCACCGAACTCTTCAAAATCATGTATTATTACTCGCTGACGCCGCGCGATTTGCTCATGGTAAAACGGTTCAATCGCAAGGCGCTCGTAGCACTGGCAGAAATGATGGTTCTCATGTACAAGCGCGCAATTGTGGCGCCGGGCGAAATGGTTGGCATGATTGCTGCTCAGAGTATTGGTGAACCGACAACGCAACTCACACTGAACACATTTCATTTATCAGGTGACGCATCTAAGTCACAAGTTACTCGCGGTCTTCCACGAATTGAAGAGCTGTTGTCATTGTCGGAGAATACGAAGAATCCTTCGACGACGATTTATTTGAAACCGAGCGAGGAGTCGAACAAGGATGCGGCCGCTGATTTGATACCCACAATAGAGTTGACGCGACTGGAGGATATTGTGAAGAGTGTGGAGATTTGTTTCGACCCGAGCGATTCGCCAAGCGAGACGAAGATTGCAGAAGACAGTGTATTTTTGGCGCAGTACGCGGAGTTTCAGCGGATGTTGAAGGAGGTGGGGGGCGAGGACGAGACGGAATGTGAGCGGGAGCGGTCGAAATGGATTTTACGAATGGAGATGGATCGGGAATCGATGTATGAGAAACGGGTTACGATGGATGATGTGCATTTTGCGATTAAAGCGGTGTATTCGAAGAATGACAAGAGTGAGGTGTCGTGTATTTATTCCGATTACAACAGCGACAATTTGGTCTTTCGAATCAGGTTGGATTTTCAGAAAAAGGACAAGGAGCCGAAGACGCTGGACCAGACGGATAAAATCTACCAGCTGAAAACGTTTCAGGATGCGCTGATGAAGAATATTATTTTGAGGGGGATTAAAGGGGTGAGGAATGTGCTGGCTCGCAAGGTTGTGGACATGGTTGCCAAAGAGAACAACGCGTTTCGAAAGAAGGAGACGTGGGTGCTGGATACGACCGGGTCAAATTTCATGGAGATTCTTTCGTTGAAAAACATTGACGCGCGCCGGACAATCAGCAACGACATTCAGGAAATTAACCGGGTGCTTGGAATTGAAGCTGCGAGGCAGGCGCTGTTCAACGAGCTTTACGAAGCGTTTGATACCACGTACATTAATCACCACCACATTAGTCTGCTGTGTGACCGAATGACATCCAGTTCAAATCTGATTTCTATATTTCGGCACGGAATTAATAATGACGATATTGGTCCAATTGCAAAAGCGTCATTTGAGGAAACGCCGGAGATGTTTCTGAAAGCGGCGCGGCATGCGGAGCTTGACCATGTGCGCGGTATTTCGGCGAATGTAATGTGCGGTCAAGAAGGATTTTACGGAACAAACGCATTCAAGGTGATGCTGGATATCAGTCAGATTATGAAGATGGGGCAAGTTGCTACGGTTGACAAGACGGTTGAAGAAGAAAAAGAAGCGGTTATACAGGGCTTTATGGATAAGATTGCAGCTGAAGACCCGCTTAACCCTTGCAGCAAAAATAAGCTGACAATTCAGAGCACACTGGACAAAATTCAGGGGTCGAATCTTGGTTCAGTTGACCCGGACTATGATATGGGATTCTAGAAATTCAAAATTCTCAAAAAAAATATGAATTTTGAATTTGATATGCATAAAAAATATATTATACAATATCAATATTAAATTATATGAATATAAAATTTGTAATTTTTGATTTTGATGGAGTATTTACTGATGGTAAATGTTATTTTGATGAAAAATCCAAAGTAAAGAAATATTATAATGTTAAAGATGGCATGGGGATAAAACTTTTAAAAGATAATGAAATAAAAACAGGACTAATAAGTTCTTATTCAACAGATAAAAATATTTTTTTGAATGATTTAGATGTTAATAAAGCAATGATAACGCATTTAAACTTTGACTTTACATATATTGGAAATGAGAAAAAGATAAATATATTAAATAGTTGGATGAAAGAATTAAATATAAGTTATGATAATTTAGCATATATCGGCGATGACATAAATGATATTGAAATTTTAAAATTAGTAAAATTTTCTGCATGTCCAAGTGATGCAGTTAAAGAATGTAAACAAATTGTAAATTACATATGTGAAAATAAAGGAGGCGATGGATGTGTAAGAGAATTTGTTGACAAAATAATCAATACTCAAAATCCAATAACAGTAACAATAATTGATGAAATAAAAAAAGAATTTAATTATCAAATAGAAAATTTTAACTTGGAAAGTATAAATAAGTTATGTGAAATAATTAAAAATGTTGAAGGAAATATTTATTTTTGTGGAGTCGGTAAATCAGGTAATATTGCTAAACATTGTTGTGACCTTTTAAAATGTATTTCGTTTCCATCATTTTACTTTGATGTATTAAATTCAACACACGGTGATATAGGAACATTAACAAATAAAGATATAATTTTAATGTTTAGTAATAGTGGTAACACAACCGAAATAATTAATATAATACCATTATTAAAAAATATTGGCACAAAAACAGTTGGAATTTGTTGTAAAGAAAAATCTAGATTTAAAGAATTATGCGATTTCAATGTCATTATTCCATGTAAGAATGAAATTACTGGCACAATTGATAAAATACCAACGAATAGTTGTATGAGTCAATTAACTTTTTGTAATATTTTAGTGTCATCGTTAAAAAATAATATTTCTCTTGATAAATACAAGGAAAATCATTTATCAGGTAATATAGGTAACAACTTATTAAAAGTAAAAGATATTTTTATAAAAGAATATCCAAAAATAATTATGAATGATATAAATGAAAATATTGAAATTAATAAAGTATTATTAGAAATGACTAAATATAAAATAGGTTGTTGTTTTTTTACCGATACTGAAGATAAACTGCTAGGTATATTAACAGATGGTGATATTAGAAGGTTATTAATAAATATGGATTATAATAAATATATTAATATTAATAATATTAATAAAAATTATTATTATATTGAAGATTTGGAAAAATATATATTTGAAATAAATTATAATTGTAATTATATACCAATAAAAGAAAAAACAAAAATTATCGGTATATTTAGAATTTAAGATTCATATTTTTTTTTTAAATATTCAAAATCTTCTATTGTATCGACACCTCTTTCCATTTCTTCTGAAAATATAGTATTAATTTTAAAACCTTGTTCAATTATTTTTAACCATTCAATATCTTCTAATAACTGATTTTTTGTATTCTCTTTACAAAAATGACCTAGTAAATAATTTTTATCATAAACAAAAATGCCAACATGTATACTATATTCATGATGTGAAATTATATTTTCTTTTTTATTACTAGGTATTATATTTCTTGAACAATATATAATATTATTAAATTTATCTACAACTACTTTACCTCTTGATTTTGACAATATTTCATCATGATTATTTGTTTTAAAGCAAATAGTAGAACATGCTGGTTTTTTTTCAATAAAATTATCAATTGTTTGATTTATAACATTTGGTTTAATAAAGGGTTCGTCTCCTTGAATATTAACTATAATATCATATTTATCATGATTTATACTTTTTAAATAACTAATAATACGTTCTGTACCATTTAAACAATCTTCATTAACAATTACACAATTACCACCAAAAGATAAAACTTCATCATATATTCTTTGATCATCGGTTAAAATTATAATTTCATCAACTTTGGTTTGTTTTGCTTTTTCATAAACAAGATGAATAATAGTTTTATTATTAAATTTTAATAATGGTTTACCAGGTAAACGAGAAGAATTGTATCTAGCTGGAATACAACATAAAATTTTTGACATTATAAATTATTATAGATTATTATAATTTATAATATTTAAATTATTTATAAAATAAATGTATATTATAATTTTAAATTTAATATATCTCCATTAAAGTTGTGTTTAACTTCTAATGGAAAATATTTGCTTAACAGTTCTATATCACCTTTATCCATACTTAAATTTTTAGGCATATCAATAATTGTTTTTTTCTTAATGATTATACCAATATTATAATCATATTGTTTAATATAACATTCTTCACTACAATCAAAACCTGCCAAAACTAAATTATACAAAACTAATCCAGCATTCCATATTGAAACATGGCCACCAACAATAAATGGTTTTCGTGGAGGAACTATAACTGCTAAGTATCCACCTTCTTCTAATAAAGAATGAATTTTTTTTAAGAATAAATTCACATTAAGTTGATGTTCTAAAATATGAGAGCACCAAATAGCATTGTATTTATGATTAAATTCAATCATATTAAAATCTCCAATATACCTATTTCTTATTTGGGATTCTATATTTTCAACTCTTTTATCATAATAAATACTATTACCACAATCACATATATCGACAATTTTACCCTTATTTAAAAATATTTCAGTATGTTCTAAAGCACCTGCACCAATATCTAAAACACTATCAAATTTTAATTCTAAAAATTTATTTAATATTTTTTCTCCACGAAGATTTTCTTTCTCAAATGATCCTAATAATCCTGAAGTATCTTTCTCAATTGTTCCTAATTCTGCATCTATTAATTTATTATTTATTGAAGAGGATGTATATTTTAAATTATAACTATTTTTTTTATTTATATTTAAAAAATGTAAAAGCCATTCCAATTTATCTAAAGGCCATTGGGTAGGCCCATCGCAAAGCGCTTTATCTGGATTATCATGTGTTTCCATAAATATACCATTAACACCGAGCGATATTGCCATTTTCCCCATGTATGGTATTAACTCTCTGTATCCACCACACTGAACAGTTCCATCTGCCATTTTTTGAGAAGGTAGTTGCAAACAATGAGTTATATCCATTGAAACTAAATTTGTATCAGATTTTAACCAAATTAAATTTCTAGGATCAACTACTAAATCTTGATATCCAAATGAATTGCCTCTCTCGCATAAAATAACTTGTGAATTCCCAAAATCTATAATTTTTTCTTTAGACTTGTGCATCTGATCGGCAGAACAAAATTGACCTTTTTTTACTTGAATAATTTTACCTGTTTCTGCAGCAGCTTTTAATAAATCGGTTTGTCTACACAAAAAAGCAGGTATTTGTAAAATATCTGCTACTTCAGCTACTGGTTTGGCTTGCCAACTTTCATGAATATCAGTAATTATAGGTATACTTAATTCATTTTTTACTCTTTTTAAAATTCGTAAACCTTCTTCAAAACCCAATCCTCTATAAGAATTACCAGATGAACGATTCGCTTTATCAAAAGAAGTTTTAAAAATAAAATTAACATCATAATTGGAAAAAATTTCTTTTAACGATTTTGCCATTTTCATAGTATGTTCTTCACTTTCAATAACATTTGGTCCACATATAATAAAAAATTTTTCTTGTAAGTTTTTAAATAAAAACATATTTATATTTATTTATGTTTTTATTTTTTTATATAGGTTTATAGTTTTTTAATATATTTAAAAAGTCTTTGTTGTATAAAGTTAAAATATGTTATTATGTTTTAATCTTAAAATACTATTTTTTATACTTTCTTCCTTCTTTTATTCCTTTATTTTTATAATGTTTTATTGCTTCAAAATTTGAAAGTTTTTGCAAGTCGTCGTTTATTTCTTTATATTCATTTACATTAAAATCATTAGGTATTTTATCATAAAATTCGTGTAGATTTATATCAGTTTGAAATTTTAATATGTTATTGAAACAAATTTCTAATTTCAAATAATTCAAAATTTTAATTATGTTATTTAAATCATTGAAAATGAATATTTTTCCAGGCAATATAACATTAATTTTATTTATAATCATATATTCAATCATTTTTAAATATAATATTTCATTCTCATTAATATTTTTAACTAAATTTTCAATATTTATAGATAAAAATTTATTAAATACATGATAACTCATGTCCAATTTTTTATATCTTGGAATTGAAGTATGAACACTAGATTCATCAGAATATAATATTAAATTAAATTTACTATAATCTAAAATATATTCATAATATAAATTAATAAGTGTATCATATCCTAATGTTTTATTTGCAATATTAGCTTTATCAAAAAAATGACTTTGACTAAAATCTTTATTTATCATGTCCCATCCAGTAACATTAAAATTTTTAACCCCCATATAACTAAACAATTCTAGTAATTTATATATTAAAGGAACATATACATTATATTTTCCATAAATGATATTATTTTTATTATGTTCAAATAATGTTATTTCTTGTGGATCAATCATTGTTTTATTTGAGTTTGGTGTAAATACTAAATTTGGTTGAAATTTAGTTTCATTTACTGGATAGTTGTAATGTTTTGGGAGATTTCCAACAAATTTATTAAAATCATCAAAAAAATAATCTCCCATATATATCTTAAAAGTATCATGAATCTTATAATTTGATTTACTACGTGGTCCTACTTTAACTCTATTATCAAAAATAAATATATCAGCGTCTTGTATTATATCAATGGTATTTTTAACACATACTTTAATTGTTTTATTGTTAGTTGGCAATTTATCATGAAATTTATTAAAACTTGGACCACATGAATATATATTCATACTATATCCATCTAAACTATTTTTAATGTTGGAAAATATTTCATCAGTTGTATATTTAGACTTATCTGTGATATTAAACAATTTATTTTTTATACTCATAATTATTTATAAAATCAACTTATAATATAATTATGATATTTAATCTTATTTAATCTTATTTAATCTTATTTAATCTTATTTAATTTAATCTTATTTAATTTAATTTTATTTAATTTAATCTTATTTAATCTTCATCTTCGTCTTCACTGTTGTCGCCGTCGTCACTACCATCGTCATCTCCGCTTTCATCGATAAATTCTTCGCCTTCCGTCGTGTAATAACTCTTATATTTTATGTAATCATTCATTGCAACCGCGCGTTTATTTTCAGAAAGGTATCTCGATAAATCCGGTTCAGATAATAACATTTCATTATCTTTCAAATTATAGTGAATGTCATCAAAGGTCAAATACTTATTCGGATGTAACATGAAGGCTCGGATGCGCCTGTATCGCAAAAGTTCATCCGCCAGGCGAATGTAGTATTTGTCTTCGTTGTCCGTGTTGTCAACAAGGTTACGTTTGGGAATATAAAGTCCGCATTCTCCCTCACTTTTTTCGTCTAAATCTTTTTTATCCACAGAAAAACAATATGCATTTTTTTTGCACGCGGATGTGTTTGTCTCTCTCGCACAACTGAGCGCAACATTTTGTTCGTAAATATCTTTCAAGACTGATGGGTTGATTTCACTGAACTGAACATGGTTGTGCGCCAACCGTACTAGTAATGATTTCATTTCATCGAGCTTCTTCATGTATACCGCGTATTGTTGTTTTATGTCATATGGGGTTTTATTCGCTTTTTTTACCAACTTTGCTGTTTTATAAATGAGCGACTCAACAGAGTTACGCAACTCCATAAATTTGAAACTGTTGAGGTTGACGCGAACAATGTTGCGAAACGCATTATAAAAGTTTGTTTCTAGGCGTATTTTTTCAACATCGTCTGTTCTTTCTGCGTCGGTTTCTAATACAAACCCCATACGTTTCAGTTGAGGAAGTATTGAAATATCTACATTCATACTGTTTCCGATTTCTACCACCTTTAAACCGTCATCTTTTACGCTGTTTATTGGGACTGACCTCTTAAGCGGAGTAAATTGGTTGGTTTCAATCATGATTCCGATGATGTGTCCATTATCTACGACTTTATATCTTGGTGTACATGGTATTTGCCCTTTTGTTTTTTTAGACACAAATGATGCAAATTCTTTTGTGTGCTCATATGATTTCCAAATTGTTGGTGAACGATTTATAAAAACCAGTTTGTAATTATGATTTATAGAGGATGGATTGCATAATATATTTCCATTGACTTGACGTACTTTCTCGCCATAACTGAACTGCATTGTAACGTGTAGCCCCACGACCTTTCCAGAATAGTCAATGATTTGTTTTACATCTTCCTTGTCTCGAATTTGTTTCATTGACTGATTCAGAATTTGAATGATTTCGTCAAATGATTTATTTTGAGTAATTGATTTTATAAGTTGTTGAGGTTTGCATTCCGTATCAAAAAAAGCTTTTATTTTTGTAAGAGCCATCATAATTTCTTTTGTTTCAACATCTTTTTCTTTCAGTGAATTGATGGATGAAAATAAAACAGTGCTAACTATGTTGCGTTTAGATGTGTTTAAATAAGTATACAATGGTTCATAATATATGTCATACTTTATAATAATTATGTTTACTTTACTTGGGTCAAATGTTGAATTAGAGTAATGATTTGTGGGACATATAACTTTGACTTCATCTTTATTATCCGTCACCTCTAAAATAATTAAATTTAGTCCGTTCAAATGAATGAATGGAACGCGCTTCGCTTCATTTTCATTTTTTTTAAATTCCGACCATAAAATCGAGTCTGTTACATAATCCCATAAATACGTGTAGTCAATAACAACGCTGTCATCTTTCAAATAGTTTATAAAGTTTTCATATGACATTATTAACGATTTAAAAAATACTACTTTTGCATCTTCATCATCGTCAATGTTACCAGCATCACCATCCGCATTCACATCAGTAAATATTTTTTTAAATAATTCCGTTTCTTTGTATTCAAGCAACTTCTCTCTATCAACATACTCAAACTTTTTAAATGTTTCAACAAGTGTTCCATTTTGATATTTGATGAAATTGTCAAAAGTTAACCGCGGAATCATAATCTGATGTTTGAATTCTTTTGTTGAAAATGACTGCTCAGTTAATGAATTGTAAATATTTGCAATGCAGGAAATAAAATATTGATTTTTATTTGCATTTACACCATCTCTCTCTTCTTCAACCGTTCCCATTCTCAAAACACATAGTTTATCATCTACGAGTATGTCACCCTTTGATGATTTACACTCTTTGCTATAATTTTCATTATCAAACAAAAAAAGTTGGAGAGAATGAGGTAAAAAGGCAAGATTATTTTGCTGAAGAGGAAATCCAGCGTCTGACTTTGACACATATAAATTTGATTTTGATTTTTTCTTTTTTGCAATTTCTTTTTCTTGTTTTTTTACTTGTTGTTGTTGTTCCATCTCTCCTTCACCCGCCATTTCATCTTCAGGTACTGCTGCAACCGGAACCAAATCTTGTTTGCATTTTTTAATTACTTCTTGTTCTTTTTTAAATAGGTGATAATTTTTAAAGTCTTTTCCATCACTGTTACCAACCCCCTTCATTCCTGTAAAACAACACGGTAAACATTTTCCTGACTTTGTTTTTACTGTTTTCAAAAATCCTGGCAAATAAGGATTATATGAACCCATTTTAAAATGTTCTCGCGGTGTCGTTAAATCTAAAATATATTTACTTTTATTTCCTGGATCATAATTTTCTTCTTTGGTTACTATGTGTTTTTGTAATTTATTGTCATCTATTTCCTTTTGTGAAACCGATCGTTCTTCGATGACATTCCAGTAGCGCGGACAAATGTAATAATGTTTATTGTCCGAGTCATCTTCATTATCACCGCTTGAATATTCTAAAGGTGTTCCATAATAAGATGGCTGCCCATTTTTTTCATCTGTAGCATTTATTTTTTCCAACTCTTCTTTTGTTAATATGATTGGTTGTCGCCGCGCACTCCAACCGCAGTTTGTCGCATACCCGGGTGTACTTTCAAATAGAAAAGGTTCCATCTTCTTTAGGCGTTTATATACCGGGTTAGACTCAAATGCACCGCCTGTATAATCTAAATCTAAGCCACCATCTCCGCCAAGTAGTAAATCAAAGTCTCCCACATCTTCCTCCTCTTCCTCCTCCTCTTCTTCCTCATCTTCTTCCTCATCTTCTTCCTCCTCTTCCTCCGCTTCCTCATCTTCCTCATCTTCTTCCTCCTCTTCCTCCTTTTTTTTCTCATCTTCTTCCTCCTCTTCCTCCTCTTTTTTCTCATCTTTTTGCAGTTCTTGCAGTTCTTGCTGTTCCTCTTCTCCTTCCTCTTCTTCCTCTTCTTCTTCGTCTTCCTCTTCTTCTTCGTCTTCCTCTTCTTCGTCTTCCTCTTCTTCCTCTTCTTCGTCTTCCTCTTCTTCGTCTTCCTCTTCCGACTCTTTTTCCTCATCACTTTTCGGTTCCTCTTCAGCTTGATTTACCGCTGATAATGCGGCAGCAACAGGAGCAGCGACAGGAGCAACATTTTCACCAATGTATGCAATGTCACATAGTTGACTAACAAGGCGTGCCGGAATATACTTTTCATCATTTCCAAAAATGTGAAGTAGTGAGTCAATATATACTCGAATCGGATTCAAAATATAAATATTGTTAATTCCAGTTATTTTGATTGTTATTGTATTTTTCGAATTTCCCAGACTTTTGACCATGTGTGTTTTAAACCCTGGAAATTTACGAGCATATATTTTTTTAGGCATTTTTTTTTGTTGTATTACTTTTGCATACTTTCCATCGAAACTTGTTTTGAATTCGCTATAACTTTTTTCAGCCACTTCTTTTGAAACCAATAAATTTGTCACCATGAGAGAAATAACATCTTTTTTCACTCGAAATCCGGCATTATATAACATTTCAATGTATGCAACTCGAAGCACATTTTCATCAAAGTTGGGAACACGAATATACTGCATGCTCACACCTTTTTCTTCGGAACTCCAATTGTTTTCGATGACTTTCATAACGCTCGAAATGCATCCATAGTAACTGCTCCAAACAATTGGCTCTGTATTATTAAGTTTTGAAATAGACAAATATTCTATGTTTTGTATAACAACATTATCATCATAGATTGAATAAAAATCGCGCATCCTGTATCCATTTTGATTTAAAAAATCAACAATTACTTTCAAATGTGGAGAGACCGCTGACCGTATCATTTCGTCGATTGCATCTTCCGTGTATGTATGTTTAAAGCTAGAATGAATATATATGTGACCTGCTTCATCAAAGTCGCAAAAAAATGGAATTTGCTCTTGGCGTTTTACACCGTGTTGCATTTTTTGTTTATCATATATAATATATAAACTAACACGTGTTGTTGATTTTTTGAATTTCTTTTTTTTATTTACATTCATCATCTTTGAAAATACAGTCATTTTTTTTGATATTTGTTGAATATCGAATATTTTATTTGACTCTGATTGATACTGAATAAATAAGTATGGTATTTTTTTACCATCTTTTGTTGAATCCTGCGTGTACATTCTGAAAATAGAATCTTGATTTTGCGGATTATATTTAATCAGCTGACACTGTTTTGTCGCATGAAACAGTTTGAATAAAAGTTCCAAAGGAAAATTAAATTTTTGATCTGGCACCAACTCAATGTCAATAGATGTTATTCCAGAGTCTTCCATTTTCAGTTTGGGTTTTTTGGATTCTTCAAAAATATTATAAAATAAATTAATTTGTTTCATACTTTTTTGAAATTCTAGAGACATGATTCGTTTTTGTGTTTCATCTCTCAACTGAATGGCAGAAGCTTCCAAATCCTGCATATTTTTTATACCCATTGAATATAATTGTGGGTAATATGTTTTGAGTACTACAACATCCTCATCATCACGATCATAACTTTCGGTTCTTTTCTTTACTTTTAAAACATCATTTGCAAAACATGCAAAAAGTGTATTATGAATTATATTTTTTGTTTCTAATAAAAGTTTTGTTGACCCAAGGTTATTTGTATTTATTTTTTTATTTTTATTTTTTGTTGCGCGTTTTGTATCATCACCAGCATCCACATCCACGTCGACAGCAAACGTTTCAGTAAAAAAAGGATTTACATACGCGCTTGCATGTATACTTTGTCCAATCGGAACATCTTTGAATAATTTCTGAGTGTTCAATTTTTTTAATGTAGTAAGCACATCTTTCACATGAATTGTCTCTCCGGATGAAGAAGTGAACCCCATTAAATAATCTTTTAAATCCGATGGTTTTAAAGTAACCTGTTGCTCGTAAGACAACCCTTCAGTATCATTACCCAAATTTGATAAGTCTTGATAAACCTCATTGGAGTCGAACAATATCGGAGTTTTTGAGAATAAATACAACTCATCATAGGTATAATTTGCATCTGACTCTTCGCCGCAATCTTTTATTGCCAACATAATTTTTCGTTTTACAACATCAATGGTGTCATCAGAATATATTTTAAAATTTACAAAATGTATTTTAATTTTGTATTTTGATATATTTTTTAATTCTACTTTGCTAAAAACATTTTTAAATGCTTCGGAATTTGAACCATCATCATGATACTGTCTGTATAGTTGTGTGAGTTGTTTAGATGTCGGCAATGCATCATCATTCATTTGATGTCCCTTTAAATGACCGTAAAAAACATACACAGATTTGGGAATTCCGCCATTACCATCACCACCATCACCACCACCCGCTATTAATATGCTGCATTTATATATTTCTTCAATTGGATTGGTAAAACTCATATTTTATATAATTTTTATATAATAGTTAATATAGATATATATATTAAATATTATTTAATCATAAATTACATATAAAATACATATATAATCCATAAATTAATATAATTTTATAGTTTATTAGAATGAATGTTAATATTGCAGTTGCATTTTCTAAAAATTATGGAATTGGACTCAAAAATAATCTGCCATGGTCTCATTTGAAAAAAGACATGACCCTGTTTTCTAAACGAACAACTGGTTCAGGTAACAACGCTGTGATTATGGGAAAAAATACATGGTTCAGCATTCCGGAACATCGACGTCCTTTGAAAAATAGAACAAACATTGTGATTTCAAGCTCGTGCTCGTGTTTGACCGGGAATCCACACATTTTTTCTTCTATAATAGATGCAATGACATTTTGTGAATCTGCAAAATATGACAAAGTATGGATCATCGGTGGAAGTCAACTGTATAATGAGTTTTTGAATACTTATTGTCATATGTTGAATCGTGTCTACATTACATATGTTTGTGGTGATTACGAGTGTGACACCTTTATTCATTTTCCTGCTTCAGACTATTATGTTGAAGAAGAAGAATATAACTCTGATGAAAAATGTTTTTACTTGTCATGTTTTCACAATAGCCATAAAGATCATAAGGATTCAGGTAACACAGGTAACACAGGTAATAGAGATAAAGATGAAACTTGTAACACACTTGAAATAAGATTAAAACATTTTAATTCTAATGCAAATTTAATTCAAATGCAAATTTAATTCAAATGCAAATTTAATTCAAATGCAAATTTAAAAAATGTAAGTTGAAAACAATAAAATAAAATATTACAATAAAATATGAATATAAATATGGTAAAAAGTGTTATTTGTTATACTTATTTTAGTTCTCCGAGTTCTGACTATAATTTAAAGTTTTTTATAAAAAAAGAAGTACGTCCGCGCCCCGACATTGATTATATTTTAGTAATCAACGGTCATAATTGTCCGGTTCCGTTGCCCACGATTGATAACTTCAAAGTAATAAAAAGAGAAAATACGGGCTACGATTTTGGTGGTCATTTTGTTGCATTGAACTACATCAAAGAAAAAAACAAGAAATATGATTATTTTTTCTTTATGAATAGTGGTGCGTGTGGTCCAATCATTCCGAACTACCTAAAGAATGATTCTCATTGGTCAAAATATTTTATAAATAAAATAAATGATAAAGTAAAACTGGTGGGAACAACCATATGTTGTTTACCTCCCAAAGACGCAGGTGGATATGGTCCAAAAGTGGAAGGATTTTTTTTTATGACTGATGTGAAAGGCCTTGGTCTTTTATTTAAAGAAAAGACTATTTTTAAAATACATGAAAATAAATATTCTGCAATTGTCAATGGAGAATATGGACTAAGTAACTGCATTTTTAAAAATGGATATAGCATTGACTGTATGATAAGTAAATACCAAGGAATAGACTGGACCGATAAAAAAAATTGGAATATGAATAAAAATTTACACCCATCCAGAAAAAATAGTTTTTACTCAAATAGTCTTATTCCATATGAGTTAATATTTCACAAATGGTTCTGGTCGAGAGGTGACCCAAATTACAATACAGACCCCAATAATTTTGAGATTATAAAACAATATTTTGAAAATAACTGTTAATTAGACCACACCGAATACCGTTGTCATTTATTTATAAAATGGATTTTCATCGATCCGCGTTCCGCAGTATTGCACTGGGGATTTTGAATAATCGACAGGTTCATAAATTCCCGATTTTTTTGCAGACTGAAGTAAAAATTTGAAGTTATCCCAAAATTCTTCAGTGTGTCCAATGCTTTCAGTCATCAGGTGTGCAAGCTCGTGAATGGCCACAAATGTTAACGTGCTTAAGTCAATTAGCCTGGTTCCTTGTTTATCCTCATTTAAACAAAAAGCCATTTTTTCGCCCTTGTTCTCGCTGTACGCGGTGTGTTCGCTTGTTGGAAGCGTCTCGCTAATTTTATCAGGGTTGAAATTTTCAACCAAACGTTTAATGGCAGGATTGGACGCGTGGTTCTCATTCATATATTTTACAAGTTTTTTCATATTATTTGTTGCTTCCGCTAATAAATCTGCAGCCAACTCTAATTTACTCCGTTCTCTCACGCAATACGTGTTTCCATCCACCTTTGAAATCACACACCGCAAATTAAATGACTCAGAATCTTGATAAATTTTAATTCCAAAGTATATCATCAGTATTACTAATACCACGCCTAAATAATTTATTTTCATACTTTAAATAACTAGCTATTTACTATTATAAATGATTTGATTATATATAATGGTTTGATTATTATATAATGGTTTATATAATAATTATTACTAATTATTAATAAATATAACAAATATAAATAATATTATTATAATAAAATATTGAATAATAATATTTGAACACACTCATAGTCCTGCCTGTATTATTACAATGAATTTAGATTTATTTCTTGTGCAAAAAGTGGTACAGTCTCTCTTTAAAAATGATGTAAATGCTACACTTACACCGTTGAATGAACAGCCAGCATCGCCAAAAAAAAAAGGAGAGAATGAAAATGAAAATAAAGAAGAAAAAAAAAATGTTCGCAAACTGCTCGAAGTATATTCAATGTTGTATGAAAAAATGAACGCCGCAAATGTATACGTAAATACACAAAAAAATTCTGGCTGTTTTGAGTTTCAAGAAACAGTCGTTGACATAACTTCACAAGTTCCACAACCAAGGTCGCTTTCGACCACATACATTACTCCAGAAATATCACATTACATAAAAAATGAAGCAAGCAAGGTTCTAACATTTCAGTGTGAAATAAAAAATCGCATTGTTCGGTTACACTTTATTATATTTAAAAATAATCCAAAGACAAATGATGCGGTTTTATACTATAAAGGTTTAGCGCACCGAGTCTACATGTGGCTGTCTATGATTTCTGACAAATCAAAATGTGGCGAATCATTGAACATTTATATTTATCTTACTCCATTTGAAAAAAAGATTCCCGAAGCAAAAGGAGATTTTATTGGTCCTGAAAATGCAAACACGGGATACACATACCGATGCGAAAAACAAAATGAGATCGTAATTTATAGACAAGAAGAATGGTTCAAAGTATTAATACACGAAACCATGCATGCATTTGGGGCAGACTTTGACATTTGCGACAAGCACCGCGATAAGTGTAATAATAACGCTTATTTGAAAAAATTATTCTCTCTGCCTGATGACATCAACATTAAACTTTCAGAAACGTATGCTGAAATGTGGGCACGTATAATGAATGTTGTTTTTCAAACATTTTTCAAGTCGCCACCGTCTCTCGAATCTCGAACTCTAAGCAAATTTAAAAAAAATATCGATTTTTATTTACACTTGGAGTGCATTTTCTCTCTATATCAATGCATAAAAATATTAGACTACATGGGAATAAACTATGCAGTGCTGGTTGACGATTCAGAAAATTCTAAACAAATCGTGTCATCATTTTACAGAGAGAATACGAATGTGTTTGCATATTATGTTTTAACATCCATATTATTAAATAATTATCGCAGTTTTTTACCATGGTGTGCCAACCATAATGGTTCGGGACTACACATTTTTAAAGTGAAAACAACCGAGTCTGAATTTGTAAACTTTATAAAATCATCTTACAAAAAATCGGAACTGTTGGAGCAAATTATTGAAACGGAAAAAAAAGTGGTGAGAGACTATAAAAAAGCGGCAACCAATCGCATCCTGCTTAAAACGATGAGAATGACCATTATCGGATTTGACTGACTCATTTTAATGCACACACATCCGACTTGTCAACACTCGTCATTAAACGCTGGTAATCGGTGTATCTTTTTTCAATATCACTATAGTCAGGTCTTTGAACAACAATTAAGGGGACTAAAAGCATCCACCTGTGTTTTTTTTGAAGATTTATCCAGTATTTATCAATTGCAAAAAAATAATGATGTTCTGGATTCTTCATAAGTTTTCCAACACCCTCTTTAATATTTGAAATCAATGTGTCATAATAGTGTTGCTTAACAATGTATCCGGTGGTTGTTTGACAATGCGTAACTCGAATGCTGACTTCATCATTTGAAGTAAACGGAGGAAGAACATTTCCTGCAAGCAAAAGAATGTCCCAAATGTTATTCGAATTTGATAAAAACTTATTCACATTTTTAACAAACTCATCTGGAAGTAAAAAGGATATGTCATCCTCTATTATCAAAACGCATTCCAGGTTTTGTTCCTTTGCCATTTGAATGCATTTCAAATGGCTCAAACTGCAACCGATTCTGCCATTGACGTTGTGTATTGCATTGAAGCGTTTTACATTATCGCGAATGCCAATGAGGTCGAGCTGATGTTCCACATGCATTTTTCTGTCAGTGCGAGATTTCAAATTTATATAGTATCCTTCTATCTTTGAAATAGTCGTTGTTGTCATCGATATTTGTTTTTTTATTTACTGTGGTATATTATTTTACTTCATTTATTTATATTTATATTTATTATTTTTTAATGTTATTATTATAAATATGACAAGAACAAAAAAAAATAATATCATTAAAAAAAATAATTCAAACATCAATAAAAATAAAACGAAAAAACGATTTCTATATCATCCAAATAATCCTGATAAATCATTTGATGTTTATATTGATAAAAATCCAAAAGATACAATTTCCATCAAATATAAAACACTTGATGATGTCAAAAATACAATCATTAAATTAGAAAAATTATTCAAACAAAAAAAATATACGCACAAACGAATATGGCAAGTTGGTATGATCATGAAAGTTAGACTCGGCGTTTTACAACATATAAAACCTCAAGAGTATGCTCTATCGAATAAGTATTTTAAATTTCTCGGAAATAGAACAAAATTAAAAAATGATGACAGATATAAATATAAATTTGATATTTATTAGATTCATTATTACTATATTATCTATATTATCATGATTTTGGTAAAAAATTACTTTTTATTTTTTAGCACTGTTGTCGTTTCTTTGCTGATTATATACTATTTTTATACAATATATTACAACATGAGTTCAAAACCTGTTTATGCGATTGCCGTATTTACCGATGCCATTAAAGGAACGGTTGCCTTTACTGAAGATTTCTCAAATGGTCGAATAAAAATTGACCTGAATATTTCAGGACTAAAACCAAAAAGCAAACACGGGTTTCATGTTCATGAAGCGGGGGATTTGACCGATAAATGCACAAGTATGTGTTCGCATTTCAATCCGTTTGAAAACACCCACGGTTGTCCTGGTATGAAAAATAGGCACGTTGGCGATTTAGGAAATATTCAAACAAACGGCAAAGGAGAAGCAAAATATACATTTTATGACAACGTTATAAAGTTGAGAGGGTCGAAATCCAACATTATTGGAAGAGGGCTTATTATTCACGAAGATGAAGATGATTGCGGGCACGGTAACAATGCTGAAAGTTTGAAAACCGGAAATTCCGGAAAAAGAATTGCTTGTGCTGTCATCGGCTACTCCAAAGAAAATTTTAAATGTTAGGTAAATATAAATTATAAAGTATATATATAATATATATAAATAAAATTATGAGCGGTACAGGTAAAAGTTACGTAGGAAGACATATTAAAGGCGATCTTACCGGATTCGGCAAAATGATGTATGACGATGGTTCAATTTACGAGGGAGAACTAAATAATGGCACGCCCAACGGATTCGGCCGAATGATATATGGCCGTGGTAGTCCTAAAAAAGAAAAATATGTGGGTCAATTTACAATGGGTCTGGAGAATGGAGAAGGTACGACTACCTATTACAATGATGGTAGTCACGTGGGCTTGTACGAATACGGGCAACGCCACGGAAGAGGCAAGCGGTTTTGGCCCAGTGGTCACGTTTATGAGGGCGAGTACAACCGCGACATCATGACCGGAACAGGCAAGTATACCTGGCCCGATGGTGAAGTTCACGAGGGCGAGTTCAAGGACGGCATGAAGCACGGAAGAGGCAAGCACACCTGGCCCAATGGTCAAGTTTACGAGGGCGAGTACAAGGACAACAAGGTGAACGGACAAGGCACGGTTACTTGGCCCGATGGTCGAGTACTTAAGGGTGTGTTCGCTGACGGAGAAATTAAGAGTAGTGAACAAAGCGAAATGACCCGCGGTCATCTTCATGGTAGTCAAAGTTATAAAACACTCAAGGGACCTTATGATAAAACATTTTTAGCCCCCGTAGTGAAATATGGACCTCAAACAGTTGAAACTGATGAGGCGTTGGATAATTTAAGTTTGGGCGGAAATAAAAATAAAATAAAGCAACGACCACAAAAAAGCAAACGACGACAAAGCAAACGACGACAAAGTAAACGACGACAAAGTAAACGACGACAAAGTAAACGACACTAAATATTCATTTTAATCATTAATAAATAAAATTGATTATTAAAATGATATAAGTAAAAGATAGTATAAATAAAGATACAATAAAGATAAAGTTTCCCCTTTAAACACATTTAAATAGACCTAGACCTGAAAAAAAATGGCACAGACACAACCGCATTATTCCAACAAAATTGCGCGACTAGCCGGATTTGCCGCTGATGAAAGCCGGTTATCCATCCAACAATTCAAACATGGGGCAATTTTGTGTAAAAGCGGCAAGAAAATTTGCGCAGGTCACAACATTGACACTAGAACGTCCTACCGCCGAAACATATGCTGCAGCATTCACGCCGAAATGGGAACCGTGACAAAATTCCTGAACAGTTATATCAAAATTCACGCAACTCGAAATTCAAACAAAATAAAACGCAAATTAAATAAGTTTTCAATTTGCGTTGTGAGAAGTATTATAATCAACGGACAAATATGTTATGCCAACAGCACGCCGTGCAGCGACTGTATCAGAAAATTGCAAACAGTCGGATTGAAGAATATAATGTATTCAGATGAAAACGGTAACATCGTCACTGAAAAAATCGCAACATTCAACGCATCGTCATCATTCGTAACCGGGTCGATGAAAAAACAAAAATTTATCGACAATATGCGGTTTAAATCATTAATTTAAGGAAACGTGCTGTCCCCTCTGCCCCTTGCCTTATGGGATGTATGTCTCCCCCGCCCCTGTATCACAACTCTTCAAGAATGTCCATATTTTTAAATATAAACTTGTTGGTTACGCTCGGATACTCTTTCATTTTTACCTTCAATACAGATAAAAATTTAATTCTCGAAATAATACGCTCCCAGTCTTCGTGACTCGATAAAATATCCTTTCCATTTGTTACAAGAATGAAAATATTTTCATTCAACTCTTCAAGCTCATTTGACTTGTTTGCAAGTTTGATGTAAGATGAAATCATTTCTTGCAACTCCGTAATAATGTCCACAACTTTGTCCGAATGCAATACGCCTTCTATCATCAAGTTCACAATGAAAGTGCTCATCGCCCTACGTGTGTCGTTTATCTTTGTGTTCTCGCAAAACTTGTTGTAATTCACGCTCGGATCAACATATTCCACCTTTTTAAACAATCCAACAAATTCTGAAAAACTCTTATCAAAGACACTTTCAAACACTTTGTGATAGTTCATGAGTTCTTTGAATAATTTAGAATACAATCCCGAATAAAATATATTCGAACTTGCAGTATTGAATATTGAACTCGCTATTTTTGTAATATTTTCTTCATTCACCGTATTTGGATCGTGTGCTTCATTATCATTATCATTATCAATAATTTCCTTTACTTCATTAAAAATTTCATTTTTTACCTCACTATATGTGGTTTCCGTGAGTTTGTTGAGCAAAGAACGAATCGTGTCAATGCGCTTTTCTATTCCCTCCGTTTTTCTTAATTCCGTTTTTTGAAAATTTCGAATCATATTCCAGTCATCATCGGTAATTTGAGACGGTTTATTTTTTACACGTCGAATGTTGGCGTTGCCGCCGCCGCTGCCAACAACGCCGCCACCACTACTACTTCCAATAGCATTCGACGACTGCAACGGCTTACTATCATACTTGATTTCTTGCTTATCCTGCTTCTCTCTTTTTGGAAACACAGGCGTTTTTATATATGAAGGTGCGCCAACTTTATCCGCCAATGATGATATTAGCTCTATTACTCCAACATCTTTCAAATCAAATGAAAATCCACCCCATATAATTGTATTGAAATCTTGAAGCGTGTACTGTTTCATTGTCATTTTGTTTTCTCGTAGCCTACTTATGTTGCCTATAATTTTATATAGATAGTTTTTATATCAGTTTGCCATCATTATTTATTATTTACATGTTTTATATATTTCATTTATTTGTAACTGTTTATTCTCAAAACATTGCATGTGTAAATAAATTGTAAATTGTAAATAGCTTAAACAGAATACGTTAATCAAGATAAAGACAGGTTTATTATGACAACTGCTGGCACGATTACGAATGAAAATAATGTAAATGAAATTATAGATGCAGACACAAGTGAAGATCAGAGACAAGCGCTTACTGCTGCTCCAAAAGAATTTTCAAAGTGGGAAGATTTAGAAGATTTTAATTCTGACTTATTGCGCGGAATATACGCGCACGGATTTGATAAACCAAGCATTATTCAACAAAAGTCGATTATTTCATTATTTGAGCAAAAAGACATGATTGCACAAGCTCAATCGGGAACAGGAAAAACAGGAGCATTTAGTGTTGGTGTTTTACACAATGTTGACACAAGTGTCGCTAAAGTACAGGCAATCATTCTTGTTCCGACGAGAGAGTTGGCTAAACAGATTCAAGACGTGATTTCAAGTTTGGGTTCATTTATGAAACTGCTCAAAATTCAGCTATTGGTGGGTGGAACTTCAACAGAACAAGATATTTACGCATTGAAAAATAATACTCCTCATATTATTGTTGGTTGCCCGGGGCGCGTTCACGACATGATGCGCCGTCAACATATTCGCGGAGTCGACATCAAGATGATTATTTTAGATGAAGCGGATGAAATGCTTTCCACTGGATTCAAGGAACAAGTATATAATATTTTTAATTTTTTGAACTCGAATGTTCAGGTTGGACTTTTTAGTGCGACGCTTCCAGAAGAGTTGCATGCTCTCTCTGAAAAATTTCTTAGGAACCCTGTGAAAATTCTCGTAAAATCAGAACAGCTTACGCTTGAAGGAATTGTTCAGCACATGATTGCGCTAGAGGATGATTCTCAAAAATACTGCACGCTGAAAGATATTTACAATATGCTTGCAGTTACGCAGAGTATTATTTACTGCAACAGCATCAAGCGAGTTGTCGATTTGAACGAAGCAATGCTTCAAGACAAGTTTCCGGTGTGTTGCATTCACTCTGGAATGGAAAAACACGAACGTGACGCGGCATTTAGCGACTTCAAGTGTGGAAAACATCGTGTTCTTATTTCGTCAAATGTCACTGCTCGCGGAATTGACGTGCAAAATGTCGGAGTTGTCATTAATTTTGATGTGCCAAAAGATGTGCACACGTATTTGCACAGAATCGGCAGATCTGGAAGATGGGGGCGCAAAGGAATTGCAATCAACTTTGTAACCCGGTGGGATTTGAAAAAGATTAAAGAAATTGAGGTGTACTATCAAACAACCATTACTGAAATGCCGGCAGTCTTGAACGTTTCATCATAACTGAATTCATAATACAAATATTTCACAAAAAATTAAATTCGCATCAATTCGTATCAATTCGTATCAATTTACTATTATTATTCTATTTTTCATATAATAATAATAATTATAATAGTAACGACCGATAATGACTAATCAATGTAATAATAATAACAATACTAACAATACTAACAATACTAACAATAACACAGAGCAAAATAAAAAAGAGAAAAACACGAACACGACGAACACGAATATTCCCCCGCCAACTACAATATTTAAATTACCGATTACATTTGTTGACACAGATAAACTGCACACTTTGAGTGAACACATTCTTACAGATTTAGAGCTCGTGAAAGATGGAAATGTTTCCAACAATGTGCCACCAGAACCGGTGGTGCCACTGCCAGAACCAGAACTAGAATGCCCCGAGACTAAAACAATGTATGACCATCTGTTTAACCCCCAAACAGTGTATGGAAAATATTTTTTATCACACTGGGCAACTCATTATACGTCTGACACTGTATTTTTAAAACAAACACAAATACTTATGAAACATTTCTCTCCGCCGCAGTCACCGCCGCCAGAAACCAACATCGTAGACCAATACAATGAGATTCATGCCATTTGGAACTCAATTCAATTCGATAAACACTTTAAAGATAAATTTGGATATGTTGACATTCAAATGCTCGAACCATTGAATTCATCCTCTTTTTTTCTTCAAATACTTTCCCTGCAAAATTTAGCATCACCGGTCATTTCACTCCTTACTCCGCTAATTATTCTTATCATACCCTTCATTCTTCTCAAAATACAAGCAGTTCCGGTGTCATTTTCTTCATACATATCTTCACTAAAACGCATTGCGCAGTATCATCCGATTGGAAAAATATTTGACAATTTCAACTCTGTTCCGTGGGATAAACGAATTTATATTTTCATTTCAATCGCATTTTATTTCATTCAAATATATCAAAATATTATATCATGTCACCGCTTTTATAAAAACATGTTTTTAATCCATAATAATATAAACAAATTTTCGGCATACATTGAACACAGCATTCGCAACATTTTATATCTTCATTCCGTTACAAAAAATTTGTCTTCCTATAAAAAATTCAGCGAAGAAAGCGCAATGCACGCGCAAGTGTTGTCCCAACTTCACGCTGACATTAAAAACGTGATGCCTTTCAAGCTAACGTTTGCCAATATCGCTAATATTGGAACCATCATGAAATACTACTATCAACTATTCGCAAATGATGGCGTGAAAAATGCGATCAGCTACAGCTTCGGATTCAACTCTTATTTTGAACACTTGTCCGGATTGAAAACCCTCATTTTGAACAAAAAAATTGCACCATGCACATTTGTTGTAAAATCGTCGAAAAAAAAAACATATTTTGCATCATCTTATTATGCACCACTCATGAACTGCAACCCTGTTAAAAATAAAGTTATATTGAATAAAAAAACAACCATTACCGGACCTAACGCTGCCGGTAAAACAACACTAATTAAATCCACACTTCTTAATATCATCTTCTCTCAACAATTCGGATATGGATTTTATAAAAAAGCAAAAATGTCGCCCTATCATTACCTTCACAGCTACTTGAATATCCCTGACACGTCTGGACGTGACAGTCTTTTTCAAGCCGAATCTCGAAGGTGCAGAGAAATATTATCATGTCTTCTTGAACATGAAACAAAACGGCATTTTTGCATTTTTGATGAATTGTACTCTGGAACAAATCCGTACGAAGCCGTTGCAAGTGCATATGGTTTTATTAAATACTTGAATAAATATAATAACCTAGACCTTTTTTTAACCACGCACTACACGAAACTGTGCGAACTTTTGCAAACTGAAAATGTTCAAAATATGCATATGAAAATTGAAATGTCTGGTCATGGTCATCATGGACAAATAAAATACCTTTATCAACTGGAAAAGGGAATATCTTCAATCAAGGGTGGGATTAAAGTACTTCAAGATCTGGATTACCCAGAAGATATTATCAATTCAACGAAAGAAATCATTAATAATACCCACTAATACCCACTAATACCCACTAATACCCACTGAATATTTATTTTGAATCATTATTTTGTCGTCTCTTCAAACTTATTGTAAATGAAATGGACTGGTTCTTCAGGTGTTCCTCGCGCAAATACATTGCCTATAGTTTGCCACAATTCACCACTTATGTTTTCCATGTTTGGATTTTCTTTAAGAAAATTCGCAACTGCAGCTCTTGTGTTGGTTGTGTCATCATCATCACGCATAGTGTAATAATGACTGATGAGTAATTGAATAAAAACTTTTGTCTTGGATTCATCCATTTTATGTATTAGATTATATTAGATTATACTTATTTTTATATTTTTAGTATTAATATTTTTTCGTTTATTATTTTGTTTTAATTTATATAGATTATTTAATATAAAATAATAAACGAAAAACCAAAATCATGTTGAGCAATATTTCAGATTTATTTACCATGGCAAGTTTAGCGATTTGTATGTTGTTGAGCGGAATTATATTTTATTACCTTCGAACACGCATTAACATGTTAGAACAATCAGTCATGGAACAAGCGCAGCTCATGCAACAAATTCTTAGACATTCGCAAAATCAACAACAACAACAACAACAACAACAACCAACAACAGTTACAAATTCCGTTGTGCACGTTGGCAACGGCGGCGCAGGAGCACTTGAAGTAAACCCAACATCAGCGGTCCAAGAACGCAACCAGCAACAGCAACAACGGTTGATCACAGTCTCCGATGATGACGACGACGATTCCGATGACGACGACGACTCCGATGACTCCGATGACTCCGATGACAGTTCCGGTAGTGGCAGTGATAACGATAATGCCGTTCATCCAAAATTAATTGACTTATCGGCTATCACGTCAAATGTGAAACCACCATCTTCCATCTTGTCATCAGTGTTTGATAGTGACAACAACAACAACAACAACGGTCAAACGGAAATAAAAGTAATTGAACTCACACACTGCTTCGGTGGAAATATGGACGGTATCGAATACCGTTTGCGAGATGGAGCTGGTGACAGTGACAGCGACGGTGACAGCGACAGCGACGACGACAGCGACGACAACAGCGACGGCGACGGCGATAGCGACGCCAACAGTGATTGTGGAAATAATAACAGTCTCGACAAATCAAACAATACCAATACTCATCATGTGAATAAAATTGGCAGCAGTGACTCCAAAAAACACTCTGATAAATTAAAGAAAGGATCAAGAGCAGGAGCAGGAGCAGGAACTCACGTCCTCCACCACTCAATGTCTGCAGACATTTCTCTTCCTCTTAAAAATATGCCAGTCAACATGTTGAGAGATTTAGCAAAAACAAAACTAACTCACTTGGAACAAATCGCCATTAACAAAATGTCAAAAAAAGAAATTCTCAAAGCACTCGATGGTTGAAAAAAGAATTAAAAATGAAGACAAATAAGTAATTAAATAAATCAGTAATTAAATAAATCCGATTATTATTTTATTATATTTATTTTTAATAATATTATACTATATACTATATAATACTATATATATACTATATACACATATTTACTACTTTAAAATGAGTTGGGGAACTTGCTACTCTGGATCTAATAATATTCATTTTAACTTTCCTCCCATCATGACAGATGGGCGAAACTACGCAACATGGCAACCCGGAGCCGTTGTAAATGAAATCATCCGGCAAAAAAATAACATCACTAATAATTCACAGTACCGCCAGTATTTAACTAACAATGCCATAGAAGTTATGCAAGCAAATCTTATTGCCGCATGCGACCAATGCGGATTCAACCTGGAGTTAATTAGCAACTATAATGAAAACAACGGTGGTAACGGTAATCAAAACAACAGAACGCCGTTTCTATTTTCATCACCATGGGACCAAAGTCAACCATTTGGATACGAGTCTAGCGACCTGAAAAACATGTACTTGTCGCGTTACGAACTGCAAAGTCGGATGATGGCACCATCACTCACCCAAGAACAATACTTGATGGGTGGTTTCCCTAATCCAAATTAATAATGTTTCGATTCTTTGATTCTTTTAGCTAGCCACATTTTACAAAATTATCACACAAAATTATACAAAATTATTATACAAAATTATACATAAATATTATATATAATAATAATTTTATAATATATATAGTATATTATTATTTATTCAGATAACATCAAACAACATAAAATCATGTCCA